ATTGCCACCGTACTTGTAGTAATCTTGCGGGCCGTTAATGAACTGAGCTAAACCGTAAGCACTTGAACTTGGATTCTGTGCTGTTAGATTCCAGCTTGCTTCTCGGTTCTCTACCTTAACAAACGCATCCCACTGCTGTCCTGTAGCCCATCCGTACTTTTGTGCTATCTGCTTAGCTATAGCCGCAACTTTAGAACTTGATGTAGGTATGCTAGATGTACCTGCACCAGCAGCCGACTTAGTTACAGTATTTGGTGAGCCTGAAGATCCATTCGATGTTCTAGCACTTGAGCCTCCGTTCCCTCCGCCAAGATAAGATCCCATAGCAGAGATAACATCTACCTCATTAACAGATCCGTATGCTCCACGAGACCCGTTAACTCCGCTGCTCATACCACGGTTACCAACACCTGTACCGCTACCCGTTGTTCCTGATGCTGGTGTTCCTACCTGACCTGTATTACCTGCAATGAAAGAGCCCGAACCAGATGGCCGTGCAGCATGTTGCCATGCATTAGGATCGTAGGAGATAATACTTACGTCTTGTCCGGTTTGCGGTGCCTGTATAAGCTGATGCCCGCTAATCATAAGACCAACATGGCCAGGTGATGCTGACGTTCCGTCTGCACCAGCCATAAATACAAGATCACCCTCTTGTACTTTGTCTAACGGAACAGATCTTTTAGACAAAGCCGCCCACTGACCCTGTGAAGTACGAGGAAGATTAACTCCTGCTTGCTTGTAAGCCCACTGAACTAACGCAGAGCAATCAAAACCCACACCTGGAGTTTCTTTACCATACGCGTATGGTACACCTTTTTGTGATTCTGCTGCGGATACAGCTTTCTTTGCTGCTGCTGACACTGATGCAGACTGAGTGTTACCACCCGTTTTCTGCTGGCTTGTGGCCATTGACGCACCAGTAGCACCCGGATTAGTTACAGCCGGATTAGTCACATCATTCCACAAACTTTTTATAGCTCCCTCTATTGAAAAGCCCTGCGGTAAAGTGACAACACCTTTGTTCAATGTTTTAGATACTGGATTGGAGCCTGTGTTAGCTTGCGAGCTAAGATACTTGAGATATGCTGCTGATCCACCTATTCCAGGTAAGCCTCTTCTCCCTAATGTATTGTTAAGTTGTGTGGTTAGTTTACCTCCAACTAAACCTCCGCCTAATATCAGAGCTAGCGGACCTAATGCTCCTAATGCCCCGCTTCCTGATGCTAAACCACCCAAACCAGAAGCAGCGGCGTCTGCTGTCAGTTCACTTTCACCCGCTGTCGCAATGCCATTTGCCGCGCTTCTTGACATAAGTTTATTCAGCATCATATAAGATCCTGCTGTGCCAAGCATGTTAGTGCCAGATCCTAATGCTGATCCTGCGAAAGTACCAAGAGCACCGCCGCCGTAACCAAGTGCTGTACCCAACGGGCCGTTAAGTATTTTGTTAAGAGCGTTATTAAAATCTTCAAGTAGACCCGCTGCCTGCTGTAAACCTGTATTGAATCCACCAGCTACTTCACCAGCACGACCTGTTTGTGACGCTTGATTCTGTACTAGCGATGCCAAATCATTGTTAGCTGTTGATATTCCGTACTTAGACAACTGCGCTCTAGCTGATTTCATCTGAGAAGCAGAACCAGATGCGGCTTGAGTCATAAGATTGCTAGCTTGTGTAGCTGAAAGTTTGCTGTTATTTATCAACTGAGCATAGTCTGTCAGATACTGCTGCATAGCCGTCTGGGAAATATTCGTACCTTGAAGCAGGTAAGGAAGGGAAACCGCTGCTTTGCCGCCTGATGCGAATGCTGCTGTTACTTGCTGTGATGTAGCACCTTTAAGACCAAGACCCGAAAGAATAGCCTGTGCAGACTGACCGGCATTCATGTTAACGCCACCGGGGCTATGTGACAGTATAGTGCCGCCGTATCCCAGTCTCTGCATGTTGTAAGACAGCATTGGCGAGTACAGTCCAGCACCCATAGAAGCAGCAGATGCCGCTGTAAGATTAGGATTTGAAATACCGAAACCGTATGCGGCTGAGAGTGCTCCTCTGCCTCTAGCTGACTGTGATATATTCTGTGACCCTGCTGCTGACTGAAGGGTTTGCGCGAACTGAAGGTTATCTTGCAAACTTCCAGTACCAATAGAAAGCTGTCTGCCGGGTGTTGCTCCAGCTTGACCATACAATTGCTGCATGGCTTGGTTCTGACTCATGCCGTTATAGTTATAACCTATAAGTGACTGAGTAGCATACGAATTCAAGGCTACTAGCTGCTGTGACTGCTGTGCTCCGTAACCCGCTACAGCACCAACCATAGCGAGAGCACCAGAAGAGAATCCGCCGTTGCCAGAATACAGTGACCTGTTAGACATGTAGCCGCCTGATGACATACCAGACATATTGCTACCGTAACCGCCATTACCTCCAGCAGTTTGCGATCCTAACCTAGTAGGGTTAACTATTCTAGGGAATCCCGCATTGGAGTTAGCGGGGCCTTGCTGTCTTGTAGCAGTGCCCCCGCCCATGCTTCCGCCGTTGGTCTGTATATTCTGAACTAGATTGTTCACAGCCGTAGTAAGACCCTGAACTGACGTGTTCAGAGTATCTATGCCTTGCTGAAGTACGTTTGTTCCTAACGTACCCAAAGCCCCGGATTGCAGGCTACCAGTCGTGTTCCCGGTATTATTCATACCAGTCGGCTGTGTAGGAGTTGTCATTAACGTTTCCTGTTATCTATCTTGTGTTTGACTCTGTTGAACCAGTGCCGTCTTTCTCTGACGGTCATTCTCTTAACATCTTGCAGCCGCCAGTTATAAAAATCAACTAGCTGTTCTACTTCATAGTACATGCGATAGTAATTTATACCGTTAGATCCATCCGAAGTCGAGAAACAGATCGCCGATGGATACCGTCACACTCTGTTCCTTACTGCAACTATCACAGTTAAATTTAATCTGATCATACTTAGGGCCTGGTTGTCTCTTGCCAAGCTCTGTCAAGATGGCATGCCGATCTGGTATAGACATACTTCTTGACATAGAAGGAAACGCAGCCATAAGCATTTCTTTACCGTTCTTATCTGTAATAGAAACTACACAGCGTGCTATCAGAATTGTCTCTCTTTGAGCTTGAGTAAGATCTGACTTTTCAAATACTGCTAACTGGTCTTCGCCATTAGCAAGTCTTACCTTAGCATGCCCGCCTTTTCTAAGGCTCACAGTGAATTCAGCGTCAGAAGGATCGTTAAGTTTGACAGAAGGAATGTCATCGATAGTAAAGCTTAGATCTGCTTCGTTATCGCAATTAGGACAAGACCATTTAGAGATCTTAATTTCATCTCCGTATGTGGCCCTTCGTATACCAAGAATAATTGCTTCTCTGTCACCAATTAGCATCTGAGCCAGTAGTCTTTCATCCTTGGAGTCACCAATTCTTGTCACACCGCATCTTAACAGTCTGTCAAGAAACGTGAAAGGGTTAGATGACTGAGATGCTTTAGCAAGCGATTCTTCGTCCTCGCCAGTCAGCTCTCTTACTTCAACGGTCTTTATAACGCCGTCCTTCCTGGCTAAACCACCAGGAAGGACTACGATATCACCGTCAGGAAATTTTATTTCCGGTGCGTTAGTAGCTGCTGTTTCGCTGAGAAGCTTTTCTATAACCGCGTTGGCCTGCTCTGGATTTTCCTTCGGGTCGATCCAGCTTTGATTATCTTTGATATCATCCGCAGTTGGTACATTCACTATTACAGGTGTTCTGCTATTTCTTATAGTTCTTGAGTTAGTTGGCATGTTATACTCCTTATAATTTAATTGTTAGCCTGATGTCTGAGCACCACTGGTAAGATCTGGAGCGTCTGAAGCACCAATCTGAGATGCTAGAGAGAACTGGAAACCCTCATGTGCTAGTACAAGTTGTGAAATAAATAACTGATTAGCACCCGCATCTAAATCTGACCACGCGATAGATGTTGGCCATGCATTATAGATAAGGAATTCAGCTTTGACCGCTACTGATGCTGCGGTTACAGGATGATCCAGAATCTGTATTAAAACAGACCAGCGGAAATCTTGTCCGTCTGTTGAATTACCTGTACCTTGAGCTACAGTAAATAACTGGCTAACCCAGTCGTAGTCAAAAGTTCCGTTATTAATAAGGGCTACACCACGTGATAGTGTAATAGGAGAGAAGTCCGCTTGACCAGGTAGCTTCTGTGTTGTGGTGTTATAGCCACCCTCCCTATATGCGATAACGTCAATTGTAAGGTTAAGACCTGAAACTGACATGAAGCCCATAGGAATAGCCGCTTTGCCGCTTCCCGGTAAGAATGTAACCAAGAACTTGAAGTTTCTCAGCGGATCTGTAGCAAGGTGAGCTATAGATGAATTCTGTGTAACTGGCATCTTTATTGTCCTGTAGAGGTTGTGATTGTAGTAGTCCCTGTATTTTGAAACTGGCTAACATTGATAAGAATAAACTCAGCAGGTGAGCTGATAGCTACTGCTACTGTTGCGTTAACAATACCTGCTGCTGCTGTAGCGGGGGGGTTGTTAGATGCGTTACATGTAACACTAAATGAGTTAGCCTGGTTAGTACCACCCAGAGCGCCTTGCTGTAGAAGACCTGTCAGGTAATTATTCAGTGTATTTGTTATCCATGCCCACAGTGTAGGATTATTAGGTTCAAATAGTGCTGGCTGTAGAAGATAAGTAAAGTCGTGTTCTAGTTTAATAAGCATACGACGAACAGCTACATATCTGTCAGGGTAACCTTGACCTAAAGTACGAGCACCCATGATAGCCGGGAAATAATTAGGCACAAGACGAATAGCGTTAATATTAGCGTTGTTCAGATTAGCAAGATCGGTAGAAGTAAACTGAGCTTCTACGTTGCTAAGTGCTATCTGACCAAATGCAACACCAGCAGGTGACTGCCATGGACCTTTCTTATTGTCTGTGCGTGACCATATACCAAGTACAGCGCCACCCGGTGGAACCCATATAGAAGAACCCGGAATGGCTGATGCCGGATCTGGAATCTGAATCCACGGCGCATACAGTGTAGCGTAAGAAGATGCGAGGAAAGGTGAACCTCCTGTTACCAGATTAGTATAGTTAGTTACCACCTGTGCTGATGTTTCATTAGGAGTAGGAGAAGGACCATCTACGATGATCATTGTATCTCCACGACCTTCAGCCCAGTCAATTAGTGCATTGATATCTGTGGCATCATATACACCAGGAATATTAACATTAAGAATCTGTCCTTGAAGCATGTCAAATGCCGCTGGAACTGCTGTTGACATAGCAGGAGTAGTAACACCGTTTCCTCCGCCTGCTAATGCTGTAGGTGCAAACAATGCAGGATTATATGTACTTGTGTAAGCACCAGGCAGAGTAATAGCTACTGTAGTATATGAGCTACCGTATGTAGGAGAGTTAACAATAGAACCAACATACCTAGAATCAGCAGGATTGATTGACAAGTCAAGAAATGTTTCAACTAAGTTAGCGTTAGCCGATCCGCCGTAGTATACCTGATAATTGAATCTTCCTGCCGCACCAGCAGTTGTCAATGCTACATAAACTTGATTACCCCAAGTACCGGGTGATGCCGCTTTTATAGTCATGACGTTATCTGTTGGGCTGTTAGTATCAACGCAAACTAAAGTTGCTGAAGTAGCATCAGTATTTGGAACAGCTAGTACATATAGCTGTGAACCGCCGTTGTTAAAGAATTGGTACACAGCATAGTGCAGAGATGTACTTCCGATTATCTGCGAGAATGTACCATATTTCTGAGTGAACTGACTCCATGAAGATATCAGTGTAGGAACGTTAGGACCACGGTTATAGTTAGCCGCGATAGCACCTACTGCCTCTCCTGGGGTAGTGTTATTCTGAATTGGAAGAAGGGTTTCTGTTATGTAGATGCCCGGACTTCCTTGTGATGATGTCATAATGTCTCCGCTTTAATAGAGAGAGTTAACGTTCCAAGCAGTCTGAGTACCAACGGACAGCAATCCTACAGATTCGGATAATTCTTCTGTTGTCAGATCTTGGATATTTGCGTATAGATTTACATCTAGATTTATTTGTTTTGCTGGACCATAAGTATAAATCTGATTTAGAAGCTCAGAGAATACTCTCACCTTGTACTTCACTGAGAAGTATCTCTTGTTGTTCTCATCGTATCCGTCCATAGGAGAAGGACCGCCAAGAAGTTGAAGAGTGCGAATAGTACCATCTTGAGGAACATCTAGATAGCCAAATTTAGGGTGAAGCCTGTTATGCTGAGCCAACTGCTGAACTAATGGCATTGTGTGGTCAGTCATGAACCTAGTATAGACAGTAACATAGTAATCTAAGTTGTGAGGAATGGGAAAGTATGACCAGTAAGGCGAATCAGCAGGACTGAAATTAGTGGTAGCAGGGCCGGTGTCGTTCCACCATTTATTGTAACCTTCTGGTGCATAAGGTAGCTGAACAAACCCTCTGTGCTCACGTTCCGGTGCCGGATACCAGCCATCATGTTCTATTATGATGATTGGAAAGGTGAGATCAGCTACTTCTGTTTCAGGTAATCGGAAACGTACCGGAACCGTGCGGCCTTCACTACCCGAATTAGCATCATAAACTTTTATACCCTGGAGCTTAAATTTTAAAGCAGCTCAAGCATCCTCGTTAAATAACCAGGACATTAAGCATCACCTGTCTTTCCGTGGAGCCGTAGGTAAGCAGCGGCTAAATCTAGGATATTTGGGTTGTCCTTAAACATACCTAATCCTTGATTACATCCGTTACAAAGTAACGCTCGCACTTTTCCGGTCTCATGGTCATGATCCACGACAAGAGTGGCGCTGAACAGTCCATTTTCGATTGGGCTGGTTTTACAAATAGCGCATGTTCCTTCTTGTAGCTCAAGCATGAATTTGTATTCTTCTATTGTTAAGCCATATTTAGCTAGTGATCTTTTTCTTTCGTACAATCTTAGTGACTCAGCATATTCTACGTCCTGCTCTTTCCTTAGTGTACGACGATTCATAGACTGCTTAGACTCACATTTTCTGCACAAGCCTGATCGATAAGAATTTCTTCTTTTAGTAGCCTTATGTAGTCTAAAAGAGTCAATAGGTAACAGTTCTTTACAATCTTTACACTCTTTGAACTCTTTTTCCAACTGGTTTCCTTCCTAAAATAGCGAAAGCCCACAGGACTATGCGGGCATGACAAAATAGAACTGGCGTTCTCAGTATTGTCATTATAAAGCAAAGTCCTGTAACATTTCGCATGAATGTTACAGGACTATGATATCACAAGTATGTTAGGTCCATGTGCCGTTACCGGAGAAATCTACTGGGAATGTGAAGTTAATGAATACCGGAGCACTAGTTATACCAGATGGAGCATAAGTAAATGACACATGGCCGTTAGTTTGTACTTGTACAGTAAAAGCCTGAGTTGAATTAGCGTAAGCCACTTGCTGGTACACAGGGTGGGTAGGATGATATGGCAGAGTAGTTATAGTTCCAGTTTGATTAGATCCATTGACATTAATATAACCCATTAATGTTACAGTGCCATCTTGTGCGAGTTTATACTGAAGGGGATAGCCGCCAGATGCGTTAGACCATCCTGAGTTAAGTGAACATTCAATCCACTCATCGTAAGGTATGGTGTTGCTGACAGAAGTTGCTATTCCTAAACCGTCACCCCATGAATTTCCCGCTACTACAGTGTTATTCCAGGTAGCTAAATTAGTGTACAAAGGCCCGTTAACAGCTGGAACACTAAAGGTATTTCCTGTAACTATTACAACTGTAGGAGTAATTGAACTTGAATTGGCGATGTCAGAACCAATTAAACATCCATATGTACCATATGTATTTCCACCAGATAGCAAAGTAGCATTATTATTATTTGCAGTAATAACATAGCATTGCTGATTATTGTACAGAGTAGCATTTAATCCAGCAGGACTATTACTAGAGCCGCTGTAGTTTACAAGTATAGCTGAGTTAGATGGCGCTGACGAGTTGCTTTGTACACCACCGAAAATACAGTTAGACGCTGTGCCACCAGCCACTCCATTAAACTCTATCGCATGGCTGTTACCAAACGGAGCATAGAAACTAACATTGTCAACTACATGACCGCTACCTTGGAATAATTCAATGAGAGTACAAGATGTGCTAACAGTAAACGACCCCACAGCATCTAGTTTTCCTCCTGTTATTTTAACATTATTAGCAGGAGTTGATGTACTAGTTAACTGAATATTAGTAAAAATATACGGAGCATTAGGTGAACCGGGAATACGTTGTATAGTAGTCCCTCTTGACATAAGCACCCATGTATTAGAGCCAATGTAAACGGGGTTAGCTATTGAAAATATTCCCGGTCCTATGTAAACAATACCTCCGCCAAGACCAGATACGTAATTCATCGCTGATTGCAGTGCTGACGACTGGTCAGTGTTAGTACCGGAAGTTACACCGAACATAGACACAGCATCTACTACTGCTGAATATATGCCGCCTATAGCAGCAGAAGCAGTTATAAGTGCAGGAGGAATAGTTCCTGAGCCATTAAGTTTAACAAGACCGTTTGCTGTGTTAAGCCCTGTAGTAAAAGGAGACACAAGTGTCTGAGCATAAGCACGATCGCCATGAGGATCAGTAGGTGAGTTAGCCGCATGGTTTTGCAAAGTAGTTTGAGTAGAAGTAGCCTGCGCTGACAGAGAAGTCAGATATGTATTAAGGATGTCTCCCCACGCAGTCTGACCGTCATAAGGTAGTGATGCCATCTAAATCCTATGGTGTAGTTTGAAGTATAACGGGTTGTGACCAAGGAGCATACTGAGTATCGTCAACTAACTCATCTGGCTTAAGCTGAGTAGCTTCTATACGTATCATAGTTGGACGCTCTTGAATTTTACCGGACGGATTCATAGATAAAACTCTGAATACCTTCTGATTGTAATATATTCTGTCCTTAAGGTAATTCCCTTGAAGCACGTCTGCATAGTCCATGCCGGTCTTAGTAAACTGATCGAAAGCGCATATTGTAACTAAAGTGTCATTGAAATAGAAACCCATGTCTGTATTCTGATTTTCTCCAGCTATGATTGTGGCGTGAAGAACAGGTATACGGACACGTGCATCATACTGACGACCCGGTGATACGGCTTCATCATAGATGTTATCTATGACAGTAGCTGGTGCGTTAAACCTGTAGTAGTCAATCCAGTCCCCAGATGTTTGCCGCCAGCCCTCCATGGCAACATAGATTTGGTCTGTTTCTACATCAGCCGACCATCTGCCTCTTTTAAAATCCAGTCTGGACATTGGGTACCGCCTGATTTATATGGGCTTTGATATGTTCTGTTTGCTTGTGGTTCTGCTTCTTTGTACGGACTGCGTGGATAACTTGACTTGGCCATTCCCATATCATGTTCGCTATCAAGTTACCCACTACAATACCGCCCGGCCAGTAGAATAATTCCCATCCAACATGACCAGCTAAATCCCAGTTCATTACCAAGTCCCCTGCGAATTCCAAAGCGGTGAAGGTATGCCGCTATTGTCTATGTCATTATTGTCGATCTGAGGTAGTTCGCGTACAGGCCATCTAACGTCATCGTATTCTCTGTCTTCGAATACCGGGACATACCGACCAGTAGTGTAAGAGACACGGCGAAGTTTACGAGTAACAGTACGAAAAGCACCAACGTTAAGCTGACCACAGTATTGTTCATATCTAAGCTGCAACTCCTGTATATGTCCTATAAGCTGACGGTACCTGCCCAGACGATCTACGTTTGTGCCCTCTGCGGTAACAATGTCTGTATCCGTAGCAGCATCATTAGCTAATGTCCATAATGTATTTATAGTACACAGCATTATAAGAAGAGGTTCCTCTATGATTGGCAAATTAGCTAAAATCATAGGAGTTTCACGATAAGAAATGAATCCTCTGTAAGTGCGCTGTCTTTCCTTAACCGTTCTACCGTAACAGTGCTGATGCACCGAATCGTCAATGAATTTCTTTAGTTCGCGGTCAGTAAACAAACCCCAAGCTTGCCCTGACACAGTAATAGTAGCTCCGAAAGGCACTACGTTAACTAGCGATAGAAATCCCTGATGATCATTTATAAAATAGTCTACGTTTCTTTGCAAAGTAGTCACTGTAGAGTTATTAGTAATAGTAATTACTAAATTATCACAGTCTATATTCTGCTTAGGCAAATCGTAGTCGGTAGTCATACCGTCACCAAGATAATTGGATTTGAACGGCATGGGAGGGTCGCCAATCTCCATACGTAGTCGTCTAATTGCTTCGTCTGTATGCATGTGCTGCCTTAGTAGATAAAGTCTATTCGTTCTTGAGCCAACTGGCGTATATGACTATTGACCCACGGTCCTATATTCCACTGTGTGTTAGCTGTAACTGATGCGGCTGAAAGTGTATCCCACTTAGTTAGCCATTCGGGATCAACTTGTCCTATTGTAGTCCATTCTACCAAAATATTTTTGGCTACAGCTTTAAGTGTATTCCATTCGGTGCCTATGGTAACTACGACAGGGCCATCAGGATCTAGGCCCGTAACCCAGTGGGTCAGCAACAGCACATCTTCTGCCGCCAATGTATTCCATTTTACTAGTTTCAAGTTTACTATACGGCCCAAAATATTGAATCTAATATTATTAAGAACAGCTACTAATTGCTTTGTGTTCCACTGAATATTTTTCAGTAGATCGACATCTTCTAACGTATTCCACTCAGTAAGTAATAATTTCGTAACCAAGTTAATCTTAGTCACTGTGCCTAACGGTGCGGCTACTCGTACATTTGCAGTCAATCCGTTTATATTTAAAGGCTTTTCAAGAGATCCTATAGGAGCCGCTACTGAAACATTAGAAGTAGGAAGATGCGGGCTGATAGTAACAGTACCAGTATGTGCCTGAGACGTAACCGATGCAGTCAACCCATTTACTGATGTTTTTACAAAAGATCTACTGGTATTAGCGACGGTTACTTTAGCAACATGACCTGCCTGGGACTCAGATACAGTACCAAGACGAGCAGTAACCGATGCTGCTGCTTGTGGCAATGATGGACGTATAGCAACAGTGCCCATATGTGCTTGAGCTGTAACCGATGATGCTATCCCAGTAACAGAAATATTTGCAACGTGGCTATTAGCTGTGATAGCTACAGTTGATGTTATTCCTGCTACAGAAGTACCAATAGTTCCGTAATAAGCGGACGAATTTACATTGGTGCCTAGTCCTTCTATGTCTACCACAGCAGCACCAATTGGTGCTGCTGTGGTAGCGCGAGCTGTAAGTCCGTTAACAGTGATGCCTACTATAAAACCAGAATTCAAATCCTGTATATTATGTGCACCCTCGTCAAGTATAGAGTTACCAAGTTCATCTAAAATTATATTACCTGGTGTGGCTACCGAAACAGAGGAAACAAGCCCAGCAGGGGATATCACTACTGTACCAACATGTGCGGTAGCGGTTACAGTAGCGATGTGACCTGTTACAGTTATTTTTTCAGTTCCGATTGGAGCTGCTACTGTAACAGCAGATACCAAACCAGATATATTAATTGCCATTTATTAGCTTGATGTCCAAGTAGCAATACCAGAAGCGTTAATTGTAAGACTGAATGTCTGTCCTGATATGACCTGTGAGCCGCCGAAATCCCAGTAAGCTATAAGAAGACCAGCGGTATCAGAGCTGCCACCTGCTGTATAGTCATAGAAGAATGCATAGTTAGCAGTCCATGTGGCTGTAGTCCATGAAGGATTAGCAGATGTAAGAGTCGATACAAGACCCGACTCTGTAAAAGTCACAGAAGTAAGAGTAAATCTAGAAGCGGGAGAAGCACCTGTATAGTTTACCTCAGTAAGAGCACCGCCACCGCCTGAACCCGCGTTGGCTAGAAACTGAGCTACAGTTGTGTAAGCTTCAGTAGCAGCAACCCAGTTGAAAGTACCAGAAGCTAATCCTACTTTAAGAGTATCAGATGATAAGTTAACCGCATGTGTACCCATTGCCTGTGTAAAATTAGGGAAAATATGTGCCGCAGCAGCCATGTTTTATTTCCTTAAGCCATTGTGTCGAAGTTAATTTGAATGCCAGCACCGTCATTATTTACTGGACTTGTATTAGCGGCTGAACGCTTAAGCCACAATGCATATACATATCCCGGTTGTATAGTACCAAGATAAATACCGTTAGCATAGCTGTTGCCTGATACGGGAACAGTGCTGGTGTTTGACACCCAGCCTGAAACTCCAGATGGAGCAATAGTATTTGATGTGATCTTTACTGCTTGCTGTGATGTCGATCCTAGCAATGAAGCTCCTGTAGGATCTGCTGCTATCTGTAAACTAGCGCCACCTGCAATATAAGATGAAGTTGGCAGCCATGCTACAGTATTTAGCATTGAGTTGCCTGATGCTGTATTATTATGAACAAAAATACAAGCATAGTCTACCTGACTAGCCGCATTCTCAGCACCAGTGATGTCAGAGAAAATATTATCCAGGGGAGTATTGGAAACTACTGTAGTTGCAATATAGTTACCCCAAGAATTGCCAGGTGTTCCTCCTGTTGTGTTGCCTGCTGTAGCACCTGGTGCTGACAGCTTAAGCAGGATATCTGATGCGACGATTGCGGTCATGGAAATCCTAAGAATCTGTAATAGTTAGAGCCGCTGGTGCTAGTGTAATAGACTGAGTCGCTAGAACCTGTTGCGGTGAAGAGAGAGTAAATGTTTCTAGAAGAAGACCAGTGGTACCAGTAGGGACTGATACTAGAGCTAACCACTGACATGGGAGTGTCATGTTAACTGAGAAAGGACCGAAAGTTATAAGAGCTGAATTCTGTATCGAAACAGGAGTACCGGAAGCGGCGGGATTCCAGTCAACAGATTGCCTTGAATAGCCGCTGTCTGTACATTCAGCTAACTGAGTTATAGTAGTAGAACCTGTAGGATCTGCTGTTAGAAGTGCCAGATAAGGACCACCCACTGACACCCATGATGTGCCGTTCCATATCTGCACAGTAGAAGCATTGGAAGCGTTAACCCAATACTGACCTAGAACTCCAGAAGCTGGTGTAGAAGTTTGTACTAAAGGAGCGGCCACTCCTGTTACAGAATTCAACTGAAACATTGAACCTTGTTGCGCGACACCTGTCATATGTTATGCGCCTCCCATATAAGAAACATAGCCTTTGTCGTTAAGATGATCTGCTACCTCACGCGGTACCCTGTATAGTTGACCTTCTGAGAATGAATACATTTTCATAGATCCCATAACAGCGGGACGGCGTAGAGACAGATCAGGATTATCGTAGTCACCGGGATCGCTAACTTCTCTGCCGTAAGTCATCTGATCAATATCTTGATTTACTCTGATCATCCGGTAAGGAGTATTAACTTCTGCCTGACGAACCTCTACTACCGGCAGTGGTTCATTTGAGTCAGTATAGTCTACGATTTGTTCCTTAGCAGCCTGCTGCTGTGCGTTAACAAGGGCTATTCTCTGAGAAGCTTCAAGTATTTCGGTCTTACGAGCTTCTTGCAGTTCTTCTGTTAACTTACCTGTTAAGTCGGCTGCTCTTTTTCTTGATGCTGGCATATTATTCCTCTTTTCAGTTCTTCTGTTTGTACTTACTGATAGGCGGGGGTAGCAAGCTACCCCCGCCTTCTATATTACACTAAGATAAGTTAGTTTGTCTGTGCTACTAGTACAGACTGATCTGTAATAAGACCAAGACCCCATATAGCATACCATGCTAATGCATGTTCTCTTCCGAAGTCTAATATACCACCATCACGTAGTTCTACTGGCAATGAAATTGCATGACCAAATGCGTTATCACCAATAAAGATAGCGTTGTAGTAAAGTGGGTTAGATGTGTTAGCTGCTACATAGTTGTTGTAAACTTGTGTAGTTTCAATGAATACTACATCGTTAAGTCTGCCGATTTCACCAAGTAGGAAGTTTCCTGGTGCCGCATACTTTGTTACTTCAATAAACTCAGGATCATCACGTAGCTGACGTGACTGGTGTGGGTGAATGAAACAAACATATGTTTCTCCCAGCCTTGGCACATTCTTAGTTGCTAGTGTTTCCTGTGCGTCCTTAACAACAGCAGTTGTGAATGAGTAGTTTCCTACTGACAATGCTGATGATGATGTTGCCGCAGCGCCGTGGTCATATGGTGACAATGGTGTACGAACTGCTGTTGACAGCGCGAACTTGTTGTAACCAAAGATCATTGATGAAGCCTGGTACAGTGTGTCTCTTGCACTACCATCTAGGTACAGTGCCATGTTACGTCCAAGTAGACGTGAACCTGACGCCATAACATCATCAAATGATGCATTAAGTAGTAGTTCTGAAACTGCGATAGCAAAGCCCTGCTCTGCTACAGTTATATCAAACTGAGATGCTGTAAGAGGATTTGTTTCCATACGTACACCTTCTACCAACTGTGACGCTGGAGGAAGATTATTGTACCTCATGAAGTGTATTGTCAAACCGGGCTGTACGCCAAGCTCTGTTTTCTTAACAGCAAATTGCTCGAAGCGTAAAATTGGCATTGCCTGGAACAAAATTTCTTTGCTCCAAATTGTTTGTACGGCTGGTGTAAGCTGCGATGAACCACCTGCATATGCTGTGGGTGATGCACTCATAAAGCTTGTTCCAGTAATCGCTGAACCGGCCATGAAGGCTTAGTCCTTTCTTATACTAGTATTCGATATTAGGAGAATAGCCCGTGGCCGCTGCCTGCTCGGTCCATACCTGCTTGGCGACGATATTCGGCGTAATCTCTCATCGACATATTAGCTATTTGTTCTCTTGTAAGCTGTCTGTTAGCCGGTGATAGATTATCTAATGGGCTGAAAGGTGCTCCCGTAGGAGAAGTCCCCATTGGGAATGAAGGTGCTGGATTCGAACCCATAGCAGCATTAACTATTGCTGCGGTCTTCTCCTGTGCCTTCTTAATGGATGCTTCTACTTGTTCCTCATTGTCCCCTGTTATATATTCTGCTAAGTCAGGAATAATAGTAGTAGCGTTTATTTCTTCGTTGATTCGTCTCTGAATATACGCTTTCAACGCCTGGTACTTGTTTTCCATCTCCATAGTTGCAAGCTTACGGTCCCAATCGGCCTGTAGCTTTTCCTGCTGAGTCTGGAAATCAGCTTGCTGTCTCTCTAGAAGCTCCTGAACTGAAAGTTTTTCATTTTCCAGTCTCTTAGCTTCTGCTTCAGCAGCTTGCCTTTGCTTTGTTAATTCATCATCTCTTGCCTTTTTGTCCGCCATCAGTGAATCTACAGTCGATTTGAATTCATTCATCTGTGCAGTAGTCTTCTCTAGTCTGTCATAAAGCTTATCTTTTTCTTGCTGGCGAGCGCGTTCTAGATCTGCTTCTGTAAAGTACCGAGTTTCCTGCTGTACAGGCTGACTTATCTGACTGTAATTAGCATACTGACTTACCGGCATTCCTGTGATAGAGTTAGGAGCACCACCAAGTTGTACTGATGTGTCTGATGGAATAGTAATATTAGGCGTAGTCATAAATAGTCCTTCCGTCGTCTTCCGAATAAGCCCCGAATATTTAGCGTGTAATTTGTAAAAGAGATTTGAATTTGATTATATTGTACTACATATTAGCGGGGAGTTATAACCCCCCGGCTAAAAGTTTAATCTTGCGAAGATTCGTTCTTTCCAAAGTTTCTAACTTGCGGTAGTTTCGTACCAAAAGCCATAGTTGTGATATTACTCATCATATTTGTACCTTTGATACCAGTCACATCAGAGATAGTAGGAACAGCAGGTAGTATTCCCTTTGTGTCCACGTTATCCATGGCTGATGCCGGCTTTCCTGGCTCTTCAGGCTTTGGCTTGTCATCTTGTTCAGCGTAACCCTCAGGTACAAGACCTGTAAGTTTCTGAATGTAAGCAGCCACTATACCCTGACGAATCTGTATTGCTGCTTCCTGTTCCATATCATGGATCTTCTCTTCAAAGATTTCCTGGAACTTCTCATCTGGGAATTCGACACCAAGATCACGTAGCGCTCCGATATTTGATTCCAGACCAAGAGCTTTCTTAGCTTGTATTTCTGTAAGTTTAATAGTCTGGTCAACAGGCAACGGAGGAGGCCATGAAACCGTTATATCATATACCCCTGGATCGTTAGGATCAATCATCGGCATCTGCGATGGTTCCTGCATTATTCCTTCAGTATTAGGGTTATAAATAAGATTCTCTGGCTCGAATAAGAATAGTGTCTTAAGCGCCATTTCTGAGATTCTTTTTATACCCTTTTCATACTGAATTTTTTTCTGCTTATAAGCATGCATAGTAGGCATATACTGAATAGCTAATGCCACACCAGAAGTATTAGAGATAGCTTGTGCGGTACCAAGAGCGGCTTCAGGTATGCCGATCATTTCATGCATACCTAGTTTAAGCATCTGAAGGAAATCGACAGCAGGACCAAGTGTAGAGAAATCTGATGCTAGGTTCTGTACAGATGCATCTTTAGATCTTAGTGACCATATCTTGTTAGCTGATTTCTCAAGGTTAGCCGCTGACGCTCCCGTTATAATAGTTACTGGCGCTGTAGAGTAGTTGATGATATCAGATATCTCTGTAGCTTTTTCATTAAAATCACGATTAAGCGGGATAACGTCAATAATGTCTGACAATCCCCAAGGAGAAGCTGATGCTACTTTGTTAGCAATATGTACAACGGGAATAAAGCCCATAGGGTTAGGACGACGATCGATAAGCTCGTCGTCCACGTATTCCTCAATCCATTCATCGTCAATTATTTCTACGTAGGTATGAACTTGTCGTGTACCTTCTATAGTGTCGCCCCAGAAACGATATTTAAGCTTGAATCTTATGAGGCGCTCACGATCATGGGGATGCCATGAAGGGAAGCAGAATGACGCATTAAGGGGAAGCAATCTTACTCTGCCAGGGTGAGGATTGCCAGCGGGATCAATATAAGCGGGATCATATGCAACTTTAACGAATGCGTCTCCTTGTACCGATCCCTGATTTCCTATAGTCCATAGAGTTTGCAGTTTGTCATTGTCTTTAGACCAGATACGATCAAGAAGCGCAGGCACTATATGCTGGTATGCTTCGTCTGACTCAAAGATAACGCCGTTAGCAAACGTAAAGTTTGTTAGCCAGTCAGACAACGCACGTACATAGTTGAATGTAATCTGAGGTTCGCCTGCTTCTCTCCTGTATGCCCAGTGATGACCAAGATAGAAAGCCCATGCCTGAGCGTAACGGTTTAGTCTAGGACCGTGTACTTCAAATTCTTCGTCTGATAATTCGACAAGCCCAAGCGGCGAGATGGCAATTGTTAAATCGCTTCCCGCCGCTCTATAACTCGGTGATACGAAATCTATACTCAATTAATACTCCTTTTAGGCTACATATCCAGTACCAGCAATATGTGCATACCATACATTGTCTGCTGGGATATAGGTCATTATATATTTAGTTACGGTATTAGCTGATGTATTAAGTGTAACAGTAGGCGCTGTTGGGAAGTGAACATTGGATGGCCACGATATAGTAGCGCCGCCTCCAGATGGTTGCTTAGCTAAAACTACTATCTGCTTTCCGTAACCAGCAGCACCAGATGTAACCCCGTCAAATACAAGTGTATTAGAACCAGATGCTAACTGGAATGTCTGAATATCACCAAACTGCAAGAATAAAGTGTTCTCAAACAGACCATCACTAGTTGCGGCTCCTGCTAATACATAGTCCGTACCACCCATGATAGCAAGACCGTCACCAGCATCCATTATTCCTAGTACACTATCATTGATAATACCACTGAATCCTACAGGATTGTTATTAGGATTATAGTAACCACGAAAAGGTATAACTACATCTCCTGAAGTTGTGGCTACATTAGCAAACGAGAGTACGCCAGTGCATCCGGCTATCTGTGATGCCGCTGAAGAGGAACCCATGTAAATAGTGTAGTGACTTTGATATCCGGTTGTAGCACCAGATGCGGGGGCATTTTCTACACTTATATTTAAATGGCTGTTGCTTATATAACTAGATCCGCTTCCTCCTGCTGGCTCAAGTGCTAATACTGAAGCAGTATTAGTAGATGCCACATAGAAATTACCTCTTATACGAAGAGAGCATCCCTGTAACTGCGTACTGCTTTTTAGATATACGCCGCCTTGTGCCGGACCAGCTACTATAAGGAAATCAAAATTAGAGTAGTCAAAACTACCTGCTTCAAATACAACCGCTGTTCCGTTGCTTACAAGAATAGCCTGAATATTATTCTCTTCAGCCCATGCCCCGCCTGAGTTAACTCCGTGAAGTCCAGTACCTGCGAACTCGTAGATACCCACGTCGTTAATAACTAATCCTTGCAAATTACCGAATTGGATTCCGTTAGGAGTTCCTGTACCAGTAGAGCCGTTAAAAGATATACCTTTTACTGTACCAGCATTGAGAGAATCATCAAATGAACCGCTTGTGTTAATAGTTAAACAAGTTGAACTTCCAGTATAGTTAATGGTTACAGTAGAGGAACCATCACCTATAATATTCTGATCTTGAATCAAATGTAAGAAAGTAGAGCATTTGTAAGTACCAGTAGGAATATAAACGGTTGCAGGTGAAGAACCGATAGCAGTCTGAACTGCTGCAAACGCTGATGTAGAATCTGTAACCCCAGTCGGATCAGCGCCATAGAATACTACATTGTATGTTGGAGGTAATAGTTCTATTACCTGATCTAGTGCTGCTGTAATCAAATTATGGTCAGATGTATGACCCGCGTCACCAACAGAATGACTACTAGGTATGTCCCATGAAACCAATTAAATCCCCTACGCTACTCTATGTGATCTTCTACCAGCTCTGTTATGATGCAGATGCTTATCCTGGGCTTTAGGTAGACCCCCACCAGATGAAATTTTCATAGTCTTAGAAACTCCAGGATCACCAGAGAATTTCGTCATAGTGTTCTGTGACTTGGGGTCTACTCTCCTCTGCCTTTTACCCTTAAATTGGCCCTGCGATAACACTGATGCCTGAGCCATATTAAAATCCTTAGTCCATTACTTCCGCTGGTGAACGACGCATCCATCTACGGCCAAGACCAGTGCCCCGCATTACTTCCTGGTAACGACGCTCTGCTGCTACTGAATCTGTTCCGCTGGCAAATTCGCTAAGATAAGTAGGTGCTTCAGGCCATGACGCTGAGCCTACATGTGCACGCTCTCTCATAGTTTCTGCTGGCCACTTCTCGTAAACGTTCATATTATGACCGCGTGCTGTGGTTGTGTAACCCTGTGACGCGCCATTAGAAAACTCTGACGGAAGATCAGTATCAGAAGCTAGACCCTCATAGAAACGCGCTGGTCCTTGCTGACCCGGTGCATTAGGTGCACCTTTACGCTCGTAGTATGTTGGTACACGCTCTGGGAACTGCGGTGCTGGTGCTATAGATGCGCCTGTTCCTGCTTTTCCTGTGTTAAAGCCTGTTGGCTCTGAATATAATTGCTTTGCCATTTTTATCCTGTCCCTTCGACAGACCAGCCTGTGCTAGAACCACTTAAGTATACAGTTGTGCCAGGTGATGTCTTCTGTCCGTAAAGTGAGTAACCGTTAGGTTGTATTTCCGCTGGGGTTCCTGGTGTTCCTCCAGCTAAAGTCCCTTTTTGAATAACAGTAGCTGCCTGTGTCCAGTAAGGAAGTTCATTAGCGATCACTAATTTTTTCCCTGCTGGTATAGCGACAGTATGGTCTGTTCCGCTAGCTGGTGATGTAGTTATAGTGCTTACATAAATAGTAGCACTAGCATCTAAATTTTCTACAGCCACGTAAGCATAGCGAATTGGAACTCCTGCGCTAGTACCATCTGAGGTAAAAGCTACTGGTGAATTAGTGCCGCTGTAAGATTGCTTAGCGTATGAAGTAGCCATAATTTAGCGAAGACCCACCCATGGGATAGTTGCGCCTAGAGTTGATGTACCAAAAACAGAAGCAGTAGTTAGCGTACCAGTTAGCGTACCAACTGTACCCGCACGGTAAGTTGTAGTAATTGTGTACGCAGGATTAGAAGCATTTGTAATATATGATGCTGGATCTGTCATAGTAGCCACTGTAGTTGCCGCAGAACCAAACAATGTAACAAAATAGCTTTGGCCACCAGTCAGAGTTACTGATGTAGCTGAACCTGTACCGTTAAAAGTAAGCGAGTTAAGAGCACCTAGTGATGCTGCTGTAGCTGCGGAGAATGCTAATGGTGTAGCTGTTCCCGCTGGAGCTGTTGCAGGCCATAGACCAACGGTTATATTACCTGCTGTAGCCACTGCGATAAGATCTACATGTGAACATGTAAATGACTGAGGTACATAGATAAGTACAGCGGTTGTCGGTGTTGCAATTGAAACTGCTGTATCTTTAGCTAAGATAGGATCGTAAGTCCAAGCTGAATAGCCTGTGCGAAGTGCCGGATTGATAATCGATGAAGCAGCAGCGCCATAGCTTTCAAGTGACTTATTTGAATTGAAAGTAGTTGACTGGTTTGTCCAGCCGTAGCCAGTAACGTCAATGCCGTCTGGTCCTACTGATGTTGCCATAAGATTTTTTCCTTTACGTAAAGAAAGTTTTTACTAAGCCTAAGTATACACTATCTGTGAACTATTTAATATTATCTGCTATGACAATATGAAACAGATAGACGCCGCATTCGCCTGAGTATTAGAAGATAAAGTCAGACTACTTGGCAGAGTCGTTCCTGTTCCGTTAATAGCAGATCTATAACTAGCCGCTGAAAGTCCGGCGTTAGCGAGCAAAGTAGAAGATAATCCTGCTGATGCTCTTAATGTAGGTGGAGTAGTACCATTAGAAACTATTGCTATATAGTACATACCTGGTGTAGCAGCATAAGAAGATGTGAATGCCGCAGTATGTATACCGGATGTCTGGAAATTCGTAGTCTGATCAGCAGTTAAAGCAACACGTGTACCTGAAGAATTATATAATCCTATAAAGTTTTCAGCTGATGTCAGTGTAGCTCCTACAGTAGTAACATTATAGATCACATTCGAAATAGTCATTGCCGATCTCACGAATACTGCCATTAGGTATATAGAACCCGTAGCTAGTAAGTTTGTAGTATTGCAGACAAGCGGGTCACATGTCCAAGTTTTCCATCCGAAATCATTGGGAGCAGGTGAGGTATTACGCTGGCCTGTATTACCATCTACTCTATACCATAAGTTCTGTATTCCACTCCAAGTATACATGGCTGTTTGACTAGCTGTAATAATATCGCTAGTACCGTCAGCTACGTTGCTTGTACCACTTGCTGCCATCGTAATAACATTTGACCCAGTATTAATAATCACTAAAGGCTGCGCATCAAATTTTCCTGCTTGTACTATAATACCTGTCACATCGCTTGATGATGTTACAAGATTAAGACCAGCATTAACTGTAATAGTTGAGCTGCTACTTAAAGTTTGAGATGTTGCTCCGCCACCTAAAGTTATCTGTGTTCCTGGCATTTAAACTCCTATCGGACTAAGATAATTACAAAGCAGATCTGCTATTCTACTATGACCTACTTCGCTTGGATGCTGCCCGTCGGCATAATAAAGTCCATACGGGCCACCCCCACTTTGACCTGGTGGCATAAGCAGCGACAAATCCATAATTGCCGCATTGTTAGCTAAAGCGACAGCATACATAGCTGATACATATTCCTGCCATTGATTTGTTGTACTGTAATACTGAAGATAACAAGGCATAATAAGGAACGTTGGAGTTGGTGCTGACTCGGCAGCACATGCCGCTGTAATAACACCCAATAACGCTGACAGATCTGTCTGGAATTGTGCTGGAGTTATTACACCCCAGTCGTTAACACCAAGTTCTATAATATAGAGCTGAGCATATGTTGTAGCGATTGAATGTAAATCGCTTCCTTGCCATCCCGGTGTTGTAGCCCCGCTGGAACCACAATTGTAGACCTGTATTCCTGACGTCTCATCACCATTATATTCAACTACACCATCAACCCATGTAGTACCTCCGCTTAGCCACTGAATTGTAAGCGTATGAGCTGTACCAGGAGTTGACCCCAATGTAATAGGCCCTACTATATTTCCACCAGCTACAGAACCAGCCGATGTAGAAATAGTTGTGGTACCTCCGCCATCCACTTTCCATGTGAATGAACCGCCACTTATATCTGAAGTGTACAGTATGTATGCGGTTGTTCCCACTAAATGATATGTAAGAGTGCAACCCCCACCGGCACTTATATCATATGTGGCACCATTAAATCCTGCTCCGTATTGAACACCAGGAGTACCTGTTACAGTAATATAATCGGTACCTATGCTTGTGTCATGTAAAATTGGCGGTAGAACCCCACGACCATGTGTGTTTAAACCATTACTTGGAAACTTGATATTCAAGGCATTTTGAAGCATTACAGGCCAAGACTGCTCCCACTGAGACAAGAAAGATCCAGCCGTTATTGACGTACCTATACACATGATACTACACGCCGCGTAATGTCTGCCAGCTAATACAGATTCCCATGCTTCCAGTGGACCCGTTTCATGTGGTTGATTCCATTTAGTGGGTCCAAAAATAGCATACTGCTGAGTGCCTGATGGTAATGATGACAGCCAGGTAGAACCACCTGATGCATAAGTTAATGTTGCTCCTGCAACTTCACTAGCTAATTCTCGTATAGCATATGATTCATAATTTGCTGGTGCCTGTAAATAAAGTACAACGGTTGTTAATCCACTAGTATTACTTGTTATTATCGCCCAGAAATTACCTGGTGCGATAGTCTGGCAGTCATTAGCAGTTAAAGTTATAGTTGGTGGTGATCCCATAGCGGCATCTTGTTTCACATAAAACTTTACTGATGCTGATGATGCCTGATCAGGACCACCGCTGCCTTGTATATACAATGAAGTATCAGCAGAAAAATACTGAGAAGTTAAAGATATAGTAGCTACAGCTTGCCACTGTCCTTGCTGTGACGATGTAGAACCTAAGCTTACAACAGGTTCATTAAAAGGTAGCTGACTTATTGTCATTTTCTTTGTAGTACCAGATGCAGACATAGAAGTATCATGTATATCGTCAACCAATAATATGTCGTCATTCTGTACATTTGTTATAGCTGTATAGCTTTCAAATTTACCCATTTAAATCCTTTTTATATATAACTTACGATAACTCGGCCAGTAACAGATGTAGGCGCTTTCAAAGTAACAACAGCGGCAGCATAGTTGTTGCTAGTGCTGCTTAGTGTACCAGAATAAGTTGCTGTTCCAGTAGAAGACAGAATATTATAGCCTGACTTTTCATAAATCTGATATGTCGTACCTGATATATTAACGCCCACGTTTCTAGTAGTTTCGTTAACCCACGGAGAACTTGGACCTGTAACAGTCATTGTAGAACCAGCATTTTGTGCAGCTCCTACCATTCCGATAGCTATTTCACTGGCTTGGGTTGTAGTTGCGGTTGCGGTAGAAGAAAATGTTCCCGCACCGCTTCCAGTTCCTGAAATAGTTTTATCAACAACAGATGACAAAGCGAGTCCCGATATTTCAAAGGAATCAATTAAGATGAATCCCTGATTAGTTGAACCTGCTGTTCCGCCGAAAGACCAGTTAACATCTATTACCTTCTGTCCGCCGCCAGTATTTGGGTTAACCCAAATTGCTATGGTATCTCCGCCGCTACCTCCTGTATCTACTTTTGATACGGCAGATGCCCAGTTTTCTGCTGTTCCGTTTGTGGTAACTGACGTAATAGAAGGACTGTCACCAAATGGACCAGAGTAATAAATGCAGGCCACTAGACAATTAGCAGCAGTAGTGTTACTAGAGAAAGTTGTAGCAGTTGTAGCTGATGTCCCAGAACTTACTGCTGCTGTTGTACTAATATTCTGTACTACTGATATTGCCATTTAGAATCCTAGTTTCCATCCTTGACATAGCCATCCTGACTTAGCTGTAGAATACCTGAAAGCCACCGCGTCAGTTTTGCCTGATGTTGATGTCCATGTTGGCTGTCCGTCAGCACCAAATAAAAAAGCTGCGTTAAATAACGGAGTAAATGCTCCTGAATAAGCTATGTCGATAACTATTTGCTGTCCGTTAACTGGGTTGGATGGTGCTCCTAGAGTGTGAGAACTACCTCCAAGTGCCCATGTAAATACATTTCCGTTAGCGGCATTTATGGAAACTGACGAGCCATCGGTTAGAGCTGTTACAGCAGGAGCTAAGTATCCTGTCATTGTTGTTCCAGCTAAAGCCGCACCACCGAGAGCTGTTAATGCCGCTGATGCTGTAGTAGCTCCTGTGCCGCCGTTAGCTATAGGTACAGATGTCACATTAACAGGAACTAAATTAAGTAAAGCTACAGTATTGGATGCGTCATCGTGTGTTGATGCTGTAGTACCTGACAGATCACTACCAGTAAAAGTCATACCAGCAGATGTTGACGTTTGGCTTGCACCGTAAGCTGCTCCCTGTGCGTAGCAATTACTAGCCATTACTACATTAAGAGAGCCATTCGCTCTGTAACCAGCATAAGTGGTGCCACCTGCTAGTCCGTCTCCTATAGCATAGCAGCCGGATAATATGTATCTGCCGCCGCTACCGCTTGCACTATTGTCGAATAAGAAACCGTCTTTGTTATTAGCATGAGTAGTGCATCCAATTAGATTAAGTGCTCTACCTGCGCCACCCTGACCTGTAAAATGGAAACCCGCACCTCCAGTGCTTCCCTCCCCTTTGCATCCTATAAAGTGTGTATTAAGAGAAAAAGCTATATTCCAGTTGTCAGAGCTGTTAGCGCTAGATTCACAGTTAACAAACCAGCTATCGGGAAGATTGTCAGCGTATACACCGTAGCCTGCTGTATAAGAAAATTTGCAGTTATCTATAAACCAGTCATCAGGATTTTTTCCAACTCCTGTGTCTGTTTCAAAATGTAAGGCGTCAGACCATACAGAGTTAACAGCGACACCGCGCATTATGCAGGCACCCCAGGCACCATGTGCTTGAATACCATAGCCCGCTGTCATAACTGAGCCATCTAATGTGAAATCCACTAATGATACGCCATAATACTGAGTAGATGTAGTGTTGTACATTTTAATTGCGGCTGTACCACTAAAACTGCTAACAACTTTTATTACTGAGCCGCCACTACCTCCACTGCCCGCACCGTAGTTATCGATAGCAGATGCCATCCAAGGTGCGCGACCACGTATAGACGACCCGCTAGTTGGTGTTAAAGGTGCATTAATATAGTATGGATTGCTAGAGCCTGTATAAACAAGATTTACTTGACCACCAGCAGTTAAGACATTATTTATGTTTGTAACATCTGTTGCTCCGGTAGAATCACCTGATGGCAGTATCGTTACAACAACATTACTAACTGATGGTGTTTCAACAAGCAGCGGGGAAAGAATCTGTGGCATTAACCAACCACCACGCAGCTTATAGTGTTAGATGCTGGTGCTGTAGTGAAACCAAGAGCAACAGCGTTAGCACTCGATACTGTAACGTCGCAGATAACTAACTGACTTGAAGAATTATAAACCATAACCATAGGATATGAGTTATTCAAGTTATGAGTTACTGTGATAGACGTTGAAGATCCATTACCAAGTGTAAGACCTGAATTGTAAAGACCAGGGGCACCAAGTGATGTTCTAGCCGCTGACGCTGATGTTGCGTTTGTACCACCATTAGCGACTGATACAGGTGTTGACAGAGAAATAGTATTACCGGATTTTGATAATCCTGTTCCTGCTGTTATCTCACCGGCACCAGAGAACTGGGTCCACTTAATATTGTTAGTACCATAAGTGAATGCAGCATTTGTTGAAGGTACAGATACAACCCATCCTGAACTGGAGTTAGCTGTGCCGCCTTCTACGAATACAAACGCACCAGCAGGACCGTTAGTTCCTGACATGTCAGCGGCACGGGAAACAGACAAGTTAGTTGTATTAGATGTTACCTGATACAAACCGTTACCTGGTTGTGTTGAACCAGCGGAACCTGTTCCTGTTGAAGCGGGTGCGTCTTTAATAAGAATATAATCGTTAACAGCGGGGGACTGTCCGTCAACTGTAGTTCCTGTTATCTGAGTAACAGAACCAGCAGAAATAGTGAATGTTTCTGTTCCTACTGTTGCTGCGACTGCTGAATTCTTTATATTAAGACCTTGGACAGCAGCGGATACAGCAGAAGTTACGAATGCCGTAGTAGCAACTTGTGTGGTATTAGTTCCTGACGATGCCGTTGGTGCTGTAGGAGTACCAGTCATCGTAGGAGAACCGGGTGGCAGGTAATCAGTATTGGATACAGCAGAGTTGAATCCGCCAGATCCGTTGCCCTTTAAGATAGACGTACCTGATGTTGCCGGTGCATAATCAGTACCAGAAGTGGCGTTAGAGAATCCACCGGAGCCAGAACCCTTAAGAATGGATGTACCTGAAGTAGCAGGAGCATAATCTGTTCCTGACACAGCGGCTACAAGTTGATTGGAACTAGCCTTTACAACAGAACCAGAAGTTACTGATGTCTGTAATGTAATAGCGGGGGTAGTAGAAGCATTGGCTACAGTACCCTGGAAACCGTTAGCAGTTACAACGGACACAGTGGTCACAGATCCGCCACTGCCAGCAGCAGGATATATCCATCCTGATCCTGTGTAGTATCCTAATTCCCCGGTACCGCTGTCATAGTAGATCTGTCCGGTTACAGGAGATGAAGGAGCACCGGAATGAACGTGCAAAACGTGGTTTATAATCTCATTTTGAGTCATATCCAGTGTGGTTAAAACTGAAGTTGTCATTTGTTTACTCTCTAGTTACAGTAAACCGTTCCTGAGAACGGAGCAGTAAAAGTTACAATTAAGTTATTCATATCTGTATAAGTAACATCCCCTATTATCATATGCTTAGCAGAACTTACTACTGTAACAGACGGATATTTTTGAAGATTATGATTTACTGTAACTGTGTCTGTTACAGTAAATGACTGTATATAGTTTTTATCAAAACTACCTGTGAATGCAGGCGGACCTGGAGCGAAATTCTGACCCCAGCCCGACTGAACAGGAGTGGCTGTGAAAGTCATTAAATCACCTGATATATGTTAAGAAATCCTACTGGTATAACGGCTGTTTGAGTATCTGTTATGACTTGCACCCAAACTCTGTAAACTCCTATCGCAAGAGGTAGTCCTCCCGCACCAGATCCGATAAGAATCTGGGCTATATTGCCTGTTGTAGTAGGTGCCCATGACGCTGTATACCAGTCTGCATCTGAAGGTACATTATTTGTCGTTTCAAAAGCGAATGACACCGGGAAACTAGTAAGATTTTGAGGAACACCAGAAGTTGAGTAGTTAACTACGTTAGTTGTAAGATACTGAGTGGCGGTTACCGGGATGCTTGTGAAATTATGAGAATCGTCATCGTCATCGTCAGTTACAGGACGTATAGTACCTGGAATAATCAGAGATCTTATATCTTGTATAGCAGTATCATCAGCAGATGGCGCGGTTATATCATACTGATTGCCACCCTCAAAATTCTCGCGTACATGATAAGTAAATGATGTTGGTGTCATATTTGCGTTATCTGTTGCTAATACTGATGCATACAGACGACCGTACTGGAGGTAGATCTTGCCGTCCCCCATCTGGTTAACTCCGATAAGACTGAAATTCAGTCCAGCGTATCTCTGAGGCATGAAAGTAGTATGCCCGTCTATATCGAAAGTCAACGGCGAAGACGGCCAGAAAGTGAGATAACCAGATAGAGGATTCCCACTAGTATCATAGTAGCTGCCATTGACAACAACATAGTTAAGGCCAGCCGGAAAACCGGGACCGTTAGCCAGCAAGGGATTCGTAGCATAGATGTAACCAGGTGCTTGCGACGTGAAACCCGGAATCCACCAGGCATCAACAAGCGGTTCATTTATAGTGTCCGCATAAGGGAAGGACCACAGGCTCATAAAGCTCCTATAATTATATATTTACATAGCCAGTATACACTACCTAAGTGATCTAGTGTATGCTCCAGGTCCATTCAAGTGTCTTGAATAAAGTACGTTAGACATGACTTCTACTTCTGTTGACTGATCTAGATCAGAAAGTTTGGAAAGAATACAAGCCATAGCCAGTGAATCGGGATAATCGTCATGAGCATTGGAAACATTTGGTGCTTCAGCAAGAACATATGGTCCTTTAAATTTCACTTCCAGATCTTCCATCTCCTGACGGAAGCGGGTGTAGACTTTTCTTTTCCTTATCTTAGCACCAGCAGGCCAGGAAATCTGACCGTGCTCTATAAGCTGCATCAGGTATTTCCATCTCTCCGACTGATCTGTGTTAGCTGAACCTAACTCTACAACTTCAACATGAGGCATCAAAACTTTAAGGCGCTGTGCTACTACATCACCAAGACCCCCTGTGTCGATTCCTACTTTCCATAAATTATAATTTGACAGGAATTCAACTATCCGGAAATACTGTTCTTCCCAGTCCATACCTTCAAGATCTAGCCAGTTAAGCACTTGGTGATAGTACATGCCATATGGATCTGGATTATTCCAGTCAACATAGACAATAGTAACAATAGTTCGGTCTTGCTTGCGGCCAACGTCAATACCAGCTACCAGTGGCGTGCGATGATAAGCGTACACAAATGACTGCATAGACGTATCGCCAAGTTCATCCAGCCGTTCGCTGGTGGTGAACATGCCTTTTTCAAGAACCCATATCAGCCGGTAAGAAAGTTTAAATTCGTTAGAGTCAATTCCTATACGGTCCATTTCTCGTTCAACGGACTGCTTGTAGTCAGGATTATATTTAGCTACAATTTTCCAGTCAAATTCATAATGATTTCTCTTTGAGCCTGACGCATGGTAACGTTTATTCGATTGTATAGTATCGTAGAAAACACCTTTGTTAAATGCTGGTGTGCCCGTGAAAACCATTGTCCCATTAGTAGCCGCACGCATAGGAGCTATTTTCTTGTCAACTACAACTTTCTCTGCGCCCTGACATTCATCGATAAGAATAAAGTGATATGTTCGTCCTTCTATAGTTGCTTTAGGATGACATGTTGTCTTACGAACTAGTGAGCCGTTACTTAACTCTATATACCGGCCGCGAACAGTCATCTTAATATCAATATCAGGATCTTCTAATATGAACCGAGAATGATCGGACACTATACGTTCCTGTATACGACCAAATAAGTTATCTGCCTGCTCATCTACAGGTGCGAATGCTCCTACTTTGCAGCCATTACGGAACTTGTAAAAATGCTTAGGATAGACTTTAGCTAGTAACGGAAAAAACACCATAACAACACAAGAAGCTAATGCTAGTGACTCTGTTTTACCTGACTGACGTGAGAAAAGACCAGTTATAGTCGCACCGTCACCTGTAATAAGACTCTCAAATATTCTGGATATAAATTCTGTCTGGTAAGGTCTAAGTTCATCCCCTGGAGGCTGAAATTCATTGGCTATAAGCACAAGTTTCTGCACTAATTTCGGTACAAAGTCTTTGTCATCCTCTGATAAACTTAGGTCATTTTCTTCTAGATCTGATATCTCCATTAATCTCCTTATTCTTTACGTATTTTTCTCCAGTATTATTTGATTTTCTTTGCTTTCTTTAGAGGCTTAGGCTCAGTTACTTTCTTGGTACTTACTTTCTTCTGAGCAGCACGTGTAGTTTTTCGCTTATTAGCTTTCTTAAGAAATTGTCTGCGCTGTTCAGTTTTTGCAGACTGAGGTATTTCGGCACCTTTAGATTTTTCTGCCATTTTATCTCAGCAATCCGAAAGGAAAATGAAGTGAAAGCCACAAGAATAATAGCCATACTACTAATGTCACAACCCAGTGTTCCCATGTCCATATACCAAGATCAAATGGGCGTGACAAACTAAGCTTCTCCAGTCCCCATACTTCTTCGCTGAGAGTGTTAGCTGAATTTTTAAATACCCAGTATAATTCTGGAATAAGAAATGCTAAAATCCATGCTATCCAGTAAATACCAAAGTATGTTACTTTCATTATTTTCCTTTATGATTCCATTTCTTAGCATTCTGTGCAAAAATCTTACGCTTCTTTGTTAGCGTACTGTCACCAGGCTTTATCTTCTTATCTTTTTCAGGCATATCTTTGCTTGTAGATAGCCCAAGTGACTTTCGTAAAGCACCCTGCTTTACTTTTCCTATAGGACCACTAGATTTCTTCTTAGCAGGTGGTCTCTTATTGTCTGCTGCCATAATTCTTTCCTCTCACTTATGCAATAGTAATGCTACCCATCCATAAAGACCAACTATAACACCTAATGCTGCTATAGTTGTTCCTATAAGCCATCTGCGACCAGAAGATCTAGCTTTCTCATCTGCTTCGTGTACTTCTTCATGCCTCGCAAATTTTGTTGTCATGTCTGACTTTAACTCAGAAAGATCTCGCGTTATAGTAGATATCTGTGTACTAAGCACAGCAATGGCGGCATTACCTGACTTTAGAGTATCTACTGACTGACGAATCTCCGTTAATTCACCCCGAAGTTGATCAACTTCCCGACGTGACACGTAGTCTTCCATGTGAATCTCTTTCTTAAATTAGCATTTTAGATCAGTGGCAAGCTCTCCAAGTCGATCATGAAGACCTTGAATATAAACCATAGAAGGTGTAGTACCTACAGGTGGTTTATCGGCATGTAAAGCTTCTAGTGTAGTGCAGAGTTTACTGAATACAATCTGACTTTGCTGTTGCTGCTGACTGCGAGCAGTATTATAGTTATGCTGTATTGAAAAGGCTAAAATTACGCTGATTCCCGCGTTAATAACAGCTACTAATATGATAGCTATAATTATGCCTACTAAGGTCTTATCAGCTTTTCTCGCACTACGAGTTTCATCTATGCTCATAACTGCCTGCTTATCTAAAGCGGATAAAATTGTTACAGGTACTAGTCTACCAGACAAAACAAAAAAGCCCCAAGGCTGAGCCTTGGGGCTTTAAATATGTTACAGTGTATGACCTGCGTGAAAACACGGACATTTCCATGTTCTGTCAGGATTGTCATTTGACGCATTGCCTATCAAACCAGGGCATATACTATGATGGTTTGAGGCACAAAATCCGCACTTGTATTTACCAGGCACGTAGTTATCTGATGTTATCTGTTTTTCTTCTAGCAGCAAGTTCATCTAACATCACCGCCAGTGCTAGTGATGTTTCTTTCATTATCTGTTCAGTAGTTATACTTGTGTTCCTGCGGTACAAAGACAGAGACATACTTAGATCACTAAGGCCAGTATCTATATGGTCTATAAGATCGCCTTTTGCAAGTCTCTTAGAACGTCTTACTGCTGCCTTGTAGTTACGCCAGTTGCGGAATAGTTTCGGGGTCAAAGAATCTCCCTTCTAATGCTTGAAGCAGATGCTTGTCAGGGTCGAGACTACTTGGCTTCCATGTTCCTATAAGGAATGCTTTGCCTGGAAAGAAATGAAATCCGTGTGCCATGCTAACCCTGAACGGGTATTCGTTTTCGTGTACCGTAGTTTTGAAATACAGAGGAACGCCGTAAGCCCTGTCTATACCCCAAAACATGTTGCCCATGTCGTGTGTAATCATTTAACCTATTTTCAGATATCCGAAACTTTCTAATGTCGTGTTTATAAAGCGGCCGGGAGAAGGAGCCATACGGAATGATTTAGCTACTGCTGGTGGTACAGGGTGCTCAGTGCCGTAATCGTATATAGCTCCGTCAGTATAAAACTGAACTCGTAATATTCCCTGAGATTTAGAATAGCCTGCTGCTATAGTACGCCTGTGATCCCATCCGTTACCAGGAAATGCTGTCTTAGTAGGAGCATATGTGAGAGGAATGAAATCGCCGCTGGCATTATCTGACTGAGCGAATAAATCCGCTTCAGTAGCTTCTATATACGGATCACCGTAATACCTACTGTTAGGTATATTCTCAGAGTTAGGCAACGTTGATGCCCTGCCTGGTATAACACCCGGATATCCTCTAGTGGTTCCTTCTTTGTTACCAGTAGCCCACACACGCGCTCTGCCAGCTTGAATCGCAGACTGGTCATCATTTACCTGGTTAGGGTTAATAGCTTGCCTACGGGCCGCTCCGCGCTCTACACCAGCAGATATACGGGGCGCTGGCTTGTTAGTTATTTTAACGCGGCGCTTTGATGCCATCTATGCTCCTGTAAAGAAATTCGGCAGCAAAGTTGACTGGTCTAGATTTTTTCCTAAAGCCATGTCAGTCCATTGCGTGCCGTCTACTGAGGTTTGTGTTTCAGTGCATGTATTAGGACCGCAAAGGTGATCTCCTCTGCCGTAGTGAGCTGACCACAGCCGGTACTGGGAACGTTTGAATCCGTTAGCATTCATAGTCAGCATCAGACGATCTAAGTTAGACGCCTGAGTATAGATAACCGGCCTTACAACTTTACGGGCCATCTGCCGGTTAAGCCAGGCATATACATCTGCTATAGTTGCGTCTCCGGTTTCCACATCTAAGCACTCGGCATTTTCTGACGAATTAATAGCTATAGATAAGATTGTAGCATGAGGAAATTCTTTTTGCAGGGTAGAATATGTAGGCCAGTAACCGCCGACATACCCAGCTACATACTGAGCGTTTTTAGGTATCTGGCTAACGTTAATGCTGTCGTACATTACGAGATTTGCCATGTTATCTCCTTAGATAGTATTTTTTACTATCTAAGTCTATCAGATGACTTTATGAAACCTCTTCGGGCGGCGCTGCTTGTAAAACAACCAGGTATTGTGAATGTTCGCTATGTGTTCTGCTGCTTCCTGAGAAATGAAACAAGCCACTTCACCTTCATAAGATTCACTAGGAGGTATTTCATTAGTCTTAACACACCATCCGCCGATAGTATCTTCCGGCATAGCGAACCATTCTTTATTTAGATAATCAGGCATGGATCTCCACCGTAAACTGATTCTCGTCTTCATCAGTCCATCTATAATGTAATGGCTGTCCTAGTGGAGTTTTTACTTCTCTTCCGCCAGGGAACCTAACCATGTAAGCATCTCTTCCAGCTTGAATGGAAACGCTGTTATCTCCTGTCTTGCTGTACTGTCCAGTTTGGACGGATGCGCGGACCTTCTTCATCCGAGACATTATAGTGCGGGCAATGTTTCCCAGCCTGAACATGCCTTCCCCTTTCATCAAACCTGCATATGTCAACTTCAAAAGAATTATGGTAACTAGTATCATCTGGTCTTCGACGTATCTGTGAATGAAAAACTCTTCGTCTCTCATCCATAGGATCAATGTCCTCTTCTACTTCTTCAAGCGGAGGCTCTACACCTAAAGTTAACTCCCACGGATCATTAACGCCCACGGTACCTTTTACCTTCTATAGTAAAATCCGGCTGGCTGCCAGTACCGCACTCAGCGGTCCATTCTTTACCGCATTTATCACACTTCCAGTCACAATACCAAGTGCCGAATCTCAACCTTGTATTACTATGGTGCGGACTCTGATGCTGAGACTGCTTTATGCTACTACTTACACAGCCTACTAGATTACCCATTTCTGAAACCTTTCAGTCGCCAGTTCCACAGTTGCCAGTATTTCTGTCCTTCTTCTGTACTGTCCCAGTCTGTTATTCTTCTGACGTTATCGACATCCATAAAGTTCCACGGTTTATCCATAGTGACAGCAATAGCAATACGATGAATGCCGTCGCGCAAACGAGTAAAATCCCTGTTAACATAAAGAGGAATAAGTTGACCGTTGTCATGTAATGATTTACGTAGAATAGCATACTGAGTAGAAATGTCCGCATTAACTTCCTCTATCACTTGAGGAAGGAAATCTCCTACTTTCACAAACCCGGTAGGAGAAGGAAAATCTAATTGTTTAATTTTATCGATATGCCATAACTGCTTCATTAACTCCCCTGTAAAATCTTTTCTGCTATTACAGACATAGTGCAAGAATACTTGCCCTTGCTGCTGTTGTATGAATCTACAATACAAAGCCTGTCTTCGTCTTTAATACTGAAATCGTAATCATACCCAAAAAACTCCTCAGCCGCTATGAACGCTTTTCTCTTCATATCATTAAACGTGTCACCATACACATGGACACTTAATCTTAGTCTCTCAGGCTCTCTAGGTGTACTCGGAATTGAGCTAGGAATGTACCTGTAACTATTAGAACTTAAAAGATCCATTATTTTCCTCCATTAGCTAGAATATTTAGTGCTTCGAACATTGCTATTTTTTCTCTCATCCATTTAACTTCTCTAGCATCTGCTAGTGCGTTATGCTTGCTGTCATTTTTTCTGCCGGGATTATAACCTAGTCGTTCCATCTCTTGAGCGACATCGTTAGTCCGCTGAACAAACGGCATATCAATCATACGGCCGTAAAGCTGAGCTAGCACAACATGATCATATGCGGCAAAGTAAGCCCACAGAGAAGGATTAGCGTATTCGACTACAAAATCTAGAACTTCCTTAGCAATCTCTGAACGGCTCTTAACATTAGCATAATCAGGATGACTTTCATCCCATACCGGGAACTTTGGATCTATAGGCTGTGCTAGCGGAAGATAAGGAAGAACGTTAGCTCTAATCCACATATTCTTAGCGGCGTCCTTGATTAGTTCAAGGTCGTCAACCACAGCATAATATTCCTGATTGTCTTCTCTCACCATACCTATTGAAATAAGCCTTATAGTTTCACCGTTCTCAAGAAACTCCGTATCATAATATATTTCCATTTAACCTCCTTAAATGCATATAGCCACCTTAAGGTGGCTATAGTTACGTAGGTACTGACGGAATTGAACCGCCGACCTGTTGTTTGTAAGACAACCGCTCTCCCAACTGAGCTAAGCACCCGTGATCCTAGAAGGAATCGAACCTTCACCGCCAGAATGAGAATCTGACATCCTAGCCGTTAGACGATAGGACCGTTATTTAGTGTTGTCTACAAGAAAACTTTTCTTGCAAGAATTACAGTAGAACACTGATTTAGTAGTATCTTTGTCGTAAATATAAAAAAACGTGGTGTTTTTCTTACCGCAGTGGGTACATTTCTCACCAAACTTTTTTACCATAGTTGCTTCCTTACTTTGCGAAGTAAGACTCACACGAATTACAGAACCACACTTCTTCTCTGTAACGCTCGTCCCATTCTTTGTATCTTGTCTCACTGCTGCCACAGTCTGGACATATCAGCGTCTCACACATGTGCCGCCAGTAGGACTCGAACCTACGACCCGATCTTTAAGAGAGACCTGCTCTACCAACTGAGCTATGGGGGCGGGTGGTCCAGTATTATTAGCGTCCCCTGAACCAAGGGAGGTTTGATTAAGCGGTTGTTACTACGTCAATGAAGCCTGTTGCCTGTCCGTTAGGATCAGGAACACGATTACTGTAGCTAGCTCCTGCTGCTGCCGGAATAACTAGCATTGAGTATGTGTGGCCAGGTGAAAGACCCCATAGATAACCAACGCCTGAACATGTGTAACCGTAGTGAGGCTGGCCTGATGGCGATGTCATACCGTAACCGAATGTTTCGGTTACAACGCAAGAACCATCTGCTGAGTTAACTGGGGGGATATCCCAGCCTACTGTTGCTGTTGAACGACCGTCAGTGATGACATGTCCGCCTTCAACGTACGAACGAGTAGAAATCACAGGACTAGTTGTACTTGTGTCATCCCATGTTACAGAACCTTCTACAGGGTCATTCGTAGTGTTCGTAAACGTTAGTGGTGAGCCGCTAATAGTTGTCGATACTTCAAATGTCGCCGCTGTTACATTCGATGCGGTATTTACATTTGAATCTACAACATATAGAGATACGGTTGTGTCTGAAGACGGTAGTACATAGGTGCTTGTATTACCGGGAGTCTGTTCCTGGGGCACGTTATCAAAGTTGTTAGCTGTTGCATTAGGTGCATTAACAGATAGCCCTGTAGCTGGTGTGTATGTTCCACCAGTTACTAGAGTGTTAACTGCACTAGCAATATCTGCCGCTAGTGTGGTACCAGTAGCATTTGGATTCTGCTGCTGAACAAACTGCTCTAGATCATAAGTTACGATGGTACCGTTTGATGGTACCGGGCTCTTGTTTGTGACACTCAGTGTTGACGGTAGCGTGCTACCAATAGGGAATGTAAAGTTAGTGGTTTCTGTAGTTGCGGCATGAGCTGTACTAGCAAAGCCAGCACCCATACCCATAGTCGCAACAGCGGCAACGCCTACGACTAGTGCTGCGAATTTTGTTCTAAACATGATTTTCTTGTTATCCGTTTCGTTTAGGGAATATTACTAGCCACAGTATACACTGTGGGTCGTGCAAGTAGCCTTCCCGAAAGGGATAGACTCTTATTCGGCGAGAAATTTCGGACAATCAACGGGATCTGCCGTGCCGCTTAAGGGATAGGTTGTGCCACTGTTAATTATCCTTGAGGAAGCGGTGGGACTCGAACCCACACGGGACGCAATGCCCGTACGCTTTTCAAGAGCGTTCCACACCAGCCATGTTAGCGCTTCCATATTTAATTGTTACGCGGAGACAGAAGGATTTGAACCTTCGTGAGACGCAATGCTCAACGATATTAGCAGTATCGCGCAATCGACCAGACTATGCGATGTCTCCATGTTATTTAATTGTTATCATAGTACAGTCTGCCGCAGCAAATACATCTGTCATTCACCAATCGACAAGTACAGCCGCAGCATGTTTCCGGACTCATGTGGTCGCAATTGCATTTACATTTATCGGGTTTCATTTAGTTATTTCCTCCTGTAAGAGCGCCCGACCGGACTTGAACCGGCAAACCTCTAACTTGGCAAGCTAGCATTCTACCAATTGAACTACGAGCACATAAAGCGGAGACTGACGGAATTAACGATCAGCATCTCCGTTTAAGCGAGACCAACGGGATTTGAACCCGTGACCACTACCTTGACAGGGTAGCGCTCTATCCGGACTGAGCTATGGCCCCATGACTGCCTCAGAAGAGAGGCAGGTAAATCTAGTCTACACTATAATCGTGCGGATGTCAAGCTACTTACCTGTAGCACTCGCCTTGAGAATATCAGGAGAACCTAGTAGCTGAACCTGGTGAGTGCTCTCGTTCCATGTAGCCGAACCAGAGACAGCATCCACGAAACCCTCCCAGTATTGGATGTACTGCTGACCCTTGCTATTGACACAAAGGACGTTAGTACCTGTAGAATCACCAGTGTAAACGCCAGTTGGGTCCATCTGACCGATAACATTATCGCCTTGATTTTCCTGGTAACCGCCACCGTCAGGCTGTGCAACCTGCTGGTCAGGGTTAGTAAGCTGATCAGAAGATGCGACCGGCATACCGATAGAAGCACACGAAGAGATGGGATTCTGAATTCCTTGATTGAAGAAGAACGTTGTAGTGTTCTCTCCCTGGGCTTCGATGTCTTCAACATTCTGAAGAGTAGCGCGCTGCTGTGAATAGTTGTAGATATGAACAGGCTGGTTATTAAGTAGATTGTTACTGTCCTGCTGCTGTGCCTGGCTTTCTTGCTGCTGTGCACTAGGCGGCGTAGAAGCTGAGCTGTCAGAACTGCACCCAGTCATAAAAGCTGCCAGAAGAATCGCAGCCGATACCCCACCGACGATAAACTTGTTCATTTGTTTCCTCCTAGATTTTCTTCCTAATTGCCCATGTAGTAATACGTTGAGCTTGGGTTCAGACTACCATCTGAACAATTTGTGTTGATCCACTTGGTATCGACGTTAGCGGCCGGAAGGGAACCGTTAACTTGAGTAGCCAGATAACAAACCTGACCGGCATCATACTCGCGCTGGGACTTAAGCTGATTAGCATAAGTAGTGTCTCCCTGCTGCTGAGCAGAAATGATATCCGTAGAATCGCCATTGACACTCTGAATACCTGTAACAATTCGCTCACCTAGCGCGGACTGAAAGCTGAAAGACCCCTCAGCAATCTGACCTTCACCATTAGTGATTTGCTTCTGAATTTGTAGCTGGTGCTGAGTAACGCTCTTTGTTAGTGTCCACGATCCTTCGTAGATAGCGAAGATCCCGTAAACAATTGCGAAGACTACGATAACAGCAGCTACAAAGCCACCTAGAATCTTCACCCTACCTCCTAGAGATTCTATAATTCTTTGCCACCGTGTCATATGTGGCGTTAACAAAATCGATCTGGTCATCTGTATCAGCTTGTTCTAGCTGAACCATTCTGAGCATTTCAATTTCTTCCATCTTACGTTTCCAGGCTATCGGCGATAGTTTAGTCTTAGCCTGATATTTGAAGCAGTACCTTACGAAAGGCACGCCTACTGCCGTTGATATCAGCAGAGCAACCCCTAGTATTACTAGCATGTTAGACCCTTTAGTGTAGGGGGCGAGTTTCCCCGCCCCCTTGCTGTGTAACTACAAACTACCAGACCCACGGGCATCTGTCAAATCCGGCAAACCGGACATTCTAGACATCCCAGGGCCAACGACCATCTGAAGAATCTTCTATCATTGGTATTAGTTTGAATGTAGCATCTGAAAGACCGCCAAGCTGGTACTTACGGTCCTTACCTACAGGAAGATCAGTAACTTTATAGCCTGCAAGATCGAATGCATACACGTAAGCACTGCCAAAGTTGAAGTTAGCGACACCATAGCCATAGCCGTAGTAGCCATGGCCAGGGAAAGATTGTCCATCAGTGAAGATAAACACTCTCTTGTGCTTATTCGGATCGAAGTGCTTCTGTAGTGCGTCTAGTGTTTGAGTACCATGTCCTACTTCACCGTTACGACGGTTAACTTCCTCCACTATCTTAAGCACAGAAGTACCTGGCTTAACGGTTAGCTTCTTAGAAGAAGAAGCGAACATAACGATATCCACGTTACCTGGAGACTTAGCAGCCACAGCAGCACCGAATAGAGCCGCTGCACCAGCACGTGACATCTTGCTCTTGTCAGATATAGGGGCATCCATTGAACCAGATGTGTCTACAAGCACCAAAGTTGAACTGTCGAACACCGGAATATTCTGAGTAGAATATTCTAGTGCCTGCTCAAGTGCCGCATGGTAGATAAGACTATTAGTCTCATTGAACGCAGAAAGGAATCTGAACGGGAACTGTCTTGACTTCTCTATAACCTCCTTGTTGGTCAGTTTGTTGACAACAAGATCACGCACAGCAGTAGAAATACCTGCCTGCTCGAAATTGCGAAGGTTACGGATAAGAGCCATAATACCCATTGAAGGAATAACTGACTCCCACAACTTGTTCTTAGCCACTTTGGTACCGGCTAGAGAAAGAACATCTTCCCATGTAAGACCAGCAGCCTTAACACGATCAGAGTCAAGAAGAGCCTTGACATCCTTAGCCGCATCAGCCCTCAATGACTGGTTAGCTGAAATCATAGGCAGCAAACTTGTGTCAGTATCAGAGCCATAACGCTTGCTGATTATAAACGAGAACAAAGCACCTTGCCATGGCTTAGAAGGCTTAACGTGAGTCAAATTCAATACATCAGAGAACTTAACTGAATATGCATCGGTGTTGTACTTAAGAACACTGTACTCGTTGTACAACTTAAGTACAGAATCAGAAATACCCCTCTTAACAGGCTTAGGTAGTTTACCAAACTTAGAAAGCCAGTAAGACACAAACTCGCCTGGTTCGTCAGCACGTGAAAGAACTTCAGAAATGATATGGCGATTCATGCCCTTCATGCCCATTGACGAAAGCAGCTCGTCTTCCGCTACAGCACCCTTGTTGTTAAGGCGAGCATACACAAAGTGAGCCGCACCTACTACAGACGCGGTACGGATGTTAGCTTCTGATCTAAGCCAGATCAGAAACTTCATAGTCCATATAGGATCATAAACAGCTAGTGTCTCTACTAGATCGGTGAACCGCTTGTTACGGTCATCACCCTTCTCATAGTAGGTCTTCTCACCGTAAAAGAGGTTTGCACCCAGACGGAAAAGCTCTGTCCTTTTGTCAGAAACAGCACCCTGACCGCCGCCGTAAGTACGAACACCCGGAACTACTGTTGAAGTCATTGGTGAGACTGGGCCACGGTTTACGGTCTTAGTGTTGATCTTTGACATTTTTACCTCCAAAAATATAAAGCCCCAAGTTTACATTCGCTTAATCATTTGTTGCAGTGGAAGAACACATGATTTCGATAGGTCGTAAACCTGGAGCGGTTTTTATAGAAACTGTTACCTTGAGAATAAGATTAAGTCAGCATTTGGGATTATGAGTCCCAGTTCCCGCCATGGGAACCCGGGATGTGGCCCCGGGTAATAGAGTCGAACTATTGAAGTATCTGACTAAAATGCACCAAAGTAAGTTTATAAATCCTGAGAATAATACATAAACAGCAAGGGAGCCATCCCATACGGCAAGGAATCGAACCTTAGCCCTGCGAATTGTTGGAGCAGAAGTAGCTGTTTATTTTGCACCAGGAATATGAAGTTGTGTTGCCTAGAGTATACTGCGGTCACAGTATAGTTTCGTAAAGCTCTACCATTAAGCTACACCGGGAAGAAGCCCCGGCGTCAGGATTCGAACCTGAATCTCTTGATTAACAGTCAAATTGAAGTAACTGTGTACCTTTGCACCTAGGCAAAGCTTATTAATCCAGAGTTTAGGGCGACGACAGATGGCTTGTTATTTTATTTCGCGTCTTTCCAGTTAAACGACAGCCGCATGATTGAGCGGCCGACAGGATTCGAACCTGTATGACGGTCTCCGCATGACATATTTTGAAGTAACTGTAGTCTTTGCACCTGGATTAAGTTGTGTAGTCAAGAGTAAGAAACGATCTCGGAGTTTGAATCTTCAACAGGACTTGAACCTGTAACATTTTCTTTTAAAGAGAAACTATCTGCCATTGATATATGAAGTAACCGAAATCAAACGCACCTTGACTTAGAGGTCCATGCCGGATTCGAACCGGATAAAGTGAGGTTGCAACTCACCGCCTAAGCCTTTTCAGCCACAGGACCATTAAATTCCTAGAGATTGAGCACCTTACGGGTTAAAATATTTTATTTCACCATCAGCAGTTTAAGAGCTGCTGACTAGGATTTGAACCTAGAATCTCAAAATTGATAGTTTTGTGTGTTTACCTTTGAAGTAGCCGTTAGGTAGTGCACCTAGGAATGTCCACAACACTAGGAGGTACAGTATGGTGGAATTTACTGTTCAGAGAATAAGTTAGACTCAGTGACGATTTCAACCTCCACACCCGCGTGTGGCGCTCTCTAGCTTGAGCTATAACGCAAGGACTTAACCTTTGCTGCATTAGAAGTAACTGTGTCTTTTGCACCTGAACTAGTAGTGATAACTGGATTTGAACCAGTGACCGGCAGGATATGAATCTGCTGCTCTACCAACTGAGCTATACCACTAGGTGTGGGACTTGCACCCACTAGTTATCCCAACTCTGTAAATCTGGAGTATAAATCGGCTACTGTGTCTTTTGGATAACTATAGCGTTGTTTGAAGTATCAGTGACCTTCGCACCCAGATTAAGATTACTGTTCTAGAATATATAACGCATCACGGTCGGTTTCTACCATGGTGGCTTAAAAGGCTACTGTTTGAAGTAACCGTAATGCTTTGCACCTAGAACATAGACGCGGGAGTGAGATTCGAACTCACGTAGAACGGCTTATGAGACCGTGCTGGAACCGAACTCCAGTCTATCCCGCAGTGTTTAAAACTCAGAGAATAATTTGAAAACAGCGCATTTACAGACCAATGTGAATAGTGTTTGAAGTAACTGTCTTCTTTGCACCTGAGTAGTATTTTGGAATTAACTGGGATCTGATGTGCCGCTTAAGGGATGGGTTGTGCCACTGTTAATTCCTTGTAGCCCTACAGGGACTCGAACCCTGTTTACAAGATTGAAAGTCTTGTTTCCTACCTATAGAAGATAGGGCCACGATCAGCAAGACTGCTGTGTCACTTAGCTAGCTTCGTTTCGTGTCTCTGCCTTGCTGATGTAACCATCCTACCAGACCCGCGCCCCTTTGTCAAATCGGGGCGAATCGGACATTTCGGGCTACTCTCGAAGCTCTGCTAACTTATCGTGAGCTTCTTTAAAATCATTTGTGATTAACTCAACTTCAGCAGTAACAGGAACATCTTCCGAATCATCAGTGATTTCCACTTTACCGAATCTATCAGTGTAGACGTAATAAGTCATTGTACACCCTAATTAATAAGAAGAAGAGAAGTGCCGCCGATAAGTTTACGGTTCAAAGCAGTAGACTGCACAAAGATAGTATAGTTAGCGTACTGTGTACTAGATGGATCTACATCTACTGTGTGATCAGGCAGGCCAAGCAACTGCCTAGCTTGAGGACCAGTGTAGATCTTCCCCCCGAAACCAATAGCGATATTCTTTTGCGGCTGAATTGTTTCCTTCTTAGTAAGTTGATAGTAAGCTTTACCGATAATAAGCTTCCTTCCAGTGTGGTCGTAGACGAATTCGTCTACTCTCTGGTCAAAAGGCACCGCTATAAGCTGGTGTGTTCCTGGTGACAAAGCATTAAGAGACAACTTAATGTCCGACTCTGTTACCCTATTAAGACTAAACAGGTTCTTACTGCTTCTGATACCCATAGACCTGTTAGTCATAAAGGTAGTAGAAGCTTGACGAACAATATGTCCTACTGTTTCAAGTCCCTTAGCAGATGTTGTATCCCAGATTATTACGTTTTCTTTAGGGAATCCGTACTTTACAGCATAGTTAACACCTGTCTGGTTAGGTACGAAACAAGCATAAGACCAGTTTCCCTTGCCGTCAAGGACAGAAAAGTTTGACTTTAGAGTCAATGCACTGTGTGAAGAACTGTTTTCGTCACCATCAGTAATCACGTACATTAGGAAAGCGTGCTCACCGTATAGTGTAGCGGTCTTATCAAGGTCTTCCATTGCCTTAATGGTGGCGTCAATAAGAGCTGTACCACCAGAAGCACGGTACATTCCCTTAATAGACTGCATTCTCAGCACATCCATATCGTATGCAAGGCACTTGATATGATTGTATCCGGAAGAGAATGTGTATACAGTAACTCTTGTTTCCTGTTCCTGAGCTATAGATTGCTCAGCTAAGTGCTTTACTGTGTCATCTACTACACTAACTACAGTATTTGTTAAGTAATTCATGCTGCCTGATGCGTCTATAACTAAGACAACATGGTTAATAAAGTTTTTAAGTGCCAAAATACCCTCCTAGATAGTGAAAATAGGGTCTAAATGACCCTATTTTCAGTTAAATATAGACAAAAACGGTCAGTTAGTCAAACGTGCCGCCTGTATTTGTTACTTCTGTAGCTGAAACAAGCTTCTGAGAAGTCCAGCCTAGTGCCCAGCCTTCATTAGCAACAGGAACACCCCATAAAAAGTACATGTTATTCTGCTCATGTGCTGAAATTTGCATAATTTAACCAACGTTTGTAGAAGCAATAATCAAAAGTGCGTTCATTGTTACATAGAAACGCATCTGAGGGTTAGGATAAGCAACTGTAACACCGTTTGTGTTGTAGTTTCCGCCCTGAGAAGTCCAGCCAGGAACGTTAGCGTGACTTAATGTCGCGTTATCGTAGCCTAATGGGTATACGCCATCATCAGATGTGCCCAAAGCAGCATTAAGTACGATCTGGAAACCCGCATAACCAACCGCGTTAGCATACTCATTGTAAGAAACAGAGTTAGAATAGTTAGAAGCAAGCTCCTGTAGTGACTGCCCGTTAGCTGAAACTTGAGTAATAGACACAAGAGTAGGCAAAATCACCGTTGAACCAGTAGAACCGCCACCTGTACCGTTGTCAGAGAAGAAAATCCTTGACGGATTAACGCCTTGCTGGTCTAAAATACCGGCTACATAAACTGTAGAGCCTGGTGTGTACACGCCGTTAGTGAAAGAATAAGTTGCAGCATCGGTTGGAGTACCCGCGCTACGTTGAAATGTAGTGTTAATAACAGGAAACCCTGCTAGATTTGCTACTGAAAGAGCCATGTTAACTCCCTAATGGAATAATATTACTCTCACAGTATACACTAAGAGCGAATGACGAGACTCGAACTCGCAGTCATAGCTTGGAAGGCTATTGGTTTAACCGTTAACCAACATTCGCATGGTGCCCCCACTCAGATTCGAACTGAGACGCAATAAAGCACGGGGTTTAAATCCGTTGGATAGACCTGATTCTCCTATAGGGGCTTTAGAGAAACAGAGTAACGCACCTATTTCATTGTTTCATCCGACTGAATGTCGGAAGTTTTGTCTAGCCTCGGCACTTTGAAGGCCAGAATACCTTCCCTAACCATAGCATCTACTACGTCTTGCCTGTCATCATAGAAAATATGAAGGTCAAGTGCCTTAGCTTGTGCCACCTTAAGGGCTGGTGCCTCTCTTGGATGCCTGAAAGCAACCTCATACACACCATCAACATAAGGTGTGTATGAAAGCACCTGCTCCATTATGGTACCCTTACGCCTCGGTCCAATAGCAGAGATGACATATACTTTGTCACCGTAAGAAATATGACGTCGCATAAGATTAACTATCTGATTAGGCCATGCGTCTAGAACATTATGGTAGTCGAATCCTACTCTCACTTAATGGTCCCTCCTATGTGCGGGTACAGGACAGTGACGAATATGATTACTGCACGCAAGTTCGTCACAGTGAATTTTCAGTATACCTACTTTAGCGTGGTCACACTTTGTACTTGTGCAAACCGGATCGCCTTTTCTGTGCTTACCCCGCACGGCCATTATCCTTTTTCCTCCTATTTGATTACGTGCCCGTCCTGGGATTTGAACCCAGACTGTATAAGGTTTGAGCTTATTATCTCTACCGTTGGAATAGGCGGGCTTACGTGAGAGAAAAGAGCATTTATAGGCTATCTTCAGCTCTTACTCTGCTAGTATTTCTCAGACAGCCCGCGAATACTATGCAATAGCCTCTCACTGAGCACAGTTAGCAAGACTGTACTTGTGGTTCAGTCTGGAATCGAACCAGCGCCCATTGCTTTTCAGGCAATCGCTCTACCGACTAAGCTACAGAACCATTTTTTCTAATACCACTGGTGACTATCATTGTTAGTGCAAACATGCTCTTGCAACATAGCATGTCCTCTTGTCAGATCACATGACCCGTCACATCGTGGACATTTTGCAGGACAAGGGTCTTTGCCTCTGTAAACTATATTAAGTCCCATTTAATCCTCCTTATCATAACAGTACCCCGCAAGGGATTTGAACCCTCACACCGTCACCGATACTAGATCCTAAGTCTAGCGCGTCTGCCATTCCGCCAACGGGGCATTGTGGCCGTATTTGACAGGTTCGGCTTCCTGATTTACGGTTTTGCTTCCGCTCTCCCCGTACTAGCCTCATACGGATTATCAAGTTTATCAGAACAGTGATTATCTCAGCAAGTCTCCTAGACAAATTTGTACTTGCGCCAGACTATACTTCGCGTTTGCCACATTGCTGTATAGCCGAACTGTCCTGTTCCTGTAGCACTACGTGGGCCGCCTAGGGATCGAACCTAGCATGTCAAAGACGGCAGGGTTACAGCCTGCTTTCCCACCTTGGGAATTCCGACCCAAAACCTAGGCAATCCGGAGAAAACCTAGGAGTAATCTTAGATGACGACGTTACCGCCGCCCTGAGTTGATATTTAAAGCCTACCAGACCCAACGTCCGATGTCAAATCGGACATTCAGGACAAACCGGGATTAACCGTAAGCTGTACCAGCAGTGATAAGCAAGCCGAATTCATCAAGATAAATCTGAGAATTGGCCGAAGTAGCGTCTGGAGAACCAGCAGAATAAGACAAAGTAACATAGTAAGCACCAGTCTTAGTGTTTCCTGCTGAATCAACAACACTTACCTGCTGTACTTGTGTCAGTGTCGGTAACGCTATGGATGTTCCGTCAGTGTAAAAGAACTTAGCTCTGTTCTCGCCGTCAAGATAACCGGCAATATAAGCACCCGCGTGTGTTGTAGAAACACCGTTAGTGTAAGTAAAGCTCGATGCGTCAACGTTAGTAGCTCCGCCCCACGCAGGGTAGCCACCTAAATTGTAAACTGATAAACCTGCTGACATATTAGCAGCCTCTCATGAGAGAAATAATATTACAATGACAGTATACACTAGGCTAGCAAGTAGTTCTCCGCTTGCTGTATATGAGATCTTTGCAGTCCGTCAACATAATCAACAATTACCTGGTACCCGTTACTTTCGTACAAGTGATGCTGAAAGTCCCATTCGTCTTCTAGAGCTGCAAACTTGCGCCCATCAGCATATTTCTTTGCTGAGTAAGCCTTGTCTGCACCGACAGACGATGAAAACTTCCAAGGTTTCACCTGTATAAAGGGCAGTTCGGGCAATCCGACTTTTGGTGCTATATGTACTGGCGCTTGTGCACCCCACATAGTACACCATACAAGTTCAGAATCGGTTTTATCGGCTAGATCTAGCAGCCATGATCCGTGATTAGGATTCAAATGGACAGTAAAACCATTTATTTCGTATGTTACATGGTCTTTAGACGGACGGACGGGGTTAAGCACCCCGTCCACGTCTATCAGTATCAAGTTACTTTTGATGGACATAGTAGCCACCGTCAGCCCTGCGAGCACTCTTCGCCTTGCCACCGGAGTCTAGGAATTGCTGGTATTGTCTAGCAGTCATGAATACTTCTCCAGAATGATCATGTCCCACATCGATAGGCTTACCGTGATTCTCAGCTTTGCCATTGCAGCCTTGCTTAATATGATCAATCTCTATAGGAAGACCACAGCATCCCCATGTTTTTCCAGACTTCTTCTTAAGACCGGCCGCCAAAGCCATTGCAGCCCTGAAAGCTGACTTGCTGATAGCCATTGTTTCCTCCTTGTTTGTTTGTGCTATGGTCTAGATAGAGGGATTCGAACCCCCGTTATGCCTGACCCCAAATCAGGTGCCATACCAAGCTAGGCGATATCTAGAAACCGGGAGGTTCTTCCATTAAACTACCATACCCATGAATAGTGGATATGACCGGAGTCGAACCGGATTCCCCGTGTGGACAGTAAGGGATTCGAACCCTTATTCGCTTGCTTGCAAAGCAAGTGCCTTACCAGTCGTGCCAACCGCCCATTGTGCCGCTTACGCGGCGGTACTACTAGAAAACCATGTCGATAAACGCATCGAATTCTGCGTCTAGGATATCCTGCTGTGCTCTTTGCATTTCATAAGCAGCAGCACGGCGATTACCCATAGCCAGATCCATCTGTGCTCTTTGCTGAGCCATCTGAGCATCTTCCAGATCCATAATTTCATCGAACTCAATAAAATCCATTAGTCCTCCTAAAACTTGTTACCGTAGTCTGATGGCATTACAATCCAGTTTCCGCCATCCCAGTATCTTACTACACCATCCATGTCAACCCATTGCTCATACGTATAAGGGTTATCTGGCGGATCTTGTGTTCTTATTGATTTATTCACGTTGGGCGACTGGGACTTGAACCCAGGACTATGAAGCAGTAGACATCTTTACGATATAAATTCCCATAGCAACAGCAGCAAAGAAAGATACTGTGCCCAAAGCTGGGTACTTCTTTATAAGAGCATGGGAACCTGCTATTGCAAGATAAGTCCCTGTAACCATAACAACAGCAGCTTGTTCCTCTGGTGTCATTGCTGATACTACATTTTCATAGTCTTGCATACTAGAGAAGCCCATAAATTCTGTTTCATTCATTTAATTCTCCGAATCTGTAAAATTGTTAAAGTTGGGATAGAAGGAATTGAACCTTCTCAAAGTGTTTATAAGACACTTTCCGTCAAACCGTTCGGACCTACCCCAATGCTAAGAATCTCGTAATCCTCAGCCCAGTTGATATTGGGAGAAGCTTTGAAAGGATTTTTGACTCTTAAACGCATACTACCTGCTGGTGCGTCATCAACTGGAATCCAGTATACCTTGTTTAAGTCAGGCGAGTACACGGCAAACAAATCAGCTTCACCTTTGTAACCCTTGTGGACATTTGTGAAAGGACTAATGCTAACAGTGTTGAATACAACACAGCCGTTATCAATTCTGCCAGTTTTGACTTGGATTCGTGTGAAGTTATTGTTTTCTTCAACAACCATATCATATCGCTGGTTGTCTCCAAACGGCAGCAGAACTGTTTTTCCCTGCTTGATTAGCTCGGCTAAGACAACAGCTTCACTTATTTCTCCGACTGCTTTGCTATTCACTAATCTCCTTGTGCTGCTCTAACCGACTGAACTACCGCCCAATGATTACTAAGATTCTTTTTCTGCTTTCTCGACAAGAATCTTAGCAGCGGCAAGCGCGGCCAATTCTGTCTTAGTAAGAGTCTTAGGATCTCTCTTTTCAAGTTCTTTAATCACCTTAAGAGCCCTTGCAAGAGCATCTTCCACTACAGTCCACCTACTTTCCATCCACGGTTAGGTACAGTATCTACAGGTTCACTAACCCACAATACATCCCATAATACAGCAGGTGCATGCTTTAAAGTTACCCTGTCACCTATTTTAACATCTTTATCAACCCAGCATGTAAGATGGGTGTCGTGTGCTTTTAACTTGACTTGTATCATGTGAGTCCCGTGGGATTTGAACCCACAACTCCCAACTTAAAAGGATGGTACTCTGCCAATTGAGTTAGAGACTCATTTTCCCTGAGCCGTACTGATTTTTCCAACCTCGAATAGCCAACTGCTCAAGGTTATCGGCTTTCGATTTCTGAGTATGATGAACTGCGCATAGAAGTTGGCACTTTTCAAGTTCAGCTAGAAATCTTACTTTAGCTATAGACCACATTTTGTTGACAGGAACCTCTTTGTAAACCCAGTCTATGTGGTCTATTTGCAAGTTTTCCGTTGTTTCACATATCGCACACACTCCACCTAGCAGTTTTTTAGCAAGAGCCATTCGCTCCGCATAGCGTCTTTGCATGTATGTATTCATGTAATTGTTATAGTCTTTAGAAGGCATATTTAGTTGTTTTTCTTTTTTGGCTGCATATGTTCTGGAGCAGGTTTCTTACACAAAGAACATCTAAGGACGCCTGTCACTCTGTCTTTAATATAAAAATGTTTACCATTCTGGCAATTACTGTTACCCATACTACTTCACTTTTTTCCAAATGTCAACTAGAAGATTAACGCAGGCTATAATAGCTATTCCTGTACCTAGTCCGCTACCAAAAAATACCTCAAATCCGTGTTCCCAACCCATCTGTCCCTCCTAATATAGAAAGTACCCTGAGAGGGATTCGAACCCCCGACCTTATGCTTAGAAGACATTAGCTCTATCCACTGAGCTATCAGGGCTTGGTTTAGCAACGACACTATTAAGCCGCCGTATGCTAAACGGTATACGCATGTTTACAGGCTGCAGTCCTAATATCTAGAATTTTGCTGTCAGAACCTCAAGTCCAATAAGTCATGCCTGACTTTATGCTCCGCACCGTCAAGGACTCAAGACGGTGCAACCTTCTATATACAGAAGACCTTTCATCCGGATTTCATATCTGTACGGGAGCGCGCCCTGACCTGGACTCGAACCAGGGACCGTCACTTTAGGAAAGTGTTATTCTATCCTCTGAACTACCAGGGCGTAAAACTATTTTTCCTTCTGCTCTTTCTCTAGCTTAACTACTTCCCTTGTACGACGAAGCACTTCAGCCTTAAGCTTTTTAACCATAGCATAACTATCCGGGTTTCCGCCATTGCGGTCTTTGATTAGTTGTATAGCCTCAGCCAAATCGGATTCAGCATCCGCTAGAAGCATCTTAGCCAAACCTAGAGTATCAGCCATTCTTTCCTCCATCTCTTGTTTTCTATGTTGGGGAAGAGGGACTTGAACCCTCGGTCTTTTCCTTATCAGAGAAACGATTTCACCAGCTAATCTACTCCCCATTGTTACTGTGGAGTCAAGAGATTTGAACTCTCCACCCATAGTGGCCAATTACGGGTTACACCATTACCCCAGTACACCCAGAGGGAGTCGAACCCCCATTCCTAGATCCGTAGTCTAGTGCCCTGTCCATTGAACGATGGGTGCATGTACTAAATTTGACGAATGAGACTTTACTTATCAGTGTATTCTATGATTCTCTTGTACGGGCTTTAGTACGTGCCCTTGGGCGAACATCGAGAATTGAACTCGAATATTTGGTTCCACAGACCAATGTTCTACCATTGAACTATATCCGCCATGGGTCACGCAATTTTATGCTTCTTGCGTGGAACAGCTTCTGTATTTACAGCTACAGATCAGCAGGAGCCCTTTTGTTCCGACATCTTGTAAAGCGCGCCCGGAACGGGTAATGCTCATACCTAGCAGGGCGACAGGGACTCGAACCCCAAACTGCGGTTTTGGAGACCGCTGTTTTACCATTAAACTATCTCCCCAAGTGAGAAACGCACTTACCTATGCGCAGAATTAACGCCGCCTTCCCCATCCGGCATTATTGCGTTAAGCATAACCACCCATGCGATAGCCGCCGATATCGCCCTAGAACCCTCAGCGCATCTCTCTTTGTTGTTATGTCTAATACCCTACCACACGTCCGGCCCTTTGTCAAATCAAGTGACTGAGACAAAAATCCGCGTATCGTCACCCTTCGGGCGAACCACCGTACCCTGGGGCAAATCGGACATTCGGGACGTAACTAGTTTTCCAGACGTCCCTCGAAGATCCATCTCATGCATGTGATAGCGTTTGCAGAAACATTCATCCCAGTCAGATCCACCGGGGAGGTAAGCCTTGCACTCAGGATCGTGCTTAGCATTAAAAGCATTAACCGTTTTGTCAGCCTCTTGTTTATCAAGAGTAGTCATAATACACTGATGGTAACTATCCCACGGAACTTCAGCGCATACTACGTAGCAGATCACTTAAGGAATGTTTCTATCTTGCCGCGCTTCATGAATTTTTCCATGTCAACTTCACCAAGTACGTTGGCTTCTATAAGTTCAACCTTGACATCGTATTTTCTTGGCTCATCGAACCCCGCGTAAACATATGTCTGCACAGCCATTTGCAAACCACCATAACGCACTCTTGGCTTGCTTGCCCATCTAAACCTAGGGTTTATCTCTGTTCTCGTAACCCTGAACAGATGACGCTTATTGTTATCGTACATTAATCCTCCTGATTGAGCCATTCAAAGTCAGCTTCGCTAAGCTGGCCGCCAGTAGACGGTGATACATATATTTTAGGATGGCGCGGCCTGTACTGACAACGATACACCCATATACCAAACACTTCAGCATGTACCATAGGTACACCACAGCATTCAAATGTCATTACGCTTCCCCCCAAAGATTCGAACTTCGATTCATGGTTCCAAAGACCACTGTCCTGCCATTAGACGAAGGGGAATAGAGCTTCCGCCCCAAGATTCGAACTTGGAACCACATGGTTCAGAGCCATGTACTCTGCCAGTTGAGCTAGACGGAAATATGCCGCTTACGCGGCTGTTGTATTTAACTCGATAATACCATTTATGTCAAGTGCTTCAGTTTGAACAGCTAGCATCTGACTATTTTTCATGTAGCGCTTCTGCCTGTCCTGAGCTTCCTGGCGTTTACGTGCCTTTTCTGCTTGCATAACACCTTTGTTAGGACCATATTTACGTGGCGGTCCTTGCGGGCCTGTGAATTTATACCACTTATCCAAAACTCTTCTCCCACCATTCGGCGAATACAGGACCGTTGAACTTCAGAACATGGCGAAGCTTGTTACGCTTGCGGTGACCCTCAGCATTATAACGCATATGCGACGGCTTCTTGCGCTTATTACCTGTTTTGCTATGTGCCATCATACCCCCTTAAGCTTCGCTGTGGTCGTACGTAACTCCCTTATTAGCACATTTAACACAAATATGTAGATTAGCTTGTGCGTCACTCATAAGTTTGTTAAATCTCATTTTATATTCGCAGTGCTTGCACCTGTAAACGTATGTCACTTTCCCTCCAGCCACAACTTCCAGAAATCGTCGAGAAGTTGCTTCTTTATGTCTTCTGCCATTTCTTCCGCTAGATTCCATTCCTCTATAGGAATGCTATGTTTCACACGAAATTCTTCGGCATGGCGTTTAGCATCTTCTAGAGCTTTAGCCTCAGCTTTAGCATCCATTTTCCTCCTGTCGAGCCAGATATCGGATTTGAACCGATGACCGCATTCTTACCATGAATGTGCTCTACCGACTGAGCTAATCCGGCTTGTGGCGTCAGTAGAAATGCTAGTTTAAAGCGCTACTATATCTAGTATTTCTTGGGGCTGCTGTCGGCCGCACCAGTTATTCCCCTTTAGAGCCACCTAACGGATTCGAACCGTTGACCTGCTCATTACAAGTGAGCTGCTCTGGCCATCTGAGCTAAGGGGGCGTATTTCTAATTGTCCTTACGGTACAAGTAAGTTGTAGTACGACAAGCAGGGCATTCTTTCCTGATAACTTTGTCAGTGTACTTAAGTTCTGATATTTCTTCGCAAAGAAGACATTTGTATTTATTCACGCTCTCACATCAGGACTCGAACCTGAAACCTATCGGTTAACAGCCGAACGCTCTGCCAATTGAGCTATGCGAGATTGATGGGGTGGGCTTTTTCCTGTATCCCTTGCAACAGTGCGGTGCCCACTTGAACCATTAGGTGCCATTAGCGGTTATTGGTTTTTACTGCCATCGATTTTGATTGATTTGAGACTTAGAAAAGAGACTGTCAGGTAGTCCGCCTGACAGAAAGAACACTACCAGGCCAGGGATCGCTTGTCAAATCGGACATTTCAGGACAGGTCGGACAAAGCGTAGGAAATCTCGTTGTACGCTGAATCTATGGCAATCAAAAGATCATGAAACTTACCATCAGGATCAGGCACTTCTTCTATATCATTTGTTATATCGGTTAGGGTTAATAGCAGCCCTTTAACTAAATCTTGTACTTGTTTCATATATATTATACTCCTAAAAGTCGATCCATGGTGTGCCCACAGCGAAAGTAGGTATACCGAGGGACTGCCACATTCTCAGAACTTGCGGTCTGTCGTCTATAGCGAACTGAATATCGTATTTCGGTTCTATATGATTACGGTAAATTTCTTCCTTCACTATGTAGTCTTTCCTGTAATCAGGCAGACCGTTAGCCAGCCAGTCAGGACGCATAAACAGCTCATTGTCGTAAGGCGTGAAAACATTCTTACCGAGCCATTCCTTTGTGTCGTCACGGCTTCTCTCCGGTCTTCCTGATACAAAGACGCAGGTAACGTTATCTGGTTCTGAAGGAGACAGAATAAGACTAGTTACGACATGGATGACATGAGGATTAGGTTTGTCAAGCATAACTTTATCGTAATCGAGATGTCCCCTGATGCCTTCGTGGTCCGCCACTGTGCCATCTATATCACATATGAATGCTTTTATTTTATTCATTACCCTCCAAGCAACAGCCGTCGCATCCGTGAACAGATACGTCTCTTTTAATTGTCTTGTTGAATGCTACATCATCAGGGTCAGGGTGACCAACACCGTGAGGACACAGCCTTTCCATCTTCTTAGCATCTGCTCTCCAATTCTGCGGCCATGCAGTCATATGATGATCGGAAGGGTTATGAATGCAGCAGTTACGTCCCTGGCACATTTTACTGTTATGCACTCTAAGAGTCTGGCCGCCGACAAGGGTAACATCTTCCATGTCAAGTATCTTCTCTGCTGAATCCCAGAAAGCATCCCATTCGTACTCTTCCATAGACCTGCCGACATGCCATGTGTAGGTGGCGTTGTTAATGTCAGGAGAACAGAAGTAGCACGGGTAAGCTTCAAATGACTTTTTCCTGGATTTCATCAGTGAAGCAGCGTGCTTGTGTGCTGTCAGGAAATCAGAGTGCTTAACCTTGGTGCCGCATGTTGAATCTCTGCCGTAGTATCTTCCCGCTGCAAGGTGTACTTTTATTTCCTTATCGGTAGGATAGATTAGTTCCAGCGGAAGGTCTATCATCTCTTCCTAATATCGTATGTGCGTCCGGTTACTTTGCGGTTTGACATTGACTCGTTAAGCATAACAGCACGTCTAGATGCTGATGACTTGAACAGGAAACGGTGAGCGTTATATGCTAGCTCCTCTGTTTCCTTGATGTAAATTTCCCATTTCTTAAGCACTTATAACCTCAAACTGCTGTGTGTGAGCCGCTACTGATGTTCTTACAGATTTCTTAGCCTTGGCGATTAGGTGCTTCGGCGGAGTTGTCCGTGTAGCAGTAACAGGGGTAGGCTCATTGCTTACCTGGTTCCAGGTAGTCATCTCTACTTTGTCGAAATGTTTCGGGTGTACCATGTCATGACCTTCATCAAGGTCGCACACAAGTATAACTTTTCCTGTCACAGCACTTCTCTTGTTTGACTTGCAACGAGCCATGATTCTCCCTACCTGTTGAAGATTATGTTAGCCGCGTATACCAGTGACATTCCGTATGTCATCAGAATTGAGTCTAGCCGGTCTGGTGCTTCTTTGTCTGACGTGATTTCCCTTCCAACTTCAGCCAGTAGCCTGCCTGCCGTGTACAGTGCGGTTGCGGCGCTGTTCTTGTCTAGTTCGTCACCCAAGGCTGTTGCGAAAGAAGAACCTCCCGTGCGTACTAATGACATATCCGTACTATTAGTATTACTGTCTACTATTGCAGCTAATTCCTTAGAAGCGTTTACTGCTTCTTCTAGACTACAAGTATCTTCACTACTCAATATATCCTCCTATATTACGACTGTATGTGTATGACCAGTGGTGACCACTGGTACCATGTCTCTGTGCTATGTGTGGTATGAGGCTACCACAGACATCGGCATTTGTCAAATCGGACATTTCGGGACATACGCGCATATAAAGGTGCGAAAATCTGGACTTGACAAGACGGCCGGTCCATGATAGTCTGATGACATGATCGTACACGTGGACACATGGAGGGAATCGACACATGGAATTTGAGAACGGAACAAGGGTATCGTTCGAAGTAACAGGAACAGTCATCAGTGACGAGTCGTTCCTAGACAAGATGGAAGAAATCTACGGGCCTGTAGCTAAGAGTATGGACATAACGATGTCAGGACGTGACTTCACCAACATACTTCTTGACAACGGAGTTGTTACCCGGATTGATACAACAGAAGACGAACTGGGTATAGCAGTTAGCAGGGTAAAGCCTCGCTACTGGCCTCCTAAGAGAGATGATGTATGGAGAGACGACCATGACGGATCTTGGTATGTAACCGAAATGGATTTCGGTAACCGTAAGGGAACACGTATGAAGCAGTTTACAGGAGACGGAGAAGTTGTCCGCAGTTCTGTTGTTTTCTTGCAGGAAAACGTGCACCCTTACCTGCTTATAAGAGACGGAGAGTACCTAGGTGTTAGTTAAAGGCAAGCCGCTTAAGCTTACATATGCTGGATCTGTAATATCTGTCAACTCCGACAGAAAAGCAACAATAGCCAATATAACCGTTATGCTGAACGGAACTTACTACGTGGCTACCGGAAGTAGCTGGAGAGACAGTGGAGACCCTTACGACAAGACTAAGGGAGATCTTATCGCATTCAGCCGGGCTGTTGAAGAACTAAGAGACGTTCTGAAAGAAGAAGTAAGGAAACTAGGAGACTAATGGAGACATTCAACTTCACCAAAGCCGGTTACGCATATCACTTAGGGAATTTCCAGTTCTACTGGATTTCCAAGGACACCTACTATGAAGTAACACATTACGGCAGGACTGGAATTATATGTCAGGTGCATCCGTACAAAGGAGAAGAAGGCACTCTAGGGCAAGACAGTAAAATGTTCACCGTAATAGCTCACGACTATCCCGGTGTAGGAAAACTTGAGCAGATGGTGAAAGGCGCGGATCTTCTGGAATACATAGATTCAATTCGCATGGGAAGAGGAATGTAAAATGGCAATGGCGGCTCTAATTGCGGCGAACGTGGTAAATCAGTCGGCGGCAACTACAGCCGCTAAAGTCAGATCAAGATACGCTAAGTTCGATACTAGTCTTCTGTACACTGTTAACGACGATTACTCCACCCACCCGTATCCTACTAACGAGGAACTGGGGATACAAGATGTTACTCGTACTACTCTAGGTCAGCCGGTACTTAAGGAGGACAAGGATGTCTACGGTCTTCCTAAAGCTGAGACAAGGTGGGAAGTATTCAAGAAGATGTGGATTCCCAACTTCAAGTACAAGGGCAGGAGACGTAAATGATAGAAATATCAGAAGGTCTAGTCAAGGTAAATTACGTAGAAGCATTACACGAAACAGACGAGTTTGTTGTCTACATGGTCAATACTGCTACTAAGAGACCTGAAGTCATAAGCTGGAATAGCTCTATTGTTACCCTTCTTCCTGCTGACAAAGACTGGGGCATGATTCGTCCCATGGACTACACGGTTATCCGGTTTCCTGAGAAATTTGGATATACATCAGTGTACCAAGAGGAGCGGTACTGCGTGTTCTTCATACAGTTCAAGACAGAGCACGGTACGATAGTATGGGAGAAGGATGACACAGGTAGTTAACAGCATAGGATACGGAGACGGCTTCCAGTACAATTTATCATCTCCGGTGGTAGTGAACACCGGAGATACTATGCTGGTAAACGGCACTCCGTTGACATATGACGGACGTGGATGGAATTACGGTTATAACACGATTTCATCAGGATCAGCAAACGGAACATGGAATGAGGAAAATATGAATAACGTGGCAAATGTTTACGACAACCTTATCTTTACAAGAAACTGGTGCTACGAGCCGTGGTCGGTTACCAATATCAAGACCGGCAAGGAAGTAGGTAAGGTCTACGAGGTTAAGAGAGGTAGTCACGTAGGACTGAACAACAACAGCAGTTTTTACAGTGTCCTGGCTGACGGAAAGATCACTTACCCTCTTCTTAGCTGGAATGCGCTTCTGGAGAAGCTTGGGGGATAAGAATGCCATTCTGGCACGAATGGTAGTAAAATGATAGTAGTCACAACTACTATCACAGGAGCTTTAATGGCAACTATGTACTCACCAAGGCATTCAGCTAACTCAATGCCAAGGGTGCAGCCCTTTGCCGGGAACAACACCAGGAACTTACAGCCACAGCAGTTTGGTACCGGAACAAGGTCAAGCGGTAATGTCAATACAGGATTCAATCCACTGACATATCAGGGCGGTGCTCACAGAGCAGGATCAGGCGGCATATTCAACATGTAAATGAAAGGGACTTCGGTCCCTTTCAGTATTTTAGGAGGAAAGTGGGACTTTACTGCATAGAGAAATGCCCTAAGTGCAGAAAGAACGTGTGTAAGTTCACCAGTAATCATGGTCACAACCTAAGTAAATGGCAACACGAATGCAAGGGCTGCGGAGGAAAATGGGATGTCTCGTTTGTTCCGGGGAAAGACTAGAGTAAAACTTTCAGTAGTAGAAGATCACTGGCCGGAAATTCGTATAGTAGAAGATATACCTGTAGAAGGTATTACGCCGCAGGCTCTTATAATCCGCGTAGGGAGTGTCTTCACTTACGATTCAGATCCGAAGGCAAGAACAGGAATATGGGTAAATTACGATTCTGGCGACGGAGACAATCTCTACGGGCCGGTACTGATGGATTACGAAAGCTGGAAAAAAGTAAACAAGCACGTAAAGAAGCGATGGAGGGACAGAACATGGCCAATCTACATCTGGTTCGACAAGATGACGGCGAAATTGTCCGCGTTGGACATACAGTTGAGATAAGCAAAGTCATAGAAATTACAGATATACTCAGCACCAATTCTTACAAAGGTAGTGCCTTTGTAAAAGGCGATGACGGAAAGCGCTATCTAGTAGGAACAGAATGGGACTTCAAGTTCGCTACTCCTAAGACATGGCCTCCGAGACCTGGGGATGTATGGAAGACCAACGATGTTAAATACGCCGCTATAGCACGCGGTGACATTATAGTGCTAGAACCAATGACAACCAATGACAGGAATGTCGTACTTCCTTCAGATTTCGGTTCGTTCCTCGCGCAGAACCCAATACTAGTCTACCGCGAAAGGTAAGCTATGGACATCATAAAAGGAAGTAATGTAAAAGTTACCCTTAAAGGTATCGTGACGGAAGTAGTTCAGGGAGGATTTTGGATCAAGCACCCAGATAGTCCTAACTCAAGTTTCATCTACACGGGTCATGGGGTCACTGTAGAAGACATGCCCCTAGAAAGCCCAGAGAGCCAATCTGGGAGGGTTTATAAGCTAGACGAGTCCGGGGCAGCAGTTAGGGCTTAAAGTCGATCAGCGTGGCTGTACGGGCCTTACAGGAGGTACTATGAACAAGGAAGAGATCGTAGATGAGATACATAAAAAATTTTATTCCGAAACTAGCCTTGAGCCGCTTCGCCAGGCATATGATTTCGGTTACGAAGAAGGCTACCGTGACGGCTTCAAAGATGGTCAGTACGAAGCGGATCACGGATACCGGGAATGAAATAGACCAGGTGTGGTCGGACGCTGAGATAGGATACTATCTAAGGCAGATAGCTGACAAGATAGACCCTAATCCTCAGTTCAAGGAGATTTAATGAAATGCGGTTTCAAATGCCCCTCATGCGGTGGAAATTGCAGTAAGGACTCGGTATCCGGTCTGCACTACTGTAAAACTCACGGCTTGTGGCCTAAGATGAAGTAGGCGGCAAATGCGAGCTAATCTTATAAAACTTATGATACCGAAACAGTGCCCGGAAGAATGCGGCACATGTCATCATCAGTGCATACAAGACAAAGGTCATAATGTAAAAAAGAAAAAACATATATGCTTCTACGGCCATGAGTGGCAGTAATGGAAAAATTCTGCATGATGCCGTGTCCTTACTGTGATAGCTGCTGTCAGTTGCTGTGGCTGCACATACCAATGGTTGTAGAGCATGTATGCGCTAGAAGGCACAGGTACACAAACGATGACGTGCTCAAGCCAGTGTGAAAAATGCGAAGGTATATGCACTCAGCTCAGCAAACATGAAATGCACAAGTGCCCTGTAGGACACAAATGGAAAAACGAATGGTGGGAAGAATAATTTCCAAGATAGAGGACTAAATTTGCGTAGGTCCATACTGAAAACGCCGTGCTCTAAATGCGGATGCTGGCATGACATAAGAGGCGCAAGACCTCACTGTGAAAATTGCAACTGCAATCATGTAGGAGCGGGCAGCCGTGTAAACGGTAAATGCCCGTGCTGCGGATACTGATGCCAAGGCTTAAACTACCGCCTGGAATACCCGACCAGTGCGAAGAAACAAACAGATGCCCTGTATGCGGCGATGACTGTATAGAATACAAAGGGCACAGACCGAAAATAAAACATCTGTGCATTAAATGGCATGAATGGGAGTAGAAAATGGCAAGAAAACCGTGTCCTGAAAAATGCCCTGTATGCGGAGGACAATGCCGGTGGACAGCGGGACATGTGATACTGGACAACACATGGCACCAGTGCTATGTCAACGTTACGCATCCATGGCCTAAAACAGAAGACTAAATAAGAAGGGAGGATGAAATGAGAAAATACGTGATGCTTTACCTGTTCGGGGTTGTCATGTTCTACGTGTTGCAGTCAGTAAGCCCCGCACTTGGTTTCATGACTATGGCTGCTTCATTTAGTCTTCCCTTCCTTAAATACTCACTGCGGGCAGCCAGAATAGAAGACGAAAGATGCAGGAGTGAAAATCTCAGGGGAATACGCTGATGGTTGACTGCAACTACAAGTGGACTAATACTGACCCCAACGCAGAAAGAGGACCCGACGGCAAGAAACTGCACCCTTTTCACATATGCACTAACTTGGCTCACGCTTTGGGAACGCACAAATGCAAATGCGGTGTAATCAAAGTTAAAGACAAAAGAAATTGAAAAAGGAGGAGACATGGATTATTTCCACAAAGGCGATCTTGTTACGGTCACTATCAGGAACTTTAAGGTTATGGAAGACGACAGTCTGAGAGGTGTTCACGACGGCATAGCATATTCAACAAGAGCAGGAAGAATATCTGACGAAATTTTCCTGTCACAGTACAGCGGAGAAATCTCAGCTGTCAAGGAAACACGTGCCAGCGATTTCCGTCCGAAGGTAGGAGATATCTATAAGGCAGACGGCAAGATCTGGTATGTCAGGAAATACAACGGTTACAGCGGCACAGTAGTAATCGAAGACGGAGAAGGAAACTCTTACTCTGACGACAAGTACAACTTGAGCAACGAACTGGAAAGTTTCGGAAGGAAAATGCCCAGGCTACTGGTAAGAGACGGCAAGGAGGTTTAATGAGCAGTCACAGATGCCAGGAAAAATGCTGCAAATGCGATTATCAGTGCTGTCTTCTGAAAGACCACGCAGGGTACGAGTTCATAAAGAAGCACTATTGCTCAGTGCATTTCTACATGGTAGATCCAAGACCGTCTGAGTAAAAGGAAACATGTCGAAACTAAGCAGAGAACAGCAGGCATCAAAAAACGGGGGATGGTATTCCTGCACTTCCAAATGCCCTAAATGCGGCAGGGAATGCAGCACGTTCACAGGAAGAACTCCCTCCGCTGAACATGAAAAGCACATGTACTCCTCTATGCCAGCGCACTCTAAAATAAGAGGCGGCGACAATCACAAGTGCACTAGCTGCTGGGTGTACTGGGCATAGTCTAGCAAAGGAAAAATACAATGGGTATGAGAAAAAACAACAACGGCCGGTGCCCTTCACGATGTGACAGAGGGAAACTTACCGACAGATGCACAAACCAGTGCAATCTACAGATCAACCATCACCGTGATTTCTATTACGATGACGATGATAACAAGATTCCGCAGACACCAAAGAAAATGCACGACTGCGGCAAGCACTAATGGCTAATATTGACCCAGACTGCACTTATCAGCAGTGCGGGCACAGAAGAGGCAGCACTACAGGACCGCACTGTATTGACGAAAAATGCCCCAACTGGGTTAACAAATGCGAGAAACACCGTACAGACGGCAAGAATGGAAGTACAATGCCATGGAGATCAAGGAAGCCTGACAAGTGAGTAACGTATGCGGGATACAGTGCCCTTACTGCGAAGGGCACTGTAAAATTAAACACAAATACAAGCCGCAGCATCATATATGTGATACGAATGATTTCCATACATGGACAACTAGTTAGGAGCAGCAGTGACTGACGTGGTACTTTGCGAAAACAAATGGGTTTCGCTTATAGAAAGAACACTAGACGGACATGACCCTTACGTGTACTCCCATGAAACCAGATGCCAGGGAAGAATAGTCGCGCTGCTTCCTTACAGGGTTAAAGTTGTCAAAGGCATCTGGGAAAACACAGAATACAGGGAATATCTAGTTAAAAGCGAGATGACCCCGTGCTGGACCCCGGAAAGGATATACAGTGCTATCACAGGAGGATACGAAGGCGGTGACATAGCCGATGACGCTGTTAAGGAAATGCTAGAAGAAACCGGCTATGTTATAGACAAAGACGAACTAATAAGTCTGGGGACAAGTTACGCCAGCAAAAGCTCTGACACCGTATACAGCCTGTTTACCGTAGATCTTACCGACAAGCAACCGGGAGATGCTAACGGAGACGGAACCGAAGAAACACAGCAGTCAGTATGGATCAGCGGCGAGGAAATAAAAATGATACAAGACCCGCAAGTATCCGTTATGTACATCCGGTTGCAGCACTGAAATAAAGGAGGAACAATGGGACTTATAATGTGCGATGCGAAATGCCCGTCATGCGGAGACAAATGCCAGTGGACAAAATCATGGCACGCCAGATATCCGGGTGACGGTCATGTATGCAAGAGATACAAGCATTTGTGGCCGAGATAGGAAAATCAGATGACTGAAGAAATACAGCAAGCCTACCGTGATCTAGACGCGGCGCTCACACGTATCAAAAACACCAAGCCGGGAAAAACAACTAGCGGACTGGAAGCACTGTACGGCAACGCATACTCCAGACTAGTACGACTCGGTGAGCGGCCTAAACTAAGAGGAAAATACAGGATTCAGTAAATGGCTGAAGAAATGTTCAGCAGCGAAGAAATCCGTACAATAATGTATGAAGTTAACGCTCCAGGAATGCTGAAAGTAAAAGACAGATACGGGATGCCGGTACTAATACCCGCCCAGTCAGTCACAGAAATATTCCCTAACTGGGAAGGTAAAATACACTACAAAACAGCAGGCGGCTCATACTACACCGGCCCCTACAGGCATACCTACGAAATACGAAACGAACTGGAACGAGTAGCAACACTAATAGCTTAAGACTCCAGCAAGGAAAAACAATGACACTTAAACCAGGAAACAGAATAGGCATCCCCAAATGTACCTGTCAGTGGACAGACAGAGGCGACTACGAAGGGCAAGGCGGAAAAGGGCCAAAAGATTCTGATATGGAAAGAAGAGAGTGGATGGGCAAAACATACTATCGTCTGATAACTAGTCATGACTGCCCAGTACACAGTTAGGAAAATTCATGAAAATAAAACAGCGCTTCAGTGAACTGATGACGGTATTAATGGTCATAGGAGACCAGATTATGGGCTTGAGGCAGGATATAACAGAACTTAGGAAAGAGCTGGCGGAATACAACGGCAGAGAAGCTAAAGATATTACGATGCGCTGGGAGTAAACAGGCTCGCCGCCACCTAAATAGAAAGAAGGAACATGGAACAACTAAAACCAGTAGTACAAACTAATGATGTAAATTTTGGATACAAGCTGAAAAGGCTGCTGGAACTAAACCCAGGTAAGCTAATCAGAAACACTAGTCTATCAACAGCGCTATCTTGTGCTACAAGTCAAATCACAGGAGCTATAACACATCTAAATAGAAGACTAGACACGGACGTGCATTTCGTAGCTCAGGAAATACCAGGAGCACCAAGAGGACTGTACTACTATGGCCCGAAAATTCAGCAGGATGAACTACTAAAGATGCTGGATACATATACAGGTGTAGATGACCTAGAGATTCCCTGGTAATGTGCTACAACCAAATTTAAGCTAAAAACCAGCCGATTATCACTTATGGTAGTCGGTTTTGGTGTTTCTAAGGCAAAAGCAAGTGTTTAACGTATGTAAAAATCAAACACTTTTCCTTCCACTGGCTACTGAGAGTGACAATGATAGTAGTCTGAATGTGCTACATATAATGCCATACCACCCTTATGTACTGTCTAACTGAGTCTAAAATCCCTGCGTCTCTAAAAATTTTACGACCCTATCTACTGTTTTACTGTAAAATTGCTAAAACATTCAACTCAGATCTGGTCTCCCCCACTCTCAGAAACGGACATTAAGGATGGGGGGGTACATAACGGACATTAACTGTAACGGGATGATAACGAAATGGATGTGTGACTTGACAATGCAATACTTGTATGAATGTGAATGTGTGCAGAGTATGTATGCATGTCTATGTCGTCATGTTTCACGTGAAACTTGGAGGAAATTGCTGCCTGGCTATATTACGTGTGTATACGCATATATCTATGTTGTGTTAATCATACTCATGTTAGTTACTGGTTATATTTAAGGGTATTAATAATTCTAGTGGGCGGCGGCAGAGAGTAACGGGTTATTGCTAAAAGTAACTCCCCTCTGTACGGGGCAGAGGGGAGGCTAGGAGCGGCTGAACTAGTGGGGGGTTGTCCGGGTACCTAGGGACTGGTCTAGATGGCTTAGCGTGTCTCTGCGGCCCATCCAAGGGGTAACAGGGACAGTGAAGCCCTTGCATATCCACCATGGGCAAAGCTGACGGAAAATGGCCTCCCCGCAAATGCATTTAGCGGCTTGCCAGTAACCAGCGGTAGAGACTGGCTTATTGGCGTTAACGTGAAAATGCATTAGCTGATAACCAGCGCTGTGATTACGGAGATACCGGCCATGGCGAGGATAGAGAGAGTGATAGCCGTTTCGTCGTTAATAGTTGGGCGGGGAAAACTCAAGCTCCGGATAAAGCGACTGGCCTTATTGCGGAGCTTGATTAGCGGGGTAAACAGGTTATCGTCAGCCGTTACCTCTGCCATACGGTACGAATAAGGCATTCCGTCATAGATAACGGGTAGCAGTGTGGTTTCAGTAATCGATGCTTTACGCGGCATGGTCTTGGTGTGCTTAGGCGCGCGGGTGTTAACGGGCATAGTAGGAGCATGCATTTCCAGAGTCCTTAAATGAAAAGAGGGGGGCATTTAGCCCCCCTCTGCCGGATTTGGTTACTTGGCTTCGGTAGCGGGGATAACAGCACGCTCGCCAGCGTTGAATTTATCCGGGGTAATGCCGGTAGCGGTTTGGAACTTGATAACCACATCCTGAGACATCTTGCCCTGGTTGCCGATGGGGTTGCCGTTAGCACCCTTCCAGCCCATCGCAGACGCATAGGCGCGTACATGCTTCGTGTATGCGTTGCCCTTACCGGAGTTAGCGTTGGAATTGGCTTGAGGCTTCGGACGCGCGCCTAGGAGTGAGAGAAGTTCAGCGACCGGGCCGCCACGAAGGAAAGACCAAAGTGCGGTGATGGTGGCGAGCGGAACCGAGGAAAGCGACGCGATGACGAAAAACAGGTTGCGGTGATCGTTGTCCATAAAGAACGACTCAAGTGCAGTGAACGTGTCATTGTGCATGTCCACGTCCTTCGTGAACGCGGTGGCGAATATCTCTCCGTTAGCGTCGATACGGGAGACAGTTACGCGGTAGGAGTTAACGTCAATCCATTCGCCGAGGTCATCGGTAACGCCACTGTAAACCTTCCCGGTGATGTCATCGGTAACGGTGATGGACTCGATAACCTTAACCGTGCGTGCCATTTTCGTTTCCTCTTTCTGAGTTGGTTTTGCGGTGTTTGCGGGTGGCTGGTTTAAATGGAATCGGCGAGGATATGGTTAGTGCCCCATCGGTAACAGTTGACAAGAGCCATTTTGCCGACGAAAACAGGCCCCTCTGTAACCGTCTCGAATACGCACTTGGTGAGCGTTTCAGCCTTGATTTCCCTGATCTGATAGAAGCCCTGAGAATCACGGATGATGTCCCCCACCTTGAAGTCAGTGGGACGCGCACCGTATACGCGCCAAAACCCCATGGTGCCAGGCTGTATACATTCCTGCTCCAAAAGGGCATCTATGTCCGTTCGGATGATCATTCTGTCTCACTCCGTTTCGTTTCGATCGGGCCTTACGGCAGTAAGCCTAGTCGGTTTCAGGGGTCGAAACCAAACTTTTGAGGGTTTTGATGGTCACAGGTTGATAACGCTTCTGAGGCTAGAAACGTGACGCCGTTATAGCTTTAGCCATGGCATCGCCGAAAACGGAGCCGTCCGTCTTATTGCGAAACAGAGTTGAGAAGTAAGAGCCGTTATCCCACTCATACAGTCCACGTGCAACCGTGTGCTCCCATATACGCCCGACCACGTATTCGTGCTTTCTGGGGTCGTAACCCACGAATACAACATACTCCAGCATCGAGTTACTGAATGGCGGGACCACGGTCACACTCTCGGAATACTGCGGAATCAGCGTAACCAAGTTATAGCCGTTAATCGTCTGCCGTGCGAGTATAGAGCTAATCCATTCCTGCATTTCGAGTGCCTTTCACGTGATGTTCGTTTTGGAGAGAGTTAATTTTAGGTTTACTCTGGAATTAAGGGGGAGGATAAATATCCTCCCCCTTAATCGTTAAGCAGCTACGTCAGTAAGCCAGTCGGACGCCTCTCCTAGACCGATACCGTACTTTGCACGGGTAATAGCAGTGTAAAGCAGCATTGCGAATTCGGGGGAAATAGCATCCTCCAAATCCACATCTTTATCTTCAGCGGGGTTTTTGAATCCCACTAGCTGAACATAATCGAATTCTTGGCCCTTGGTGCGGTGTGCAGTAGTAATCTTTACATCTGCGTTTTCGTTTGTTACCTTGGAAAGCAGGTCTAGAATGCTTTGCGGCCCGTGTTCATCGATTAGCTTAACGCTAATCGCGTAATCTTCCCCCTCTGGATCTTCTTTAACCCACGTCTTGAATTGACCCCACGATGTGATACCAGCGAAATCAGGATTAGTGGGAATCATACCAGCCATCAGTTGACCGGATGTTTCCGCTAGGCTTTTCAGTTCTTCTACCTGATTTTCAGGCATAGAAACGGAGCGGCCTTTTTCTAGCTCCGAAATAGCACGCGCTAGAACATCGCTGTTAGTACGGCAGAGAATAGCCGTAGGGTTATCGATTGTCCTACGGATTTCGGAGGTAATAGCAGGATTGCCGATAATTGGGCTGACATTCTTACCGCTGAACGGCTGTAGGACATTTGCCAGCTCTGCGATTTCCTGACCGAAACGATAAGTTTGGTCAAGAGAAAGATAAAGAGCGTTTCTCAGGAATTCGGCGAACATGGCGTCTTTTGCACCAGTCCAGCCGTTTATTTCCTGGCACGGGTCTCCGATTAGTGCGATTGGTACCGTTTGCACACGAAGCCAGTATTCAAGTACCTTGAAAAGGTCTTGCCCTTCATCTACCACGCCACGCTTTGTGGTTTTAGCCATTTTCCGCCACGAAAACAGCTTAATGCAGTAGTTGAGAATGAAATTAAGCTGGCCGTTGTATGACTTAATGTCATCCCATGCTTTAGGCAGATAGTCATTAAGCTCACTACGGAGCACTTTCATATCGGTTGGCGTGTAACCACGAATGCCCTGAATATTCCATGGGCCGATATCACGGGAGTCTGAAAGTGCGTATTGCCTAAGCGCACGGGTAATGATTCGTGCCTGGGCAGTACGTGAAACGAAATTGCCGGACTCAGGCAGTTCGATTTCGGAATTGATTCCCAGATATGATGCCATCCTTTCAGAAGACATACCGTAGCGGTTATTAAGACGTGCTTCGTATTTCCCGCTGGACAGACCACGAAAATAGCCGTGGAAAGTAGAAACAGAGTTGCCCGTAAGGATTTCCTTAGCTTCCCCTACGATTGCCTTGTTAAAGGCAAAGTATTTGTATTCGGTACCGCCACCTTGGAAAGCGTTGGCGATAACACCTTTAGTCTTACCAGTGCCAGGACCAGCCTTTATAACCACGTGCTTAATCGACGGGTCTTTAAGGGCATTTACCGCATCCTGCTGCTGAGCATTTGGCTTGTGTGCCATTTTCTTATTCCCTCTCCGTTAAGGATTTAGCGGGCTGGTTTTTGACTGTAAAGCCATACTATGACAATAAAGGGAGTGGCAGACGCCACTCCCTTGTATCGTGACCATCTTGTGACTAAGTTGTGATCTTTGGGACTGATAACAGCATGATCAGTGAGTGACAGTCACTCTGTGATACGTAACGGCTACCCGGAAAGTATGCGGCTCACTCTCTGACTTACGAGCATTTGGGATAATGGAAATGCTTTTATGAGCATTTCCAACGCGCCATATCCCGTATTTGATTGCTTTGTCCAGTATTTCAGTGATACCCGTTTCGTAATCACCGTAGTAACATGCGGCTATCCAAAAGCGTGTCCGGTTGTATGAAACATTGCGCAAGATAACACGCTTTTGCGGGAAAACGCGTCGCATGACTATCCCTTAATGATGTAAGTACCGCAGATAACCATGTATTCGCCATCGATATCTGTCAGGTTAAACAAGATACCAAATCCGAACGACTGAGATACGTACCACCATTTGTTATCGTGAGGAAACGTTCCCTCAGTGTCGTTAAGATCGTAGTATTCCCCTTTGTACTTAACGAACGATACGGACTCCCGACCGTGCATAACAGCAATCCAGTCGATATAATCGAAATCATGCTGAGCGTATTCAGGAATCCAGCTAAGGATCTCGCGCGGCTGGTGATTAGTGGTAATAATAACTGGCACTTAATTACCCTTTTATCGTGAGATGTCTGTTTCGGAAATGTAGGAAGGTGTGGAGATAACGCGAAGTGTTTCAATTCGCGTAACATGCATTCCCTTGTCAGTGAAGTATTTTTTAGCATCTTCGATTGACAAGGCATTGACAGCTAGCGAATGGTGTTCACCTGTCGCATCTGTGCATTCCCCATGGCCCGTAGCGGGACAGTAATTAGTTTGCTTGTTATGAGGATTATGGAACGGGTTCTTTGGAGTTTTTATTGTCACTATGAACGATTGCATTTAACTACCTCCCCTTTGAAATCTTAACTCCGTAGGCCCAGTAAGAGATTTCCGGAGTGAAAGGCTCATGGCATCTGTCACACATCCACGACAGGAATGTACCCATAGAGAAATGCCCTTTAACGCGGCAGGTAACATGCTTGTGAAAGAATCTCATTTAATTACCTCCGTAAAGATCTTCTGGGCTAACATAAGCAGGAGTTAGAATCGCTGCCATTTTGTCACGCCACGTTTCCGGCAGAACATAATGAGGATTAGCAGGAGCATTTAGAATAGCTTCTACTCTGGCTTTCCTTGCCGTTTCTTCTGCATCTTCCATCTGATTTGCCATACCTAGACCCTACCACAGCTACAGGGCAGACGCAACAGGTAGATTACCTGCTCTTATAGACAGATATCTATAAGCTAGAGGCGTGTCTTGTAATCTGTAACCTGACTGGCTCTACTGAACCTTTAGCGATTAGCACGTCATAAAGGTTACGGCCGCAATCACATTTGGATGTGAAACCGAATCCGGCAACGGTATGCATTTTACCGCAAAAGCATCTGAAAAATCCTCTGATGATCATTATTCTCCACTAAAATAAGGAGCCAGAATCTTTTCAAGCGCATTATGCGCTTGTTCCTGAATTTCTATTGCCTGATCTTCAGTCCAAGGTATAACTATTCCATAGTTCACTGATATTTTCAGGGCACGGTCGTTAACCGTAGTATGATAAATAGCTCCAGGAGTCTTGCATTCTTCTGATGCCTTATACCTGTCTTCCATTTCCATGTTTGTTTCCTATACAGTCGATAGTTACTTGTTTTTAATGAGATTTGAGGCAGTTACGGATGCCAGCCGTAATACTAACCGAGCCAGTGAGCAAAACTTGGGCTGATAATTGCCCCGATAATACAGGCAACTATAATAACCAGCCAGAAAAGGCCCCAGCCGTTACGGTCTAGGTATTCCCAGATATTCACTCTGATGTCTCCATAGCGATTGTATTAGCGTTTTCCTCTGATGCACCTTGGAATCTAGCTTCAAGGTATTTCTCTGCGCTCATGCCCTTAACGGTATTGTCGTTATAATACCGCAGTTGGTAAAGGGCGCTGGCATCTGTCCAGTACACTACTCTAGTGCCCTTCTAGTTGTGCTTACCTGGTTTCTGCTGTAAAGATCAGCATTAAGTCCGTCTGATTTACCGTCACTGTAACCGGCATAATCCGTAACCGGCCTTCTGACAAACTTGACGTGTGGGTATTTCTCCCGCATAAGTTTATCTACTTCTGAGCGCATATCACGGAGAACTAGAGCAGTACCCGCTTGCTTGTTTTCTGCTTCTGTTTCCGCTTGCTGAGTAGCGGCTTTAAGTTGTTCGTTAATCCCAGACGCGAAACCACCCCAGTAAGATGTCTGGTATTTCTTGCTTGTGTTTCCCTGCTTACGTCGGCGAGCAGAACCAAGCTCGCCGACCACTACAGCAGAAATATACAGCGTTTGAGTTGCTTCGATTTCATTCTCGAAACCGAAAACATCGCATTCTGCTACTCCGTCGTTTTTAGCTGCACTTTTTCCTCTACCAGTAATTACCTGGCATCCGAAAGAGCGTGCTATTACAGCCAGAAGAGTTATCTTCTGAGTAACAAACGGCGGGACGATATAGAATTGCCTGACATCGGGCGCTAGCTTAACCTGCGCTTTGAGGGAAAGCAGTTTAGCGTCGATATTGTAAGTGTGCATGATCTCTGCGGCTTTTTGCAGACACCATTCCGCTTCTGATTCCGGTGTGTCTTCCCTTTGTGCGCGGGCCAGTAGCTTTTCTACTCTGTCCGCGTGGTCAGTGACTGGCATTTAATCCAACTCCACTAGCATAGTCAGCAGTTCATTTTCACGTATGAAAATAGTTTCTCCGCGCATAGCTGCCTGAGTTGTGTTAACTGCTGCTATTTCCTCTGTGCGTATTTCCGCAGATTTGGTGTTAAGGAAAGTAGCGGTGTAAAGCCTCTTCATCTAATCCTCCGTTCCACCTAAAACTTACCACCACCTACGTAGCCAAGTCAAGTCACAACTTGATAACGCAGATGATAGTAAATCTTGGTTTAACGGGTAAGACTCTCTATAAGAGTTGATGATTCTAGAGCATACATCCTAACCCTGAAACGAACATCATCACCAGCACGTGTATTTACATGAGTACCGCAAGTGACATCTAGCTTCACAATAATCTGGCCGTTTCCGTTATACTGCGAAACGATTTCCACGATTGAGTTGTCACCAGCCGTATGACTGCACCTGAAACCGTCTCGGGTAATACGATTGCATCGCAGATTCGACGGATCGATGGTGATGTCATTTACCCTGAGAAGCATTTGTTATCCCTAAAAGTAGTTAACTTGGATATTGTTATTGCCTACCTGATGGCCTTTTCTAGGCACGTTGACAGTAACGTCGGTAATATGCAGAGCTGTACCGTCGTACCTGCTGATTATCGATTCTTTTACAGAAGTCAGCATGCCTATATCCATCGGCTGGACATCAGCAGTTATAATGATCTGAATCTGTTCCATTTTGTTTAACCTTAACCTCTCCTATTTCGTAAACGTTCGGGTCGCGGTCTGGGAAGACGGAGATCCTAAACTCTTCGTCTTCGTTTTTAAGGATGTAAGGTGCGTTAATTCTCGGCTGCCTGAAATACTGCACCACAGACATAGCGTGATAATCAGTCTTGCCCATGTAAACCGTGATGAAGATAATCAGTTCTTTAAGATTCAGTTTCACTCTCTGCTACTTCTACGGATTTAACATGCAAAGCCGTGCCGTCGAACCTGTCTAGGATGGCAGACTTTACAAGTCCTTTGATTACGGGTTTGTCATGTGGAGTGACTTCCGCTGTGATCGTTATTATTATCTTTTCCACGTTGTCTAGTCAGGATTCGAACCTGAATTGTGGTAGCTAACCACTGAGCCATGCTGTAATTCTTTCATACAGCCCTAGACACCAGGTAGTTTATTCAAAGGTAACTACTCCCCTGAAAACCCTTTAAATCACTCGCTGTCGGTTACGGAATCAGTGTCTTCCGTCTGGCCGCGAGTAAGAAGAACATTGTAAACCATCTTCTTACCCTTGTTCTCTGATGTCTTCTTAGGGTCATAACCGACCGGGGAAACCGCGTGCTTAACCCAACTAGCCTTAACCGGGATTTCAGTGATGTTCTTGGCCCTAAGCCACGTGTTAACGCGGTTCTTAAGGTTAACGAAATCCTCATGCATAACCCAGGTAACATAACCGAATTCTGCACCCGCCTCTTCACCTTCCGGCCCGGTGATCTTGGTGAGGCATTCGGTAAGGTTGTTTGCGTCACGCTCAGAAAGAGGCTTAGCCTTGCCCTTTCCAGCGCTGTTGAATGCCTTGGTAGCCTTGGTGATCGTGGCGTTCGGGTCGTATACCGTGCCAGCGAAAAGCGTCTTGATGTCGTCAGGCATATCACCGGGAACCGAAGGACCACCCGTGTTGTTCGCGTTAAGGGTTTCCTGGTCGGTGTTGTCGGTAACGATTGGCGTTTCGTTCTGCTCGGCAAGCTTGGCAGCAGAAGCAGCAGCAGCACGCTCACGGGATGCAGTGGGCATTTTCTTTTTCCTTTTCTTGTTTGGCCGTCTTGGCTAAAGCCTACTTGGTGTTGCCTTGTCTGTCAACTCCGGATCTTGGATCACAACGCTTGGTGCTCTACGGCTACTCAGTGGCTTGTGTCCGTGTTCCTTGCTGACAGTCGTAAATCTATATCCTTGCAAGCTTCCTGTCAACCGATCTAGGTCACAGGATGGTAACGACTGATATGTCCGATTTGTACTAGTTTATGCAACCATGTTTACAGCAAGAATAAACGCTGGTATTGCGAATACATAAAAACTAGCGAGAGCCAGTAGTATAAGTGTGTCTCTTTTCTTAAGACAAGCGAATATGAGAGCGGTTGTCATAGACGCAACCGCCAGTGAATCTAGTGCGAGTAGTACATATGGCATGATTATCCTTAAATGAATATAGCCAGCCCTAGGGCTGGCTATATTCTAGTAACCGTTGTTATGCCAGTCTTTACGCCATATCCTTTTTTCTCTAGCACGTTGTGCTGATTTGTGTAGTTTAACGTAAATATTAGGCATACCATCATGGCTAGGGCAGCAGTACCACAGCCAACGGTGGTTTTTCATTGATGCTTTTCCCAGCATATTGGCCAAAAATTACTCCATTATGACGTGAGTAGTTTCGCATTCCTCGCAGAAATAGGTAGTTTCTTCGTCTTCCATGTTACACCTTGCCTATTGTATTAGGGTTTGTCAACCCATTTCCTAGACCAGTTAGGGACCTTGCCTGTTTGTCCTGATATACGACGCTTTACGAGATACGTTCCTACCATGTCAGCCGCTAGCTGGTCATTACTAGACAAAGTAGGATAAAGCGCACCGAAAAGATTCCACCACAAATCATCAGTGATTATAGCGCCGGTAGTAACGAATTCATGAACTCCTGGCATGTTGTCATCGAATTGAGATGCGATGGCGTGTGCTGTTCCGTCACTGATTTCGTTTCCAGCATGCTGTGCTTTACGGCAGGCTTCGTGGATCTTGTAATCGTCCGTGTAATTCTCTGACTGAATGCTGAGAACAGGAATAAGAACACGGATAAACGCAGCCTGTTCGTGAATCGGAACATCAGGCATTTCTGTTACCTGCCGTTCCTCAGACATACCGTGATTTGATGACCACTTACGGAACCACACACTACGGTCAGAGTGTATTTCCAGTGCCCCGCCGTTAAGTGGCGTGGTGAGGTAAAATTCGTCGTCTATGGCCGCTAGGGTCATCGCTCCGTTAAGAAGAACTGAAAGCTCTGATATATCCATTGCTCACCTGTAACTAAGAGTGAATAGTTCTACGGGTGTGGAATGATTCACGCATTTAACTACAAGCCAAGTAGCCGCGCCTTTACGCCTTGATGCTGATCTCTGCTCTGTTTCTATAGCAGGATTATCACAGCAGTCATCGATAAGCGTTTGTTTAGTAGTTTGATGCAGTGGATTTTTTGTCAGACGGAGTATCATTATTTCTCCGTTATTACGCGCGGCGTGCTGGCTTATGCAAGCAGCAAGCTTATACACCAAGCTGTAATCTTTCGAAAGATTACATGACTCTTCCGCGCTTGTGATAGTTGGATAAAAGGCTCGCGTGGTTATCCTATCGTCGCTTGCACCAGCCCGCTTAGCATAGCCGATTTTGTTCTGCTAAGGTGTTAGTTTAGAACAGCGGTGCGGTACCCATTGTGAAAATGAAACCCACATCCGAATTGTAGGACAGGATCTTGTATTCGAGAGTGAAATTGCTGATGTTAATGCTCTCCTTGGTAAGCCCGAAATCCGGGTTAAGGATAAGCTGGAGAAGCATAGTAGCGGCCTGCATTTCATCGGCACCATCCTTAAGAAGGACAGTCTGCGCTTCCACCACCGAAACTACCCCGGAAACAGTACTCACGTCTCCCGACACTACTACAACCATTGGGCGGTCAGTCATCTTTCTACCTCCTGTTTGGTGCCCGTTGGGCTCATGTCTACAAGCTACACCATGGGGGAGAAGCTTGTCAAATCTTGGTGTAAAATCGGACATTAGGTAGTATTGCAGGTCAGACCATGAACGGGCGGTAAGACAAGGTGTAGAAGTCATAGCCTACGGCCTTTACTTCTTCTACAGTCAGAATCTTACCCTCTGGTGGCCTGCCCTTAAGTTTGAAGCACAAGCACACATCTTCTAGCTTGTGGCTGTACTCTATGCGGTTAACTGGCACCGTGATGCCTAGCAGTTCAGTTAGTATCTGTGCTGTGGACTCATGTCCTATAGCGGAGATGATGTCATCACTGTAGATCTCGACAAGAGTTAGCGCATCTGCTAGAGTCCTGTCTAGTAGCCAGTACCTACCTGGTACGGTTACGATGGTGGTGTTAAGTAGAACTAGAGCCATGTCACTCTCTTACTGGTAGGCGTAGCGGCTGAGACTGTAATCGTAGTCGCCGTATTCGTCGTAGAAATCACTAGGACCATGACTACTGGAGTTAATTCCTATATTAAATTCCGTGGTTCGGTTGTTACGCTGATGATTCACACCTTGCCTTGTTCGTCTTCTGGAGTTGAAACGCACCTTGCCGTTATAAGCGCGGTGCGGGTTTTCAGGGTCGAACTTAAAGCTTTTTGACATTAACTAGATTATCCGATCTTGAGATTTTTATTTCTCTTTTTATTATAAGCTCCCGCCGCTGGATTGAACCAGCGCAAATGCATTCCTTCGCGGGATAACCATTTACTACTTGATGCAATTGCCCTTTTCATCATGCTCATGGCCGGTAATAGTTTCCATTAGCGTTTCTTGTGGCAAACCTAGAATCCCCGCTATAATCTCGATGATGATGGACATCTGCACACCCTGAATGATGTCTAGTGACTCCTCGTCACCATCAAGGTTTGTTTCGTCATCGCGTGTGATATCCGAAACAGTGACCTGGAAGTCACGCAGAGACGGAGACGAAAGAAGCTCGTTAGCAACGAACTCCAGTGTGTCATTTCTAAGCACTTCATCAGGAACATTATCGTTGAAGCTACTTAGGTACGAGAGCGTAACCTTGCGCTTAGCCATTTTGCTGTACCTCCGGTCGTGTTTCGCGTACTATAATTTAATTTCTGAATTAACTTTTACGTTATTGGCTGTGGCGGGTTTTGTCCTGGTTTGTCCCGCCTTACCGTCATTTTCTCAGGGACGGCGTTCACCAGATCTAAAAATTAGATTTCCTGGTCGTCGTCAACCGGCCTGTCAGAGTTAAGCTCACGCTCCGCGCGCTCCGCACGGCTCATGGCGTCGATTGCCTGGTAACGTGAATCCTCACCATAACGCTTAACGTAGCTAAGCGCGTCATGAAGCGGGGTAAGATTGATAACCGACAGAGACTCGTCAGCTTCAAGAGTAGTGATAAGACCACGCAGAGCATTCGCCACGGTCTTGTAGGCATCTACCTTAGCCAGGTTCTTCTGCTCGTTGTCACGGTAAGACTTGACGCTAGCCTGGCTAGTAGCAAGGCGCTCGGCTTCCTTCTTAGCCTTGCGGTCAGCAGTGAAGTCAGTGTGAGTAACAGGGGCGAAAGCGATCTTGGCAGAAGCAGTAGCAGTCATTTGTTGTTTTCCTCCTAGGAATCGGGGTTTGTTATTTGTTGCTTGTCACATGTGGCTAGTCTAGTCACTTCGGGTAACTTCTCTAGCTAGAGAGTCAGTGAGCGTTCTGTCTTTTGAACTATAAGTACAATTCCCGGCTGACTAACGGTTACTCGTTGAAGGATTCGAACCTTCCTAGTTTCTCGCTGACAGAAAGAACACTACAGGGTTGACGGCCGTTTGTCAAATCCGACTTTCAGGGCAAATCGGACATTTCGGACTGAAAATCGGTATGGCCCTGTACGGGGCAGAGAGCCAATCTAAGACAGGAAAGGGTCTAGGTCATGGAATTTGACCTAGACCCCCCTTTAAAGCCTTGTACGTGGCGCTGTGAGCCGTACAGAGCCTAATCCTGCTGATCGAAGACATACACTTCGTCTGAGTCGTCAAATTCGTAAGATTGGAGTGTACCGGGAATAACTTTGAATTCTAGCCTGTTAATAAAATTGGGATGCTGCACCGCCTCTACACGCACTACCGGAATCGTGGTATTATAACCGTCCGACTCAGGCTGACCTAGTGACTTGTACACTACAGTGTCCTCTATATTCAGTGAAAACACAGAGTAAGGCTGGAGTTCTTCTATTCCAGTTAGTGTTACGTCGATCATTATTCCTCCTTGTGTTGTTATATTGTCTGCTGTAAAGTTAAAGCCCCTAAGTTACTTGTTTTCACTTAGGGGCCTGCGCGGTTAATGCCCAATATAGCTTAAGTAAGTTTCAGGGAGATTAGTACCATCCGTTGGCTAGGTGGAACGTCCACGCTCCACATGCTGAGCCGTATGTTGGATTAACATAATCTTCTACCATCCACTTTAGCTGTGTTTCACCGTTTGTTGCCCAATCTGCGCCTGCTACAGACATTTTGGACCCAGGAAGTGCCTGGGGAATTCCGTATGCTCCTGAAGAGGGATTGGCGGCGTAAATATTCCAGCTAGATTCTGAATTGATTATTGAATTAAGGCAGCTAAACTGCTGCTGATTACCTCCGACAAGTTCCAGCGCGTAACTTTGCAATGAGCCGTTCGCTTGTGACGTATAACTCGTTACGCTTGCTTCTGTAGCGGGTGCACTTGTCTTCGGTGCTGTATAAGGTGTTACATTTTCCACTGCGGGTAGAACTATCTTGCAGGTCATATTCTCAGATGGTATCTGCATCCTCTCGCCAGGAGAGATAGCATTAGGATTTGACCCTATCAGCTTCCTGTTGTCACAGTACATGGATTGCCATGTAAGATGGTAAACAGGAGCTATCGTAGCCAGGCTGTCACCCTTCTTTACTACATAAGTGACTGGCATGTGCGCTGCAACTTGCTTTGATACTGCAACTGGACTGCTGTAGTAAACATGCGGTGTCACTTGCGCGCTTGCTGCCTGTGTTGGTTGTATAGCCACTAGCACTCCGACTAGGAGAGTCAGCACTAGTGTTAGTACCCGGATGAATCTCATGATTTCCTTTCCGGGCATCTTCCGCGAATGAGTAAGGGGGCTTTTACACCCCCTTACTCTGTAACGACAATTTAGTATCTGACTGAATACGAGCCGTCTTCGGTTTCTTCACCGTCGTCGTTCCAGTCAGCATCCTCTTCGTCGTAATCTGCACCTTCATATCTTTCTTCATCAGGCAGATATGAAGTAAAATCATCGGAGCCGTTCCGTTCAATTAGGTATTCTTCAGGGTCGTAATGCACTACCCTATCGGCGTCACTAACTACAGTTAGTTCCTGCTCGATTTCCGCAAGTTCTTCTTTGGTTGGCTCTAGACCCACGAAGTCACCATCGAACTGAGACATTGCGATTGCCTGCCTTTTCATTTCGCTTCTTGTAGAACGGTGGTCGTGAATGCCTGCTGCGTTGCTACGTCTAAGTTCGGTAAGACGCCTGCCTACTTCGTTGTTATCGCGCCGCAGTGTTGGCATTTGAATCTTCCCTGAGATAATTCTATCACCGGCCCGTTACACACCATGCATACTTGGCTCGGGGTTCGGCAGTATAACCGCTGTAAGTCCGAGTGACGGGCAGGAGAAAAACGGGAAGTTACTGAGAGGATCGACATTTGCTGCCTTTACTTGTGGGTTAGGGTCCGGGTCATCATCATCATCATCGAATTCATCGTCGTCATCCCACTTTCCGTCATCCCATGTGATCAGGTAGATTATGGAATGCTTGTACTTTCCATCATCGCTAGTCATATAACGGTGGATCTCGATTTCCAGTTCGTTTCCTGCATGATCTTCGCAGAACTCGAAATAAGTACCACCTAGCATAAGTGCATTCCGGTAATGATACTCGAAAGTACCTAGTGCCTGCGTTCCGTTGTATTCGACGGTGAAGGTGTGTCGCATTGCTTCTCCTTAATCGAGTTCGAATTCTTTGAATGTGTTAACTACCAGGAATTCTTCTATGTCCCAGGAATGCTCAATCATGTCATGTCTGGCACAATAAAGGGCCGCCATGCTGCTATAGCTTTTGTGAGTGATTTCCTTCGAAACAGATGAATTCCATACCAAAAATGCTGCTATAGACCTGTTATTGCTGTATTCTTTTTGAAGTTTTTCCCTTAGCTCAGATGTTAGCACTGGCTTCGTTGCTGATGTCATGAGCAAGATCCTAGCACGCCTCCAGAGTGCCTGTCAAGTCGGACACGACGGGGCAAACAGGACATTTCAGGACATCAGGGAGATATGGGGTCAGCTTGGCATGTGCTGTCAGCGTAAACCGTTGAAAACATGATGGTGTTTGTTATCTTCGGGTTATCTGGGTAATAGTATGTCGCCTGAGTCTGATACCTTCCCGGCTTTACCTTTATGCACTGATACACAACTTCTGGCTCATTAGGCTGGTAGTTGTTGTATCCGTAGAGTGGATAAGGTCCGTTTCCGTTGTTCATGCTGTCGTACTGGTTTTCAGCATGAGATGTGTTGTAGGCAGCATCAGATGCGGCTGTGACAACAGCGTAGGCAGTAACCGCAGTAAATGTCATCGCAGCTATGCAACTAGTAGTAACGATCATCCCACGCTGGTAACGAGTATTTTTCATGTCTCCAAACTACATCACCGTTGCAGCCCTGTCAAGTCGGACAATTCGGACAAAACGGGCAGAACCGATTCGGCTTTTTCCTGATGTGGGCATACACCATTATTAAGTTGCCTACCACAGTTACAATTAAAACACAAAATACGAAGGTCGTCAGGATAGTTATTGTCAACTATCCACTTGTATATAGATTTACCTATTTTATGCTCTCTACGTTGCACAGCACCATCGTCATTTATGTGGTCTATGGTTAGGAAGCGGTTTTCTTCCTCTCCACAGCACGCACAAAAAGCTCCGTAATGCTCTAGGACAGCGTTTCTTGTTCTTGCGGCTAATAAGCTGCGGCGCTTGTTTTCGCACTCTCTACAGCGAGAATAAGTTCCCTTAAGTTCTCCACCAGTGAAAGCTTCTAATGGTTTTATCTGTTTGCACACTCTACACAATCTCATGTGTTACGCTTTCTACAAATTCTGGGGGAGGTAGTACACCCTCACCAAAACATGTTTCGCAATCGTATTCTTCCCACTTGTCTAAGCCAGTACCTTTACATGAAGGGCATATTTCTTCTTCTGCGCTGTCCCATTCTTCAGTAAATTTATTTACGAGACTGGTTTCTTCATACTGGTCATTATCATAGTTGCTATTCATGTTAAATAACCAACTCAGCGTCAACTATGCCTGACTCAAGTATTAGTGAATCAGCTTGTAACGGCTGGTCTAACTGACGTGTTTTATCCGCTGCTGATTTGCCTAGGAACCGTTCCATAAATCCCTGTCTTGGTGCTTCTTCTGATGCTGTAACAGTCATAGAGAATGTATTTTTGCTGTTGTCTTGCTTGTTTTTTATCAGACGTCCTAGTCGGTCAATTTCGCTTGAAAGGTTAGGATCAGAGTAGCCGCCGCTTAAATCCTCTGCCATTTTCATGAAAAGTACCCTGTGAGTCTGCATTTCTATAAGTGCATCCTGTAGAGCTTCCAGTTGCGGCTTAGTTTTTACCTCAACCGGAATATTGTACAGACAAGTAGAATTAGGCTCAAACCCTGGGCATTTGTCCTTAAGAAAACATGTGTCGCATATTCTCATCGACTCAGAACGTATATTTATAACTGGCCTTGGCGGCTCGTCAGACATGAAATCTGAGTTTTTAGGAAGTATGTTTGTCATTATAGGCAGGGGTACCGCACTGCGTTCTACTGGTGGTTTCATTCGCAGTGAAATATCCTGTGTGACAACTACAGGCACTATATTTTCCGGATCACTGCTATTCGTGTTCGCTGTGTTAGTAGTAACTCCATTGTTCAAAGACAATATATACTTGCTCCAAGACCAAGCTGAAAGTTTAAGCAACTCGTCCGCATCTCCGTCTTCTATCTTGGAGTAGTCGAATCCGTTATCGGTAAATAGTGTCCTGTGAGTTTTTGCAGCTCGGTCTTTATAAGATTTCGGATAGCGTTTAAGTTCTCTGCCGGTCCATACAAACAACTCACCGTAACGAGTAGTAGAAAGCCATGCGGTAGAAGACACTGAAGACCATCTGACCGCTTCTAAAAGTTTCTTAGATGTTATTCCTACGCCGTGCAGTTTAACGCCGTAGCGCTGAATCATCTGGTTAAACAAGGGAACGTTAGACATATCTCCGTGGATATCCTCTTGCGTTACTCCGACTAGAGTATAAGAAGAACACAAGTCTTCCAGTTCTTCATTACCGTAAGCAGGATGCCATACCGGCATAAATTTGTCTTCCGGTAACGAGTTGTAAAATTCAGATCTTAACTGCTTTATAACTGGAAGAGTTAACTGCTGTGCATCAAATTCTGCTACTAAATCAACTTGAGAAATATTATTGTTAACAAAACTCATGTATTCTGCTGCTGATTCGTAAACTACCTCGAATACAGCGTCAGATTTAGATATAGACATAGATCCTGAGTCGAGAAGTTTCTTACCCGGGTACGACGGTACTTTCTTCTCGTTGCGCATTAAGTTGAAATAAGATAAAGATATAGGTAAGTTTCCCTGTTCAGCTAAAATATTTCTGAATTTTGGTATCTCACCGCCGCCGAAATACAAATCAGTCATTAGTCCCAGTCCCTGTCTTCGTCCAGTTTATCAAGTCTTCTGTCCATAGCCTTAAGCTGTGCCTGCTTTTCTGCTGCCTCCGCGAGCTGTGACCATTCGCTTTGTGCATGTTCAAAATCAGGACGCCATTTAGGCATAGCATACTGAGCATGACTAAATGTCAGCACGTTGAATCCGTTATTAAGCATTGCTACAGACGCACTCGGAGACGGCTCTATAACTAACTCTATCTTGTAGCCTCTATTTCGCAGAGAATTAAGTTGCTGTATTTTCCTGTCAGAATCAGATAACCAGTGCCGTTGGCCGTCGTTGTATTCTACAGCGGTCTGTATATTAAGCGCTTCAATTGACAGCCAGTGATCAAGCTTCTTTCGATCTTGGTCAGAATAGAGAAGAATGTTGAAATTCTCTTTTAAAGAATGATACAAAGCTATTCCGGTATGAATAGGAACGGCGGCTAAAGGCTTCATTAGAACACCTTCAACCGCCATTGCAACCGATGATACTGGCACTACTTACCCTTAGATAGCATCTGCTGGATCTGAGCATTCTGCTGAGCATCAGTCATACGCTGTGCCATTTGCATCTGAAGAGACACAGTAGCATTAGCAGATAGCATAGCTGTTTCCTGAATCTGAATGTCCATAAGCAAAGTTGACAAAGATGATTTTATTTCCTGAGCAGTAGGCTTGCGTTTAGGATTAACAGGAACGTTTATATCCGCTTCTAGGGTATAGTTACCCTCTTCGTCTACAAGAACTAAGAAAGCAGTACGGTGAGTGAATTCCTCATCTGCCTTAGCTACCTCCTTTTTTGGTTCTTCTTTATTCTGTCCGAGTAAAACTGCGGCCATAACCGTATGTCTCCTTGTCTAGTGGTGTTCCGAACCTGCTGAAAGATCTTTCACGCATGTCATAGTGGTTCTGGGTTATATCTCTGAACATAGCATATTGGCTCATGTCAAAGTTCCTGATTTTAATTTCAGCTATATTATCAAACTTTTTTGAATGCTTGTCTAGAAATTTGAATAATTTGTTTCTGTTACTATCTAGTATCATGCGTGCTTTTAGATATAGATATGCTTCTAACACTTCAAGTGTGCGATACTGCTTATACATCATAGTTATATCCGAATGCTTCTGACGCCTTCTTTTGCTGTACGTGCTGATGGACGGGACAGAATTGGCAAAGATAGATGGAAGGTCGATGACGCGAATCCATTCCCTCTGCCTTACGCTCTGCTTTAGTATCTGGTTGCAGTCTTTTCTTTTCCGACATGTAATCTTCGCAGTTAAGACGGCGGCCATGGTCTACTCTCCAGCATTTCATGGCGTCAACTGAGAAATTGTCTTTAGTGTCATAGAAAGTTTGACCGAAACCAGCACCTTCGCCGGGAGTAGTAAATTCTGATGCGAGTTTGTTAAGAATGTCATCTTTGTGCGCAATCCAGTCTGATTGCTCTATTCTTCCTACTCTGACGTCACCATGGAGCTTTTCACCAGAAGGAGTAAGATGCTCAGATTCTTTCATTCTGAGCCATGTATCACCACGTGGATCACCAGAGTAAGGAGGTAATTCTTCTACTGAACGGCAAGTAGAACATATTAGCAGTCGTATAGGCTGCTTCATGTCTTCCATTAACTGTGCCTCGCTATAGAGCTGTTTGCCCACATAATGGCTTCTTCTACCTTCATGATAGCCAATGAACGCTCACGACCGTCAGGACAGCACTTAGCAATAAGACTGGCTAATACAAGACCCATTTTACGAATAGACTGGTATTTTTCAGACTGGTCGCCTACAGGGGGATGATAAGTGAATCTGTTAAACAAATCATCTTGTGATTCTTCTTTAGTTTGTTCCATTTAATACTCCTTAATAGTAAACTTACTTTGTATCTGCTGCTGGTACTACAGGCTCTGGCTGAGTTGCTGTCTTTCCCTCAATCTTAAATTCTAAAGCCTTAAGATACGACAAGCCAGTTGCTACACGCTGCTTAGATGACTTGAGAAGTACCTCTTCGTCTGTCTGCACATCAGTGCCAAGATTAGCTACTCTCTGTCGCAACATGTATAGATCTTGCTTAGCATCAGATTCCTCTGCCAGTGCGTCAGCATACAAATTACGTAACTGTACTTCTGTCTTACCTTCCAAGTCCTTTAACATTGCTGCCATACCTGAAAGGTCATGTTCTGTAGTTGTTAACTGTGCTGGGGCGTCATGCGGAGTCCACAGTGAATTTGTTGCGTTTTCGTTTGTAGCCATTATAGATAATCCCTTTCAATATAGTTATCTAGAATATCTCTGTGTGGTAAGTTTATATACCATTCTATATTTGTATTACATATGTAACAAAGTAAACCGCGAATACACTTTCCGCAAGTTTCTCTACCAGGACAACAAGCGTGGTCGTGGTCAACAGATAAACGTCTACCATCTTCTTCTGGAGTTTTAGGGCATAAAGCGCAGTGGCCACCCTGAGATTCTAATATGGCGTCATATTCATCTAAAGTCATTTTATAAAAATTTTTGAGATATTGCTTAGCGTGTTGTCTGTCTCTGTCTTCTTTAAGCTTATGAGGCACTAGTGATAATCCTCATTATTCGCTCCTATTTCTTGTCCCCCTTTAGTACGATAGCTTCTACCGTCTGGAAGATATTTTATATCAGCTTCATTGAAACCATGCCAAATTCTGTCCATCTGCTTTCGTACATTAGCAGTGTCAGCATCATCGACATTAGCCCAGTTAGGGGCGGTGTCTTTGTATACGCCATCGTTGATGCCGTACTTAAGTTCATCATTATTCGATCTGTGCGGGGCATATGTCATTGCTACCACCACATCCCATTCGGTCTGTTAGTTGAGTTTATTTCTCCCTGTGAACCAGAGAAGTTATTCCATTCATCTGTATTTATTTCTGCGTCTTGCTGTAGCTTGTTTCCAAGTATGTCAACTACAGTTAATTCCTGATCACGATAACCGAATCTTGGAGGAAATTTTCTAGTAGTCATATTTCTCCGTATTTCAGAATCAGGAGTTAAAGGGTTTTGAGAGATCATAGCTTGAGCCTCTTTTTTGGCTTCTCCGTCTCCCTCTTGAAACATGCGCTGATAATCTACAAGATCATTTATATTCTGCTGCCAGGGACGCATTCCTGCATCGTATATTGTCTGACTTACACGGTACATGGAATCCCCACTTCCTGATGCGGACAAACATCTAAAGTTCGTCTAGAGCAGTTACAGTTATAGCATTCTATAATTATATCGTCTGGTGCATTATCTCTAACCCATCGATACATGTTACGTCCCACTTCTTCTCTATGCTGTTTTCCATCATTGTTCACATGAGAGATAGTTAAGAATGCAGGGTTATCTTCACCACAGCAAGCGCACTCTGAACCATACATTTCTAACACATCATATACAACATCAGCATACAGGTCACTACTCTGAGAGCTTCTACATTCTTTACATCTAGACTGTACTCTCCCACGGTCGCCACGTCTGTCAAATGCTCCGATAGGTTTTTCAATTTTACACTTGGAACAGACCTTAGTGTCAGCAACACGTAAGTCCATCTACTTGTTCACCAGGCTCTCTATAACTTTCTTGTTGTTGCCTGCGTGCTCTCCAAGTAACTCCATCGCCCTTATAGTAGAGTGTATCAAGGAATGCCCCGGCTGTCCACTTGGAGCATTTCTTCCCCTCATGCTAACTGGAGATACAGCTTCTGGCCTGGTTGCTGCTGGCATATTCCTCATCCTAGCAGGCTGTCCGCCTGGAGCATTAGGCATAGCCATAGTCTTAGAGACTTCGTAAGCCTGTGTCTTGTCTCTTTTATAAGATTGAGTAGGAGCCCCGCTGGAAAGTGTATCTCCCCAGTTCTGAGTCCAGTTCTGACCCTTTTCAGCATTAAGGCGTTTAACCATGTCACCTAGTTTTTCTCTAGGTGTCTGATCAGGAAGATGAGCCATGCCTTGAGTTACAGCAGAACCAGCCGCCAGTTCAGCATTTAGCTGGTTAGCAAGAGTAGACGGCTGCTTATTCCTGGCCATTGTTATTCTCCCTTAAATTGCCTTGGATTGATGTTTCGATTGGACTGACCTTGAGGCTGCGGTGCCCTGCCCGATTCGATAGACTTAGCTTCTTTATTTACAGCATAAGCCTTAGCAAGATTTTTTACTCCGCCAATCTCAGCTTTTCCTATAGCTACCGCTCCCTCAGCTAAAGTTTTCGTCCCCTTAGCTACAGTTCTCCCGGCAGCACCAGCTATAGCACCTATATTGCTGTTAGATCCTCTTCTGTTACCGGCCCGTATTTCATCGTGGTGTGTTTCTGCTGTTCCCTTAGCTTTTTCGTATTTAGACTGAGCTTTTCCCAGTCTTCTGTCAGAGTTAGCAGCACCAGCCGCACTTACAGCCTTTCTAGCAGCATGACCAACCGGACCCAGCCTCTTATCTGGCTTTTCTTTAGGTCCGTTAACTAGTCTATCCAGTGGTCCCTGCCTTTTAGAAGCATCTCTGGTTTCCTGCCACTGCGCTTCTTTTTTAGCTCTGAACTTAGCACTGCTGGCATGTGTTTTTTCCGCAACATCTAAGTTACGTGCCGCTTTGACAGCTTTTCTCTTAGCTCTACTTGGTTCTAAACCAGACACAGCGTCAACGTTAGCCGATTCTACACTTTTAGCAGGTGCAGCAGATCTGCCTGATGTTCGTGACTGCTCCCTTTGACCTGCTATATCAGCTTTTGAATTGACTTTTACAGAACCAGATGGTTCTGATTTAGGTGCAGATGATTTAGATGGTACTTTTGCACTTTGAGCCGATGGTCTTTCCCTGCCAGAATTAGCTACAGACAACGCTTCACTAGCATGCTGGTCAAATGATTTACCAACTGCAGGCTGCGGTCTTGTCGGTGCTGAAAACTGACGTGAATTTACAGGTGCTTCATGCGATGTCTCTCTAGCGCTAGAAATAGGACCAGCAGGGTAATCTGTAGTAAAACTGACTCTTGATTTAGGCTGTGCGAAAGCTGGCCCCTTCTTACCAGAAGCTACTCCAGACTTAGCACTCTGCTGTCTAGGCGGTGTATCCCTTGGTGCCGCACTTTTAGTTCTGGCATCAGCGTCGTTGTTAGTGCTTGCTCCATGTATAGCGCTTTTAACACCATGCGATGTCATCTCTATAGCATAAGATTTAGCAGCAGATGGCTTCGCATCAGAAGCCGATGAACTTTTCCACTGAACTTTAACATTATTTTTTTCTGAAGGATTAGCAGTAAAACTAGGCTCAGATCTTGGCTGCTCAGCTCGCTTTTGCTTAGTTCTAACCGCCTTGTGAGATGACGCTATTTCTTTAGTATTAGCGCGGCTACGTGCTCTTTCACTTGGTGTCTGTGAATTAGCAGCCATTATTTCATTCCTACTTTAGCTCTAACAGCTTTTCTTTCAGCGATCTTAGATTTCATGACGCCCAGTGCTGTATGCTTACCTTTAGACGGAGCATTAGAAGAGGTAGTCATATTCTTTGCTACACTTGCCTTTGTTGCCGGTGCAGCATGCTTACCTGTAGCAGCACCCTTTGAATGCTTGCCGCCGAATTCATATCTACCAGGGCCAGTATCAGTTTTACCTGCTGCTCTGTGCTTGCCGCTGTATAATTCATTTTTTGGCTTAGCTGGTGCGCTGCCCTTTAATTTGTTTGCTGCCGCTCTTGCCTTAGCACCTATTTTTGACGGGCCACTTGCTAAAGCCTTCTGTGCTTTACTTTTTGCCATTGTATCTCCCTGCTACATCACATACGAAGGTAGCATCTTATATAGTCTAGCCTTGGCGTCTGGATCTGTAAGAACCACTGGATTCTTAGCAGGATCAACGCCGTAGTATCTTGCTTCGTTCATTTGCTGTGGTGCCCCAGCAGCACCAGTAAGTTTGCCTTGGTGTGCTAGTCTTTCAATAGGAGATCCACGGAAAACAGCACGTTTAACATCCATAGTGACAACCCCGTCGTGATGTGATGAAACATACTTAGCTTCTGCTTTCAGTCTCATGTCAGGCTGGAAATCAACAGGCCAGAAATAGTCCTTTCCGTCAATCTTAGACCCTTTGTGAACACCACGTTGATAAGGTCTCTTGTTAAGTTGATTACCCAGAGCCTCAAGTAGTTTATCTTGCTGCCGGTCCCATGACATAGACCCTAGATATCCGTCTGGATACTGAGCGTCATTAGTAGCCATGGAACGTCGAGCATCTAACTGGTCATGATACCGTATAGCATTACGTGCGTAAAGACCGCCACCCGCACCCATAGCATGACTGTACGGCTGGTTGTATCCCTCATTAGGCACATACCAATTAGAATTATTTCCTGGTCCGCCACCCATAGTAGCCATTATCTGTACACATTCTGTGATTTGTCTCCTTGACGCTGTGGTCCTGTCCCCTCTTTGTATTGGTAATCATGCACCACGTCCCATGGACCCTTAGATTTCCCAGGGAATCCAAGCCATGCGTAAATAGGTCTATCTAATTCTTTATAGGCTAAAGCTCTATGATGTCCGTCCATAATCATAGCTGTCTTATTAGAACGCTGTATCATGACAACCGGCTTTATGCCTTCACCTTTTTTATCAGCCTGCTTGATTCTTCTCTTGAATAAGTTAACCTTCTCTGGCTGATGTGATGCTCTCCAAGAATTCTTTTCGTCAAAATCAGTTCTCTGCAAGGGAACTTCTACAGGACCCTTCCACTTGACACCGTGAACCCAGTCAACGGCGTCTTTAGGATAATCTTCAGTTAACTGGTCGTAAACGGCATCAGCTACTTTTTTGGCTGGTTTTCTGCGCATGCTTGAAGAGCTGCTGTTACTTTTAAACTGCGGGCCTAGTAGCTGTGATTTCATTAGTTCAGGTAATCTACGATATTGCTGGTGTCATAGTTGAATGAACCAGACTTAGAACCAGCCTGGATTGATGAATTCTTGGTTGCATTAGTCGCTGCCTGTTCATGCTGGGAAGCGGCAGCATTGTAAAATTCCTGGCTCCTGTTCATCTGACCTTGGGCCTTAGATAACTGCTGATACTGATTTTTCTCGTTGGTATGCAGATCACTAAGAGAGTTGTTGTTCGCTGAAATAGAAAGAGACTCAGGAGTTGTAAAGTGCGTATTAACAGAGTCGTTAAAGTCACTGAGTGCCATTTAAGCTCCTAGTATGATTGTCCCTGTCTTGCCTTCTCTGACCAAAAATCACCAACACCAGCTTTAGAAGGTACAAGATAAGTGTTGCGCTGTGTAGCCGATGCCTCTGCCGCGTTAGCCTTGTACAGTGAAGCTACGATAGTGCATTTAGGACCGTCGCCCTCATTTAACTTGACATTAGAGCGCGATGCCATCTTACCTGTAGGAGACGCGCCACGGCCCATTGTGCCCTTTGCTACTGATTTAGTGTACTTAGAATTTGGATGGGCGGCACCACTACCCACGAAAGAGAAAACGTTGTCGCCAACGGTGTCGAAATCTGATTTGCAAGCTTCGCACATGATGTTTCCTTAAAATAAAGTTATTCGACCTTTAGTCTGAAAGTAAGAGCGGTTACTATTCCGTCATCCATCTCAACATCCGCGAAACCCGGAATAACCAGCAGTCGCATACCTTTAGCACCCACATACGACTGAGCTATAGCTACAGCTTTCATAGCTTGATTAACAGCGGCAGCACCTATGGCGCGTATGGAAACTTGCTCATTGTTATACACGCTGTGTGCGATTGTAGACGCTAGACTTATTGAAGAAGTAGAACCTTTTACCCTTAATATTTTTGTATTTTCCATATTGTGTTCCTAATTTGAGTATAGTTTTACTTGTCCAGTATACACTATACCTTAGCCTTCTTAGGACGATTTCTCCTTGGCTTGCGTGGAGCTATACGTGGTACGTCAAACACTTCATCGGAAGGGTTGAACTCCATGTAATCAACCATCTTCTTTAGAAGAGAGAGGTTGTCCCTTATTGGACCAAGTAGCTTGTGGTTGCAATAATTGCACAGAAGACCACGGATCTTGCCCGTGCTATGATCATGATCTACTGATAATTTTCTACCAGTAGCACATGACTTACCGCATATAGCGCAAACCCCCTCTTGAAATTCCAGTAAGTTATCATAGTCTTCATCGGTAATTCCGTATTCCCTGATCAGAGCATAAGTCCGCCTTTTTGTTCCAGTGCATTCTTTACACCAACTAGACCTGCCATCTCTTGTATGAGAATTAGTATAGAAATCCTCCATTGATTTCTCTTTTCCGCAAATCTTACAAACTTTTGTAGCCGGTATGGTTAATTCCATACCGGCTGTCTGTAATTCTCCCTGTTTTGCCTTACTCACCAGCGTGTTACTCCTAGTAGTTGAAGAATAAGATTTATGAACACCACAAATGCTAGTATCTGCGTGTACCTTAGTACAGGATTGAAAGACTTAACTGCTACTTCCTCTTTTTTAGGTTCTTCTACCCAGGAAGCCATTCCTTCTGCTGGCTCCATGTCAAGAGTTACCTTATCTAGCATTTTACTGAAGTTCTCAGCGGCTTCGTAAGTATCCTTTGAATTCACGAAACCCCAGTAGTAATCTTTGTATGTCTTGTTATCGGGATAGATGTAAGTAGTAACACCATTGGATTCATATCTGGCTGCTGCTCTAGTTACAGCATTGTCTTGTTCTTTCTTGATTACAGATTGCATAGTATTGTAGCCGGTGTCATCAGGAGTTGCCACAGTATAGGTGTGCCTTGAGAGTTCCCTGAATCTAGGATCGTTGCTCTGTCCCCACGCCTGCACAACCGATTCAGGATAGGAAAACGCAGCCGGGAACAAGAATCTAGCGGTGTCATCTACTCTTTCATTTAAATAACTAGTAGGATATGCATACTTTCCTATATTGGCCACTGAGGATAGCATTCCTTAAATATAATCAATGACATTCCTATTAGTAGTCCTAGCAGTATTAACCACGTCAGCATACTGCTTATTCTCTCAATGTAGCTATAGGTACGGCCCATCTATGCCAGTCCTCAATCTCAGGAAAATAAACAGGAATATTAAGTGACTTAGCATAAGTGGCACATTGCCTTGTTCCCTTAGATCCGTTTTCGGGAAAAGCTATTAGTAACTCAGCGCCGTAATCTATCATGTCCATGTTACGATACGGCCCAGCCTTCTTACCATATTTTTCCCAGTCAGCAAAAAATTCTTTAAAATCCCATCCCGCTGTTTCTAAGAAAGACTTCGTGATGCTATCGACTCCTGTTGGGCAGTCGCCAACGAGGAATAAAATCTCGCCGTTACACCGTCTGTACTCGGTGGCAATGCACTGCTGAACCAGCCAAGATTTTCCGCTTGGGTAATTTCTGCTTCCTGAGATTGCGACTTTACGTGCCATTCTACCTCCGTGTCTCCTAGATGACAACATGTTCCTGACAAATGGAACACAGCACAACTTATATTCCCCGATATAAACCATCTTTCACATACAGGGCACTGTCGTGGTTCATTTCTTATAAATACCTGCATTATTTTACCTCGCGTAGATATGAACCAGAGGAGTATTTCCTATATTCCAGCAGACATCGTAGACAGTAAAATCCCCTTCATCTAACCATATTGTTTCTCCTTTATGGGGTACAGCAGTCCAATTTTGGAAACAATAAGATTTACCAGGCACATCTATGGTGACTGTCATTTTCCTCCTTCATAAGCTTTACAAGATGCACAGGAACCTTTAGGGCAAGGCGGCGGCGTACCTTTAGCAAGAGCGTCTACCACTACATGAGCAGTATCCAGTATCGGCTCTATTATTGAATAAGTGTAAGGGACTACAAATTCTTTAGCTTGATTATTTGCTTTATACTCGTAAACAAATGAAATCCTGTCGAAAGGCAATCCCATCTCTTTAGCCATAAATAAATACAAATTTCCTTGCTTTAAATGAGATGTTAGCGGCGCATGAAAAGATTTCCACATCCCGTCTGCGTCTGATATTTTTTTACCTGACACGTCGTGGGTGTTAGATTCGAATAATTTAGGTGCTGAGTACCTGAAACTCCCAGCGGATATTGACTTGAGTTCGACAAGAATATTATGATCAACAAGACCAGCATCCGCATGGCCTGAGAGAGGAAGGGTTGTGGATTTGAGAGTGACTTCACGGTACCTCCAATCGTGAGAGAAATCTTTCATAGCGCTTCTGGGTGTTTCACCTGCTCTTCTAGTAACAAGTTCCTCAAACTTAACCCAGTCTGTTCCTATGCAAGCTCCTCCGTAAAACTCACTCGGCTTTAGTGAATCTTTTACATGAGCAGCGCATCTATAGCATTTCCAGTCACCCCATAGTTTACCTGTTTCTGATAGCCATGTTTGCCACTTGTCATGCACTGAATTACCCTGTGCGAATACATTCTCTAACTGGAAAGAATACTTTGACGGAGGCTCAGGAAAACCAGACATACGGTAATACGTGGCTCTGGGACACCAGTCAGATAAAGCCATTTCCGAAGGATACATACCGCGTCTTACTGTAGAAGCACTCTCTGTCTTCTTCCGGTCTAACATTATTTTTTTAACTTCTGGTATAACAATACCCGTTGCTGCCTTTAACGACGAATAATCAGCAAATTTGCCGTCGCTTTTAGTTATACGCCTGCTTTTATCAACTGAAGCACTGCGAGCTGTTTCCTTCTTAGTAACTCTAGGCATCTGCTAGGCTCCGTTTCATGTCGTTTATTTCCTTTTTAGATAACCCGGCTAATGCTTCTTCTTGAGTCATATATTTCCATTCAGGGTTTGGCTGCTGTTTCTTAAATGGCATTTTCTTCCTCACCGCTTTTCGTGCCAGAGGAGTCATGCCTCCGTAAACTCCGTACTCTATGTTACTGCTAAGGGCAAACTTAAGGCACTGATCACGCAAAATACACTTATTGCCGTCAACAGTGCCATTGCAGAACTCTGTAGCCTCAAACTGGTCTATTTCATCTTCTGAAAAGAAGATATCGTCGGTAGTAATATCTACCGATAAGCATTTAGCACGATCCCAGCGGGTATTAGTTACCAATCAGATCCTTCTAAATTATGCATCATACCTATGAAATCAGACTTATCCAGCACAACATACTGAGAACCATCAAAGTCAATTTCAAATACAGGATACTTGTTTTCTATAACTGACTGATAGTAAAGCTTTAAAAGATCGGCTAACTTTATCGAGTAGGACTGCTTAGTTGTAGTTTTGCACTCAACTAGGAATTTACCTGAATGAATGTCAGCTTTTTTCATCCACCCATTTCCAGAACCTGGAGTTACTGTACCACCATAGTCTTTAGCTGCTTTTCTCTCCTGTAACTTACTTCTCCTGTGATGATCGGTTCTTATCATTAGTCTTCTTCTCTTTCCCCGGAAACTAACGAGTCCGCCAACTCAGGGATAGTTGACGCGGCAAGGACTTGCTCGGACAATTCTTCTCTGAGATCAAGATCTTCTCTTAAAGATTCAAGAACTGACGCTTTGCCCTGCCATTTATAGTCTTTGTAGTAGTACCAACCGCCCTTTTTCTGTATGATATCAAACAAAGATGCGACTGTAAAATAGTCCAGCGCGATATCAAATTCACCGCGCTTGAAGCCCAAAACGGGGGCATTACGGAAATAAAAATCAGCAGTAGCTACTTGCTGCGGTGGTGCTGCCTTGTTTTTCTCTGTAGTCATCTTAATAGTCTGACCGACAGTAACTCCGTCTTTCCAGCCGGGCCTTTTCTCTATTATCCATTCATCACGTGCTAACTTTAATATAATGTAGTAGAAATAATCCTTAGCCTCTCCACCCGGAGTAGTCATAGGTGTTCCTCTAGGAGCCCATTTACCTGGTGCCTGACGATACTGATTGATAATAACGCCAGTCATTTTCTTACCAGAAGTTGTATTAGCACCTATCTTACGTATAAACTTACCGAAATTTCTAGCGCCAAGAGACATAGTAGATTCGTCCATTGCTTTGTCTATTTCTTCATCTGGAGACAAAGCAGGATACGAATCCAGTACACAAAGATCTACTTCTCCTGAATCCTCAGCGTCAATGATAGTCTGAAAAGCAAGTTCCATCTTTTTAGTAGGTATTACTGTTACTCTTGATAAATCAACACCCAATGCTGTAGCCTGCCCTATATCGTATTTCTCTGATGCTACCCATAGGGTGTTAAAATCCGGGTTGATTTTCTGATTAGCCGCAACAGCGGTATGCATTAAACTGCTTTTACCTGCTGATTTAGCTCCCCTGTATTCCGTCCACTCCCCAACAGGCAGTCCCCCTCCAAATATTGTGTCTAACGATAACAAACCAGTAGTGATAGTGGTCGGCTTTTGTATGTCAGATGCGAGTATTGCTGTTCCCTGACCATATGTTTTGTTTAATAAGTTAGCTATCAACGTGTGCCTTTCCTGTATATGACTGCTCCAATTCCGCATTAGCCAATCTTAAAGCATTAGCATCTTTAGATATTCTAGCTCTGTATTTCTGTGCCCCGCCATCAGCAGTTTGTTTGACATGTAGTGTCTTAGCATCTCCGTTAAGAGCCATTATATTCATAGTGTCAAGATCATTTACTTCTCTGCCAGATATGAAACCGCAATCGAAACAGCGAGCAGCAGCAGAAGCACCTGGTTTAACAAAGCTGCCAGAACCACAATTCGGGCAGTTTCCTGTATTTGACTTAAGATGGTCAGCCCTGGAATAATCGTGGGTTGAATCTTTTACTGTCTCTATAGGCTCAGTGGGCCTGTCTCTGTTGCTGCGTGTGTAATCAGGATCTTGCCACCACGGTAAATTCCCCTGGTAGTTTGGAGAAGGGTTTTGTTTCTGCTGCTCGGCTCTCTTTATCTGAAAGAATTTCGAGGTATCCATTAGCTTTTATCAACTCGTCTAGTATTGCCCTTAGAATTCTGTTTGTTTGTATTACAGCTTCTCTCAGACCGTAGTCGCTTACTGGCGTTGTTGGTGGTGGCAATCACACCACGTCCCTCCCTTGCACGATTCATGATTATCATTACGGCAGTCTTCACAAATAAATCTCATTATTTTACTTCCTCCCATGATTGTCCGGTATGAAGATCTATTTTCAGTGGTACTTTAAGAAACTTCTGGATTCCCGGCCCTGTCATACCATCATACACGGCTTGGACCGCCTTGTCAACTAGATAATTAGGCGCGGATACAACAAGTTCGTCATGCACAGTAAGATGGATTTTACAGTCATCAGGCAAGAACACATCTACTCTTGGCATGGCATATTTCATAACATCAGCCGCGCCACCTTGGATAAGAGAATTAAATAGCTGACGCTCGGCACCCATCCTAATAGTTTGGTCGTTAGAATTGATTTCTGGGACTCTGCGACGCCTGCCGAGAAGAGTAGTAATATACGGTTCAGGTTTGCGCTTCTTAGCCCACTGTATAACACCGTCTTTGAAACCATAGATTTCAGGAAACATCTGTTCATGCTTAGCGAGAATCTTCTCAGCTTCCCGGTTGTCAATCCTAGCCATGGAAGCTATTTTGTTAATGCCCGCACCGTAGACTATAGCAAAGTTGAAAGTTTTTCCGTAATACTGTCTCTCATCTTTAGTTACATCGGCTGGTAGTTTGTCTAGTACCATAGCCGCTGTCATAGTATGAGGATCAATCCCTTGAAGGAAACCCTCGTAAAGCGCTCCCTCTTCAAGATAATGAGCAAGCACAACTAGCTCTATCTGAGAATAGTCAGCACATATAAGGGTTCTTCCCGGTTCAGCTATAAAAACAGAACGGATTAGCTTACCAAGTTCAGTAGACGACCTAGGTATGTTCTGCAAATTTGGTTTACGGCATGAGAAACGACCTGTTACTGTGCCGTACTGAACAAAATCAGCATAAATTTTACCGTCGGTAACTTTAGCTTCTTTGTCTTCCGTGCCAAGCCATGAACCAACATAAGTGTTTAATATTTTATCAATATCGCCGTATTCTCGGAGTTTAACGGCAACAGTATTAGCGGGGAAACTTTCCAATACATCATCGTCAACAGAGTAATGACGTATTGTTAATGGCAACCCAGCTTTTTTAGCATCTTTGCCGCCCTTGGTTAGCTTCCACGGTCGTAGTCCTTGTCCGCCTTTATCTTTAGGGAGGAAAAGAATATCTTGTTTCTGTTGATTAGAATTGATATTGAATTTTTTTCCAGCCGCCTGGTAAATTTGCGTTTCTACTGTCTTTATTTCAACAGAAAGCCTGTCCCTAAGTTCCTCAATCTTAGCAACATCCATAGTTGCACCGCACATACGCATACCGACAAGAACATTAAGAACATCCATCTCAAGGTTGAAAACAGAAGTAAGATTCTGTTCTTCCAGTTTATCTTTTACTGACAGCATATGAAGGAAGTTAAACTTGGCATCAAGAAATGCGTAGTATGCTACAACTGAGAAAGGGTGTGCTTCTACTTCCTTGCCAACATTTTCATCATCGTAACTGAAATCATAAAACAATTCAGTCATTTCTTTAAGACCACGGGTGAAACGGTTTTCATCAAGCAGCCAGTATCCGATAAGCGGATCAAAATACGGCGGTGGCGGAACAAAACCAAGATGTTTAGCAACAGATATCAGATCGTAAATTTCTCCATACGCCGATTTAATGATCGTAGTGGAGGCAAACAACGGTTTTAAAATACGGAAAACTGTTCCTCTGTCTAATTGTTCAGGTGGTTCCGAATAAAGCTTTACTGTCTTCTGATATGGTTTACCCGCCCTGGGTCCAGTACCACCATAGTACGCTGTTACTTTAGTGGTGCCTGTTTCTTCCCCTTTTTCATGGCCCATCGGTACAGTTATACAGGAACCATGCGTTGCCAGGCTAATCCAAGTTAACGTATTTCTGTTAGGATCGCCTCTGAATTCATACGCTGCTTCTACGTCAAATGAGAAGCTGTCTTGTGTTAAAGCATAATCAACAAAAGCTTGTAAAGCTTCTTCATTAAGAATCACGCCATTTGGTAACAATATGCCTCCTTATTTAGATACTGAGAGGGAGGGATGACATGTGCCTATACAATAGGGATTCTTTGTGCCGCTCCCTCTCAGTAAAATCAATGCATTGCGGGATGTGCTGTGCCGCGCGATGCAAGTTAGTTTACAAAATGTTCAGGGATTAATGGTGCCACTATAATAGGGATTATACGTGCCGCTTGGACATTTTGTAAAGCATTCGTATCACATATCTAGCCTTTTTCCAGGCTTGTTTTCTGTGATCAGGTGTCATATCTGCTACTTTAGCAGTGCCGGTGTAGTGTTTACCTATCTCCCTCATAAGATGGCTGGTAGCACGACGGTAAAAAGAGGGATAGCCGTGACCATATATACCTATGATTTTTTCGTAGCCGTCGCGTGTTTCTGATCCGTCTTCTTCTAGAGCCATAGCAAAAGGCAACACTTTAGCTTTTGAATATCCCGGTCGTGTCTTAAGGCCGTTACCAAGAATAGTCTTTACATCATCAGGCAAAGTAGAATAATCGGGCAGTAATGACAGCAGTCTGTCTACTTCTGGGTCTTTGTAGTTGCGTTTATCATAAGGCCGGACGCTAGTATATTTCCTGGCTAATTTATTTTCTTTGGGTTCATATTTGTACAACCTAAGTTGCTCAGGACAAGTAGTAGCTATCAGATATATAATCGACGCGGCTTGAGCGTCAGTCAATCCAGCAAGTTTGTTAGTTTTAGCATAATTTTTGACAGCTCTGGCCGGAAGCAAATACAGAGTGTGCGTAGCATTATTTACCACGTCCCTTATCTGTTCTGCTTCTGCGCCGCTGCTACCTGCTGTAGGACTCTCAAACACTATGTCATCTATTTCCAGCAAGATCTTTATAAGCTCTGTGAATTTCTGTGCTGGTGTTAAGCCTCTAGTTAATGCTGGAGGGGCCATGGCCCCTCCAGCATTATGCAATCTTAACTTCTGGTCAGCACCATAGTCTATTGCTATCATTATTCAGTTGTCAGATGCCTTGCTGCTTCGTTCAGTTCAGAGATGGTGTGTATTCTCACAGCAGTAGAATCAAACTTTTGCTTTTCAAATTCCTTTAGCTGTGCTTCTGTTAGAGGCTTTACGCCCCAGTCAGCTTCTAGTTCGTCTTCACGAACAGGATCAACAGAGTAGGAGAAGAAACCGTTAGAGCCTTTCCTCTTAGAGACAGCAAAGTAAAGACCAGCTTTGTTAATAGGGGAAGTACGTTTGCCAGTAGCCCTTTCTTCTATAGCTGCTGATGGGTCTGCACTAGTAATCCATACTTTAATCTCAGGAGTTTCTCCTAGCACTACAATGTTAAACCAATCACTCGCTTTAGCTCTGTCACCACGTGCGCAAAGCGGGCAGTCATTAAAACCAGCGCAAGTATAGGCTCTGCGTCCCTGGTCTGTCATTATCCAGTGCTGATAAATAGGAGCGAAAGGCATTTCATCTAGAAACTTTACAAGAATTTCTTCACCGTCATCAGGAACGATGAAACGTGGAACTTGAGTAGCATTAGCCGAACGTGGCCGCTGCTGACGTGACCAGCCTGGCTTAATAGGAAGGTCTACATCTTTGGTGATCCTCCCGCCAGAAAATTCTGATAAGCCTTCTTCTCTTTCTTCGTCGCTTAACTTGGGCTTCTGCCTAGTGATCTCTGCCATATGCCTTGTCCTTCCTGTTGTGCAGCCATGTGAGAATGTAAGTGTCCTTGACGTTAGAAATTACAGCGGCTTCCTTTAGATCATTGTAAGCTGCCTCGTCAACTGCTTCCTCTGCTGACTTAATAGCTTCTTGAAAATTCTCATACGGTGGTACTTCTAACTCGACTGAAAATTCGGGAGCATATGTTTCATAATTGCCCATGTTAACTGTGAATCTCTTGCTGACTCTCACTAGTGCCATCTGCTGCCTCCTTTGCTTCCTCATTTACTGTCACATCAACTGTAACAGGTACAGTGGGAACATGCTCATCTTGTGCTCCTGTAACTGGCTCCTGAACTGTCACAGATGGTGCAACGGGTGCTTCTTCTTGAACTGTCTTTCGTTTCGCTGAGATTAGGGACCATAGGCTTAGCAGCCATTGTGTCAGTGCGCTCATGATTTTTTCTCCGTTCGTCTTTTATATCGCAGCCATGCTTCGCGGGTAGTATTAGCTTCGTAGGCATAACCGTAAGGTTTGACTTTCAAATCCTGAAAATACTTGGTACCCACACCATGAATATGGCAGTGATCAACCCATACTTTAGCCGGATATTTATTCAATCCTACATTTATATGGTTGTCACATTCACAGGGTACTACGTGGTGAATGCCTTCGCTGCCTTCTCCTTGAATTGTGTCTTCTCTATGTGTTTCCATTTTCCTCCCGCGCTAGGATAAAGTACATCTTCTTCATATGCAATTTGTCTTAGCGCTTCTATCTGCTCTCTTGAATACAGTCTTCGCTGTCCTCTTTCATCAGCAGACGGCATTTTATAAGGAGAAACAGGAATTATTCCTTCTCTCTCCCACTTGCGAATAGTTACAGACTGTCTGTTTAGAGCACGTGCTACGCTCCCTATGCGGTAAAGTGCCAAAGGCTGGTTGTTTACCAGGTAAAATGAAGGCGTTCCAAGTTCAGGTAATTCGTCTAACTCCTGCTTCTCTGGCTCTGGTTCTTCATATATTTTCTTCTTACGTGACGAGCCGGGATAAAATTCTTGAAATTCTGTCACAAGTTTCCTGTAAATGTTAGTATGCCGTCGTCATTGAAAACAAACACGGAATATTCTTCTTTAAGAGGGGAACTGTAAGCGAAATTGAACAAGGCAACTATAGTTCTAGTTTTCTCGTAGTCATCTGCTGTGTCATCCGATAGCACATCTTCTATGTCAGGATAATAAAAACTGTTATTACTCAACCCGTTTTCGTCAGTAACAAGTTCATATTCGGACATTCTCCTTATTAATACCCTCAATTATCCTCCTAATCCCTGAGCTGCATCAATGCGTAGTGCTCTTTTATCTCAATAATGGAATCTATAGCTTCGTCAGGTATTTCCCCCATCTGATTCAGAACATACATCTGATCAAGGTCTAGTTCTTCTGTTGTAACTGTGTAAGTTACTTTATCTAGTACCCCGTACTCTTCTGCTATATTAAATGCCCTGTCTTCATTGACAAACTCAGACACTCTCCTCTGTGCCTGTAACCCTGTTATTTCCTTGCCGCCAAGCATTATAGGACGAGGGAAATAATAAGTGTAGTTACCGCTCTCATCTGGTTCGCAGTTGTCTATGATCCATTCTTTAAGATCGTCCCTGAGCTTCTCTCTTCTCACCTTTAACACTGACTCATCGTTAGCGGTTAATACATACTCCAGTGCCCACCTGAACTCCTCAGCGACTAGTCTATCAGGGCTTTCGTCGTCTGTCAATAGCTACTCCCAGTAATGGCGTCCATCAAAATGACGTAGGTTAGGGTTGGACTTGTGGTCACTCTCTTCCCTCACACAATACAAGTCGCAGTCTTTTCTAGTACACTGCTTATCGCATCTCTTCAAAGCCATCTGAATCTCCTTAATGTACATGGTAACTAAATTCTGAAGCGTCCTCATGGACACAGCAGTCAGCTCTGTAACTAATCTTATGCCACGTTACACCAGCATAGCCTACTGCATCTATAGCTGCGTTAGAATACTTATCTAGTGGACTGTATAGGCATTCGCAACTGTCTGTTCCAAGCTCTCTGCCTGTACAATAGTATCTATTTTCTAGCGCTGGTATATGCTTTTCAGGAAACACAATTAACTCCTATACTTTTCTACAAACGAACTAAGATGATCATGAAGGAGATCAGCATCGAGTGCCACAGTAGTATCGATACGGTCGCCGCCCATATCAGCACCGTCAATAGCAATATCAGACATTTTTCTTTTACGCTCAAGAACACGCATCTTTCTTTCTTCTATGCTGTCGTGGGTAATCAAGTTACGTATGAACACCTGATTGAACGAGGAACTAGCCCTTATATGCCGTGAATTTATCTGGTCTTGGGTTCCGAAGGACCAGGGAAGGTCATAGTTAACCAGGTAATCGGCCATGTTCATGTCAAGTCCGTATCCACCAGCATAAGAAGAAAGAAAGATGCGAATAGAAGGATCATCAGCGAACTGCTTCCGAACCTTATCTTTTTCCTTAGCGTTCAGATCACCAGTAAAAGTAACTGACTTGTAAGGAAGCTCCCTCTTTAAAATCTCAAGCATAAACTTGTACTTAGAATAAATAAGCACTTTAGAATCTGGGTTATCCAGTACAGGTTCTAATTCTGCTTTAAGCATGTCAAGCTTTGCCGACGATAGCGGAATCTCTCCTAATGTATCTGAAGTTGCAAGTAGCCAAGCATATTCCGAACCTTCCGGTGAATCTTGTATGTACTTAGCGGCTGAATCATATATTAGAGATGGATGACACAATAGCATCTCAAGACACATATGCATAGCCATCAGTCTTCCATTAGGACCGTCTTCATCTAGTAGAGCTTGCATAGCACCAAAGCGGAGATCCACTTTGTGTTTTGGTATCTTAGCTAATTCCTCCAGCATATCGTTGGCGATAATGCAGTAAACTCTAGCAACTTCAAGGCTCATAGGTACTGACCAGCAGTCATCGTCAACTTCGGGAAGATAAGGTGCGACATCAGGATCAGTACGTGATTTGCGTATCATAGCATCGCCCATACGATCGTGAAGAACATCGAGATTTTTATATGCCCTGACCCACCCCTTGCTGTGCCGTATAACATATGCTTTTTCAAACAAATCGTATCGGCCAAGCACAGAAGAATCAACCCACTGCATAATGGAATACAATTCTTCTGGCCTGTTCTCAATAGGAGTAGCGGTTAACGCTAGCCTGTAAGGAACATCTTTGAATAATTTCTTAATCTTCTTAGATCTTTGTGTCTTAAATGATTTTATAGCTGACGCTTCGTCTAAGATAACTACGTCAGGATTCAGACGGGCTATCTGTTCGTCAAGTAACACATAATCGTAACTGATTACGATGTACTTGAAGTTAAGTTCACGACTGTAGCTAACTAGGTAACAGCCGTCTCTTTGATCCTTAGTTCCGTCAACCACTATCACATTGCTGTCAGTGAACTGCTTGATTCTTTCTTCCCACTGGTACTTAAGAGCGGAAGGACAGATGATCAGGCATAAATAAGCATAACCTTCGTCAAATAAATACTCAGCACAAGCTAAGGCAGTAGGTGTCTTCCCGGTGCCAGGAGCAAAAGCAAGAAGTAATGAACCTCTCTTAGCAAAGTGGGATACTACCGGCTGCTGGTAAGGATACAATTTTCCTTTAAACATTATTGTTATACCTTAGCCATTCCAGTGCAGGAATGGATTCATGAAAACCATCGTCAGCATCCCATATATCCATCTCTCCTATATCTTTAGCTGAACTTCCCTGATAATTGAATACCCTTACATGACTGAACATTTTAACTGCATCTGGTATAAGATCTCTGGTAGTTTTTATACCAGCCGCGTCATTATCAAGACAGAAGAAAAGATAAGAGCATTTTCTTTGTATGAGAGACAACTGATACAGGCTAGGCAGTCCGAAAGATGATACCGTATCACCCCAGTAACCTAGGTCAATGTCGTAAACCTTACCGCAGTCGATAGGAGACTCCACTATTATCCCAGTGCAGTCTTTACCCATCTTGTCGTAGCCGAATAGTGTTCTTGATTTTTTAGTTCCTGCTGGGTAATTACGGAAAATACGTGCATTCTTTTCCTGCCAGCCCCATAGTTCATTAGAAAACGGATCACGGTAAGGAAATATCCATGTTTTATGCTCAGGATTCCATCTTATACCATAGTATTCAGCGGCTTCGGCGGTTATATTCTTGGAATTTAATGCCTCTTCGGGAGGATCAGTGAACAAAGCCATGTCCATCTCAGTTATCTTAAGAGACATAGGAGAGAATGATATGTTATCAACTTTCTCTTTCCACTTACCCATTTCAACGAAGCCTACAGCTTCGTTGGCTTGTATTACCGCTTCTTCGTATGTAACATCAGATAGTTTAGCAATGAGAAAAGCAAGATTACCTCTAGCACCACAAGCAAAGCAGTAATGAACCCCATTTCCAAGATTGACAGACCAAGAAGGATGATGGTCAGGAGAATGGAAAGGACACGGAGCGAATGCTTCATCATCAATGACACGGTAATGTACCCCTAACTTATTGAGAACCGATTGTACTGACACTTACACCCCCTTTGATTCCATCTTTTCTTCTACTTCCAATTCCTTTACTGTAAATGTCATGTCTTCAAAATCGATTTCCATATGGAAATCATCGAAATCTTCAAACCGTGAACGCTGAGAAGACAATGTTATTATCTTAGTCTCTTTGTCCTTATCAAGACCGATAACATAATCGGATGCTTTAAGCAGTCCTGTACCACCGGCAATAGATCGTGCTTCAATACCACGGGAAGAATTGTATTGCTTCTCTTGCACTTGTGTGTTAACAAACACTATAAGATCTTTATCCATAGCGAATGACTTAAGTTCAGCGGCTACATTCTCATTTGCTTGCCAGTCGTCAGTCATTCGGCCTGTTTTACGGTCAATCATAAAAGAAAATCCGTCAATGTAAACAATATGAGGACGGTACTTAGCTACTTCTTCTGCTATGTCATCTAGAGTTATCAGAGTTTTCTTGCGGGAGATAATAAAACGTCCCTGACCATTCTCAGATAGTTGTTTCTGGAAATCTCTTACCTTCTGCTTTTCTCCGGGATAAAGTTTTCCTCTCCTCATACGAGAAGGTGAAACATGAGCACCAAGACACAGTAAACGCTGCTGTAGTAATTCTTCTCCCATTTCAACCGAGAAAAACAAAACGGAATACCCTTGCATCCACGCATTAAACGCTGAGTTAAGCGTAAGCCATGACTTAGATGCCTTCTGTCTTCCTAGAAGCGTAACAAGCTGACCGTTATGGAAACCCCAGTAAACATCGTCTACTTGATCGAAACCAAATGGTATTCCCTTTTCAAGTTCAGTATCCAGTAGCTTATCGATATCAAAATCTGGGGAAGTAATATCATAACCGGATGAAAGGGAAATTGAATCTGGTGAAATAGTAGAAGCAGTTGTCTTTATAAGTTGTATAGCTTCCGAAATCTTACCAGCGTCATGTAATGCAATTGATTTCGTAATAAGATCTGCTACTTGATACGACGAAACCTTATCGAAAACCAGGTCAATTAATTCAGCAGTTGAAATGATTTCCTTTTGCAACTTATAAGATGCTTCTGGAAATTGCTCACGAAATATATCCGGTGAAGGAACTACGTGATGCCTGGAATAGTATTTAAGTAGCCATTCGTAAGCTGATTTGTCTAATCCAGTAAAGATAATACTGGCTGATGGTGTTGTTAACCAGACTGAATTGAAACCACAGTCTGTGAAATATGAAAGCTCTCCGGTAACTAAAACCGAAGAGACTATTTCAAGTCCTATATTAATCGTTACCACCCCTCCAGTTGGTAAACGCTTCTTCTATGTCATCCTCAGTGTACACCTTGTTGACTGTAATGTCAAGTACCTCCCTAACACCCGGATTCCTCCTGTCCGGTTTAGGACTACCTGTAATTACAGGTACACTAATACCACTGGTCTTAAGTAGTTTAAAGTAGTTATTCTGTAGTAGAATAGTCTTTATATCTTTTAGTAGACTACAGTAGTTATATATAGTAGGAGGAGTATTACTACTATAGTTATCAAAGTAGTAATCTATACTATCTACTATAAACTGGTGTATGTCACTGCCGGTCACCGGCAGGACCCCCTCCCCTTTTATACCACTGATATGTATGCTATCACGGTCCAAGAGATTTGTCAAATCGGGGTCTCGCTGGATCGATTCGTACAACCAGGTGTAAGTGACTGGTGTCTTAGCGTCACTTACCACGTCCATCTTCTCTAGACGCTGCTCAAAGTACAAAGCCAAAGACCACACGTACTCATCGGCACCAGCAGGACACGCGTCTTTGTCGTAAAACTTTCGGTCTCCGTTAGAGTAACCGTTCCTGGTCTCTCCCGGTTTGTAACCCGATCTTAACTTACTTTCTTTACCCAACTAAACTCCTATGTCTGATATATCCGTAACAAGTTTGGCCTTAGAGCCGAATGTAAGCACATGCTGATGCACAACATCGTAAACAGCTACGATATCAGGATTGTTAACTAACATCTTAGCTAATTTCTCTGGTGTAGAGCTGAACACAGATCTAACCGGGATAGAAAGTTCCTCTAGCTTCTCCTGTATAACCGCTGCTGCTTCCTTCGGAAACCATGTGACAACATGAAAATTATAGTCAGACTGCCAGGTAAGATACAAGATCTTGTTAAGCACAGCATTATTGAGAGTGAACTGGAATATAACAGAATCCCATAACCCCTGCTCTTTGTACTTAACATACTCGTCAACTTTGTCCGCTGGCAGATGACCAATCAACCCTTCGAACACAATAAGAACACGCGGTGCTGTCTTGTTACTTAAATCTCCTCCAAGCATTACCTTCTCCTCCCTCCCTTGGGTTGACAACTTCGGCTGACATATGATAGACTGTTCCTATCAAGCGGCGGTCCCTCCTACGTCGCCTATCGGTTCGGCCCCGTTCAGTTGACCTTGGTCCTGCGGGGCTGTTCCGTCTCTTTTCTTTCTAGTTTTTACAGTCGTTTTGCTGTCTCCCACTGAACTACTAGTATCATCAGCAACGCTATCGCTATCAGTGAGAAGATTATTCCCCAGCCCAGTGCGTAAGACATGAATGCCTACATGAAAACTCATTCTTTCTTGTCCTTCTTTTCTTTTTCCTTTTTCTTTCCGCCGCGCTCGTAACCCTTGTAGTAGGTGTAACCTAGTACGGCTGCTTCTAGTATCAGTAACGCAATTGCCCCGTCCGGGGTCATATATCCTCCTCACATAGTTACCGGGTACAGACCTTTTTCCAGATCCAGCACCTGTATGTTATGTTCCCAGCAGTAGGAAACTTTATCTGGTCTCGTAGTAGGGTCTAGCACTATGTATATTTTTTCTCCCGGCATAGCCAGGTCGTCTAGTACGCTTGGAACTTGATTCCAGTTAGCGAAACCTGTGTCTTCAAAATCCTTCAGCACTGACAGCACTGTTTCAGAGAGCGGACCCATGATAAGCCCGGTTATGAACACAGGAAAGGTGTAAGGGGTTGCTATGTCTCTTAGAAGATCCCTAGCCGCGTTTCTTGATACGCTGCCGTCGCCATCGATGATGAATTTCATTTCGTCCCTCCTCGCTGGTTGACAGATGCCACCCTAGCATGAGCAGGGACGATTGTCAAACGGACATCAGGGGACAAACTAGGACATGGCCAGGAAGGGACCAAACAGCCACGCTGAGAGCCTTAAGAGTCTGACCCTTCTCCTGACACCTAAAGCTGGAGAAAATCCGTTAGCGTGGCTGTCCGCCTCGTACAGATACCCTCTACTCGATAGGAGGCACTGAGTAGACAGGATTAGTGTATGAAATGCCTAGTGGCGTGTGTCTTGCCAGTACATTGTTAACCGCTTGCTGTCTTACTGCCATCTGTGCGTAGTAGTAACTTCTAGACAAACCGGCTGAGTCCTGAACTGCATCCCATGTGTAGTTAATTCCTGTAGAGCCGTCGAAATACCCCTGTAGTATCTCTCCTTGCTCAACTAGTACAGCGTCGATCCACATGTGAGTAGGATAACTAACGTCACCAGCAGAGACAGATGTTATCTGTAATGTTTCGCTGTCGCCTGATGCTGTGAAAGTAACATAGATTCTGTACCATGTGTTTGTAGGAAGGTCAGATGTTGGATTGAACCCACCATAAGGGCCGCCGCCGTAACCATCGAAACTATAGCCCGTACCTCCAGTAGACTGGATAGAAGTAGATCCGTTGCCTATGTCAAGCACTATGTTATTCAGTCCGTGTCCGGATTTAACGTAAGCAGATGCTATATAGTTAAACCCTGGAAGCAGATCCGGTATTGTTATCTGTGCTCCGTCGAAGTCAGCGTTAATAGTGACATTGCAAGAGTAGTTTCCTGCTGTTAATATTGTCTCGTCGTATACTGCTATATCTCCTACTGTAACTGTATTATCTCTAGCTAATGTAGCTGAACCTATAGCTGACCAGTAAGCTGTAGAAACCTCAAATGACGGATTGTTAACAAAGTTAATTCTGTCAGCTACTATGATCGAATGTATAGTCCTAGGATTATCAAAGACAGGCGGAGTATTTCCTCCTACTATAGGTGCTATACCCGCATACACTTTAGTAACTTGAGCGAAATCATTTTGCGGAGCACTCTGGAAATCCCATCCAAGTGCGGCGAATGCTGCTCTGCGATACAGAACGTCACCGTTAGATACCAGGTAATCGTATGGAGGTACAAACGTAGCCCATGACTGCTGCCATGTTCCGCTCATAGTTATGCCTGCGTTGTTCCATGATACATATGACTGAGCAGGATCAGGATCAGTTAACGCCGCTACAGCAAAATCTTTTATCGCACTTAAAGGACCAGCAGCGCCGGTAAATACTACAGGACTGTAAGTATGCTGCGATGTAGGTAAGGGATCTGCTGCGAATGCTTCTCCGACATCAAGTATGTTAACTTTCGCTGTAGCCGTGTGCTGTATAGAAGTAGCTTTTATGGGATTCTCATACAAACACCACGATATACCAAAGAAATCTTCATTCCAGAAACATCCGTCTTGGTCGCCGTCACAATACGGATGACAAGGAGAAGTGTCTTCTACCTGGCAGCCTGTGTAATGAAACTGACACTCTTGTATAGTGGTTGCTTCTAGATGTAATTCAACTTCATTGCCGCCGAAGAACGCAATGTCCTGAATAATTACGCGGTTCCATGTTTCAGTCAGTGTTATGTGCTGAACGCCCACAACGTTACCGTCAGCGTATACATAAGCCGTTATAGTTCCAGTGCCGCTGACGAAACATGACGCTGAACCTGTGCAGTCTTCTGGTATAGTTACCGAGCCTGTTTTAACTCCTTCTCCTGACACTTTGCCTGGACATGTGACAAGAGCTGACGCGGTACCGTACAGAATATTAGACACGTCAAGGTTGACAATAGTTTCCGCTGTCTTAGCCGCTACTCCTGCTAATCCGTTTTGAAAAGCAGGATTAGAATGAAAATTATTTGTATAGTTTCCGTTGAATGTCATTTAGTTAGCTCCCGTAATCAGCGCCGTAAAGTGAGGTGTATTCATCAGGTGAAGTAAGTCCGGTTAGCTGCTCATATGCTATACCGAATGACGTCTGGGTACTATTGAATGAAGTAGAAGAAGACAAAACTGAAACTCCGTTTCTATAAACGGTGATGATGTTACCGTTTAAAGTTACTACCATTCTGTCACCAGCAACAAAAGGTGTTGAGTAGTTTCCTATAACAGAGAAAGTACCGGCATTATTTTCCACTAACTCAGTCATCGTAGCTTCAAGATAACTGGTGGCAGAAGCGTATCTTAGTATTAAGCCAGTTACCCATTCAGCGGTAGGATTTGTGACAAATGTTATTCCTGCTTGTGCATTTGCTGATCCTGTATTTACAACAGCTATACTTCTGGCTGCTTGATTAGACGGGTAAGCACATCCGTTAGCATAAGGAGATACAGTAAAGTTTCCTGTTGCTACAGTCCAGTTGTAAACTCCGTCGTCTAAAGCTGTATAAGAAGAAAGTTGCTCTCCTACTCCTGTAACAAATGAATCGAATGCTACTCCATTAGGAAGCGATGGTTCAGTCCCGTTGTTTTTTGCGAATATCCTTGTTATAAAGTTGCCGCTTGTGTCGAACCATTCTATAAAAGGAACAACTGTGAGAGAAGACCCTTTTACATATGCAGAGCTTACAATTCTAAGTCTCTGATTGTAATTCAGCGGCTCCCAGTCAAGGCTGTTAGTACCTGGAGATGCATAAGGAGGAACTGAATTTTCAGATGTTCTTAATGCCATGAACGGCTGGTTATTGTACAGCACTATTTCTTGAGGGTAGTAAGTTACAGTGCTGTCCCATTCCTTAGCTGTAAGTACAGACGGCACAGGTATACCGTCAGCTATGGCCTGATACGGATCTGGATACGTTTGTGTCATGACAGACGGAGTTCTTGAAACAGATCGTGCCCACATGTCACTAGTAGAAGCATTTATATTCTTAACTTGCAGTGCGTTGGCATTGTTATGCAGTGTAGCTATCGGATCTTGAACACCTATAACTTCTGTCAGGCCGCCAGCAGGTAGTAAGGAGTTAGGGGTTAGGGTATAAATACCTTCCCATGTGTCTACGCCTCCGGTTACAGAGTTGTTAAGGACTGTACTTGTTACTGCCTGCTGTACTTGCCACCATGTATTAGAAGATGTGCTTCCAGATGGTGCCTGACCGTAATTAGTTCCGTTAATACATATGTAAATATAGTCATTGTAAGTTATGAGTTCGTTAATATTATAGTTAAGATACGGACTCCAGTCACCAGGTACAGGGTCTTCAAAGAATGACTGGTCATTTGACAGCATCAAATTAGGACCGATCCACAAGTTAGCATTATAGCCGGTAAGAGCAGACAGCTCTGTCATCAGCCCTTGTAGTGTTCCTTTAGTTTTATTTATAACGGCGTTATAGAACACAGCCTTTCGCAAGGTGTACGGAGAGACAGCAGGATTGATATCAAGACCAAGCTCAGCAGCTAAATTGTACAGATCATCCAAAGGTATATTTATCGCGTCATTGAAATTCTGATATGTGTCGTACTGGGTACGCAGATAGTCTATTCCCCATCCGAATACAGCCATAAATGAGTTAAGAAATAAATTACCTGTTGGGTTAGCTTGCAGTTCGTCAGTATTGTTAGCTAAATTGACATAGAAATTAGGTATGAGATTCAGCATAGACGAAGCCGAATCATAATTCCTGAGCATTAAACATGCTGTATTTCCAGCGGCAACCCATAAGTTGTCAATATCATTAACTTGTACAAAAAATCCATAGTAATGATAAGCACCCGGTGTTATATTTATATCCGAATAAGCTGTACCGGGAAATCCTGAAGCTGAATCTATAACTACAGATCCGTCATCTTGGTCCGTAGGGTATCCATTCATGTTTTTAACAAGACGCCATGCCGTTATAGTTCCAGATGGCCTGACCCACGATAGATTTATAGTACCGTAGTCATGCGGAACAGCAGTAAACGGATCAACCGAAAACTGCGGTGGTGCTGTGAATCCGTAAACTTGCTGGCCATAAATCGAAATCCCATATATGGCCATTCTACCACTTGACCAATCCGTAAATCTCTGATAGTATGTCTACATCAGATGAACTGCTAGAGAAGGGCTGTAACATGAAAACCTCTTGGAGAGAAGAACTGGCTTGGTCTGCTGGATTCTACGACGGAGAAGGAAATGCTAGACTGACTCATGGTGTGAATGACTACGGACAAATGAGTATAAATCAAGTTAATGTCCTACCTTTAAAAAGATTCCAAGCCGCTGTACTTGGGCTCGGCCGGATAAACGGTCCATACAAACACGGGGAATGGCAAGATATTTACACATGGCGAGTCAGCTCATTCCAAGACGTACAAGCTGTAGCTGTAATGTTATGGCCATTTTTAGAAGAAGTAAAAAAGAACCAGCTAAAGCCTGTATTAGAAAACATGCATTTCAGTCCGCCAACTTGGAAATCAGGAGAATCATTAGAAGGTATAACTTGTAAACGCGGACATCCTGCTTCAGTATATCGCACCAAATGGGGACAGTGCCGTGCATGTATGACGCTTTCTGATAGGGAGCGTCGTCCGCTTAAAGGAAATAAGTTAAAATATCCTGACATTTAGATTAACCACTTACGAAAGTTACAGTTGACGGTAGAGTCCTCAGCAGTACACCCTTAAGATTTATCTGCGGAACAGTGATGTTAGCGTGGCCGGTTCCGTTCTCAAGGTAAATAGAGATTCTGTCACCTGCGTGAAGAAGACCTTCAAAGTTAGTTCTAGTTGTAAACTGACGCTTGCCGTACTGATAGTATCTTGGGGTCTGTGTTGACTGCTGAACTGGAGATCCGTTAGGAGCATATACAAGACCTGTAACGTTTCCTGAGAACTGGCAGTCAAATACATGATCGTGTAATACGTTCGACGCTCCGTTAAGACAGCAGGAATGGTGAAGATAGCCTGTGTTGTACCAAGACCATGTAGCTATCGAACTAATAGCCCACCATCCATCGGCTGGAATAGTTATATCTGTTCCGTTATAGCATGAGTAAGGATCTAAGTTTGTCTTAAACGGACATAAAACACCAGCGGAATTATATGTTACCGGCACAGAATTCGCTATCAGTGAAACATAAGGAAGTGATTCTCCTGTCATCGCAGCAGAGATACGTGACGACACGGAAGAATAAGTTATAGGAGTTTGTCCTCCTATACCTGGCTCTGTCTGAGGATTAGTTCCCAGTATAGTTTCTATAGATTCTACTTCTGCTACTGTAGAGTTTATATCGTTGGCGAAATCGATATTTACGTTGTCAACTCTGTCAGTCCACGGAAATACTCCTGACGGATAAACCGGCTGGATATTTGATAAGGCCATTTTTATATGCCTCCTGATGCGGTTATGTAAATGTTACCGGCAACTGGAACTTCTGATGGCCGGAATTGAATGGGATTAGTGTTGCTCTGTATGACATCTTCTCTAGTAAATAACGGTATAACTACGTATGCGACCCCCGGCACAGACATAGCTGCTGCGTAAAGATCTGAAATATTAATTAGATCTCCGAACGTAGAGTTAGGTGGCGAAAGTACAGCCTGTAGTGCTAGTGTGACATTCTGCTGTACAACTAAACGACTGTAGTTAGGAAGAACTTGCAGTGTCATGTTATTACCCGAAGAACCAACGTCAACTTTGATAATAGCAGGAGTACCTATTGTAACTGTAGTCCCGGCTAACGTTCTAGTTGACAAATAATTCAGCAAATTAGCTTGCAAGCCTGTGTCTAGCGCTAGGTAGTTAGGTCCGAGAGCGTATAGCGTGACTGACGTAGAGTGATTAGCTACTGCCGAAACCTCTGTTACACCCTGTACGTTCAGAGACAGGGCTTCAAAGTCAGATGTGGTTATAGCTCTATTCTGCGTAGCATACGACTGAGGAGCATTAGCGCGTATCTGATCTATAGTTTCAGCATTCGCCCCGCCAGTCATGGCTGACGACTGGAATAATGTAGACGTATCAGATGTGAACGGTACATATACACCCGGAGTATCAACTACCATAATACCAACTGATCCTGCTGGCTGGTTGCCGTTGGCTCCCACCCCTATTGTATATGTAGCATATATTATCAATCCGACACCAGGAATAAGACCGTTTATGTTGTCACCGAAGTTAACTGAGGTAATGCCGCTGCTGTTTGTTGACACACTGTAAACCGTATCGTCTGGGCCGTATTCTATAAGATACGGAACTTGTGTCCACTGTGTAACACCTGATGATGATGACACAAATACAGACACCGATCCGTCTTCTACCCCTTTTTGAGGGATACTGAAAGACTGAGCCGCGACCCCGGTAGACACACCTAAGCTTCTCATAGTATAAGTTATACCTTGTGTCACTCCTACAGTAGCTGTTCCTCCGTTTTCAGGGACGGTTATCTCTTCGTCAGTTTGATACACAATAGGCGAGTCAGTTGTTGTATTGAACCCGGTAGATAACTGAGTACCAGCCGGTAAAGTTATAGATTGTCCTGGATTCACAGTCTGGAATGTTACTGTACCTGTAGCCGCTGAGCCGTTAGAAGGTGTGTAACCCAGAAGCTGAGCTATATTGTAAACCGATTGCAGTTGTGTTGCTGTAGGAAGATACGCTTCCTGAGATAATCTGTCACCATAAAAAGAAAGAATGTCTCCCATGTAAGCGAAAAGTTCCACAAGCATAACACCGAAGTCCGCTTCTGATGATGTGTCCCATTCAGGAAAAATCACAGAAGCATAACTGAGCATCGATGTTACGAAGCCCACCCAGTCTTTAGATGTGTAATCTATAGCTGTTGGCGGTTGAAGAACTGAATAGAAAGATGGTTGCGGCGCTATAGATGTCTGCGCTACTTGACTAGCCAATTACTGTGCCTCCGACGAGTACCACCGCTGTCTTAATCGGTGTAAGTTGAGTGTTATTTGACAGAGAATAATCTATGTTAATTCTGTCTATTCCCGGTTCCTGCGATATAGACTGAACCGTTACGTTTTTTAATACTAGAGTCGGCTCCCACTTTGCAACTTGCTGCTGTATCTGAAAAGATAATACAGGCTGCTCTTTATCTATATCAGATGCGAATAACTGAGCTGGTATATTTACACCGTAATCAGAAAGCATAACACGTTCACCGGGATATGTTCCAACTAGCGACTCCATACGGTCTTCACCTATCTGATTAGGATCTTCAGTTGTACTTACCTGTCCGGTTGCAGTCAGCGCGAAAGGCATCGAAAAATTTGTCATTACAAATCCAATGGAACGAATATATGGAAGAATATTTCCTTATTTGCTACTGATATTCCAGTTATCTGTATACTTCCTGTATTAGACACGTTTACCCAAGGAGCGGAAGCAGAATTAGAAGAAGCTACGTTATTCCACCCTGCCGGAAAATTCATAGTACCTGTAGCTGGAATATAACCAGATGGCAGGACAAAGCAAGTGCTGTTACCTGTAGCTGTAGTGTTAATAATATCAGCAATTATTTCTACATGATTAGAAGCAGTCAGTCTGTATTTCAATCCAACTATCCCTGAACTAGCAGCCCATGAGTTAATTAAAGTAGCCGTGTGCCATGTCTCTGATGTCAAAGCTACAGAAGAAGATGCTCCAGGCGCGGCAGCGGTAACAGTTCCGATAACGTCTGCTCCGGTAGCACTCCAGCTAACAGGAGAAACAGTGGTTCCTGTTGTTGTTGTGTAGTTAAGACTACCGCTAGCATCAGAACCAGTGCCGCCGTCTAGTGACATCCCAGATGAATCGTCACCAGATGTTCCAGTGCCTGCCGTTATCGACTGGTTAGACCCGGTTATGGTCGGATTATTCAGTGTTCCGTTATCAATAACAGAGTCAGTTATAGTTGTGTTATTAATAATAGGAACAGTGGGTAGTCCAGGGACAGCCGTTGTTGTATTTGTGGTAGAAGCATACAAGTACAGCGGATGATTAATATCCCCACCGAGAAACATAGCCCACACTACTTGATTCATCATTGGTATAACAGGGTCGAAACCAACAGGAACAGCCCAGTTAGACGTAGAAGTACCCAAAACTTGAGGAACTTTAAGTGTCACACGACTCTGCTTAAGAGGATCTTGGGTTGAAACTACAGAAGCGGTGTAAATACCAAGCCACATTCTTTTGGCCTGTGTGCCAGCAGCACCTACTGACGGAGACGGGTTAAGAAATTTACCAGACATTATGATAGCGCCTGTCCGCTGTAGCCTGTGTTTTCGTAGACAATATTCTGAGAAGAAGCTGTCCATAATCCTGATGATAGTGAACAACCTACAAATTCAGGAGACACAGGAGTAATTTGCTTTAAATTAAGAGTTTGTTCTGTTGTATTCTTGATCAGTGTTACATGGCATATGTATCTGTCATAGTTAGGTATACCGGAACCTGAAGATCTCAGTACATGTTCTGCTGATGCGACAAGCCAGTTACCTGCTGACTCTGCTGGCATCTGTGCTCCTGTCAATGTTACAAGTTTTCCTGGGTACAGTAGTGTGTCACCATATAATTCTGCACTTGCTGTCTGCCAGAATTGTGACCGTCCCTGCCATGCGTTTACTAAGTTAGCCGCTTCATCTTGTGTATCTACAGGCCACTCAACGTTAACTTGATTTATAGTAGACGTCGTACCCGAAGAATTAGTGGCTGTTACCTGGAAAGGCTGCCCAGTTTGAGGATCTAATCCGTATATAGATCTGACTGAAACTACAGAACCTGGAAGATTATCGCCCTTCATCATAGTAAAGTTACGTATAGTGTCTTTATAAGTAAAGTTTTTATCCATATAAAATGACGGTACAGCTTGGCTTGTGCTTCCCTGTATCGCTACTGAAGGATCTATGAAGTAAAGTGTACCGCCGCTAACCCAGAAACGGTAGCCTATCTTGTCAGCCATTCGGTTAAGGAATTTAAAATCAGATTCGTTAGCCTGAATTTCTGATGGCAGCACCCACGACGATGTGGTAAGCACAGATCTGAAACCGTATGTTGAAGCTATAGTCTTAGCCATATACGTACCTGATACTTGCCCCCATGATTTAGTAGTATCAGAATTCATAGGCTTAGAAGTTCCAATACAAGTATAAGTTATCTGTAAATTTTTTGTACCTGAATCTGCGTTGGCATCAATAGTATGATGATTAACATAACCGTACCATGTCTGGGTGGAACCGTTGAATCCCCACACCACTCTGATAGGTGAATTATCAGCCCATATCTGAGCTGCTGTCAAATTAAGTCCACGGTAGTATTCAAATCTTGCTATGAAAATATCGTGCTGACCCCACTCAAAATTAAACTCTATATCCATAGGAGGGTAAGTAAACTGCTGCTCATTCACAAATATCTGATAAACAACTGGCTGCACTTGCTGAGAGACACTGACCATTTACTGAACCGTCGCAATCAAGGGTATTCGGATTACAGTTCCCGGTTGTAAATCCAGCCAGTTCATAATCTGAGGATTAACTTGTGCTATTTTAAACCATAAAGCCGGGTTGCCTAGGAATGAAGAAGCAATGCTGTCTATTCTGTCAGCAAATACTACAGTGTAATAAGTGTACTGAAATACAGTTACCTGCTGACTAGGGGGAAGAATATAGATTAAGCTTTTTCCATTTATTTCTTCTGTTGTCAACTTAGCTGTATTGTATCTTGAATTAGGAGATATCACTGTGCCCCTTATGGATTTACTGGTCCGCCGCCAAGGCCAGGCAGCGCATTAGGGTTATTATTCGTAGGATGAATTAAGTTATTAGATATCTGCTGCAAGTTATAATCAGTATTCGCGTTACCAGATCCAGCGCCAGTAGGAGTAGGCATCATAGTAAACGTGACATTAATAACGCATCTCATAGGAATCATATACTGAGTCCAATGAGTAATAGTTACATCCCATGCAGATACGTAACCGTAATAAAACAATGTATTAGATCCGAACCATACATAAGAATAAATAGGCTGCATAATTCCTTGCTGATTGTAAAGGCTCCCTGATATAGCTCCACCAGCAGCACTTTGCTGTGCTGCTGATGCTCCACTGTAATAATTAGCATACATACCAGTAAATTGCTGCATAGCATTAATATCGACCATCACACCCACAGCAGCGGCATTGTTAGTTCCCGCGTTTACCTGTATCTGCTGCTCGATAGGAATACCATCGTTGTAACTGTAAGCTCCCCATAATTCGAATGTCCTATCAAATAGAAGGGACCATTCTACAGTCTGTGAAAGAGGCACACGTAGATCTGTATTATTGTATGCTGTTGGAAACATCATCGCTGCCTGAACGGATGTATCTGGTATCAGTGAATATGATGCTGTCACAGTTGACGGATTAAATAGAAAGTTAACTCTGGCCGCGCTACTGTAACCAGTAGGAAGAGAAGTAGAATCCCATATCATATATCCGCGTTGTAAAGTACCAAACTGAGTACCTGTCAGCGGATACTTTAAGTTTGTTATCTGAGAAGCGAATGCTGGCTGCTCTACAGGATCGCTGGAACCGGCCATTACAACTCCTTTCCAAGGTATGAGTCAAGGATCACATCATCTTGTTTTGCATACCATTCTATATGTGTATTGCATTTGTAGCAAAGTAGTCCGCGAATGCAATTGCCACAAGTCATCTTGCCAGGACAACAGCTATGGTCATGGTCCACCGATAACCTCTTTCCATTTTCTTCCGGTGTGGTAGAACATAAAGCACAATGACCGTCCTGCTGTTCTAAAAGGAAATCGTATTCTTCTAGAGTTATTTTATACAGCTTCTTTAATCTCCAAGAATGACTAGCATCTCTATTATTACTGTAGTATGCTTTCTTATTCTTGATAAGATCTTCTCTATTTTTGTATGGCATCCTATAGTTTGTCTCCGTTACGTATAGCCTGATGGATAGAAGCATTACCAAGTGTCTTAGATATCTGCCGTTGTATTTCCATAGCTGACTGAGTAGCCTGCTGGGTAGAGTTACCCTGGGCATTTACTACTATTGAATTGGTGCCAAAAGTTATATTAATATTAGGGGATGCTGAACTGGACGGCCCTTTATATCCGTTAGGTTCTGTAACATTTGTTTTCCAAGGAGACTGAGCAGGAGAAGATCCTCTTATAGCATTAATTAACTGCATAGTCTGAGAATTAGAAAATACCTGATTACCGCCACCTTGCATCATAAGTTCAGGGCCGCGTTCACCTACAATTGCCAGGCCAGGTAGTGTCATACCACCAGCAGCATACCATCCCGCACTTTGTTCCTTAGCCCAAGCACCAGCAGGAGACCCATAACGCTGTTTTATGTAGTTAAACATAGCAGTTAACTGGCCTTGAGCGGTATTAGGATTGCCACCGTACTT